TTGGATAAGATTTTAACGCTTTACCTTGCTAAATTCTTAGTGCCGTGCTTTTTTTTTTTTTTTTTTTTTTTTTTTACACTTCCCACACTTCCCCACTTCTAATTTTACACTCCGGAGCACCAAAAATCAATTAGTATTTTGCACAAAGATTTGGCGGTCAATTTGTGCATTTTGACGGTTAGGTTTTTATTGCTTTTGGTAAAATTAGAAAAATAATTGACAAAAACGGCAAAAAGTGGTATAATGTAAAAAATGGACAAATTGCGCCCTTGTACCTATTTTTAGGTGCGGCTCATAAGACTTTACCGCTTTAATGTGATAAAGTGCCTACTGAACAGATAGTATAATTTTATACTGTTTATAGGTGAACTATGCCCAAAAATAAAAACTAAACGACTGTTTAGAAATAAACGGTTTGGTAATCGTGCGTTCAAAAATGCCCGCAATGGGTAATTGAGCTTAGGGTAATCGTGCGTTCTGAATTTTGCCACCAAGTCTTATAGGGTAATCGTGCGCTAAAAAATGCCGGTCACAAAATATTTATTTTGCAACAATTAAAAGATATATAAAGCCAAAATCATATAGTCCGCAGGGCTATATTTTTTTATTTATTTTGTGCAATTTTGCCCCAGCATAATAAAACAGACCGCTAACGCAACGGGGTTATATATTTGGATGCGATGGATTTTTCCCAGAATATAATTATAACGGTTTGCCGTGACAATTTTTGCACGCAAATTTTGTTTATTGTACGCACTTTTTACAATGAATATTTGTTAAAATAATGGCGTTTTATCCTACTTTTTGACTTGTAATTATGTTGCAAATTTTGTGAAAATTATACAGTTATATACAGCAAATTATGTTGCAAGATGATTGAATAATGACAAAAATAGTCAAATATAAAAGCAGACCGCCGTTGCATTTTATTCATTCTTTTTACTGTTTTACTGTACTATTTTTAGGACTATAACTAAAATAAAAGCTGCATATTTTTTATCATTCAGAATACAATTTATTATCGTATAACATAGACACAACAACATAGACAACACTATATAGACATAGTAGTATAGACATATTATTATATATTATATACATATTATATATAGTGCGCTCAAAATTGAAAAATGAAAATAGAAAATAAAATTCAAAATCGTTTTTAAGAATTGAAAATAAAAATTAAAATTAAGATTTGAAAATGAAAATCAAAATTAAATTCAAAAATTAGTCAAAATAACTAAAAAGATTTGTGCAATTTGACTATTGTATTTTGTGTTTGGATTTGGTATAATGAAGTCACAAAATCAAACAACGGAGGAACACAAAAATGAAATTCACAAAGAAAGTAATTAAAGAAGCACCCGAATACATTATACGCCTTGACCCCAAAGCGGGTGGCACGAGCAAACCGAAAGCAAACGGTTTTTATAAAATTCTTGGCGATGAGTTTTATTACAAAGCATTAACAGCGCAAACAATGCTTGAAGCAATGCAAGAAGCAGAAAACTATTTCAATGACACGACATATTTGATTGATATTGCAGTAAAAACAGGCGATTTTGACCCAGACAACGAAGGTATCATTTATAAAGATGTACTCACGACAAAAGGTAACAAAAATTGGCATATTTGCGACAAAGCACATTGCGAAATCGCTTGTTACACAGCATATAATCCCGAATTTATTTCCTTTCAAATGCTTGGCGAGGTAAGGGCTTAACGCCCCTTTTATGCCGATATGAAATAGGTAATAGATATGCTTAAAATGAGTTTTTACAAGGAGATTATATCTAAAACCCGCAAAACCTTTTAACGCCCGTATATCGTGGCGGTCATTGGATTTATGAATAATAGGAGGACTAAGAAATGAAATACAGAAAAACGATTGATGCAAAAATCTTATTATACAGAATTGATGTTTATTGTATGACAATGGCAGACTTCTGGAATGAAAAAAATGACCCTATGTATTTTGAATCAAAAGAGGCAATTTATACTATTGCCGGTCTTATGCAAGATTTTATGGGATATAATTACAGTTCCATAGTTAAATATGCCATTGATAAATTAAACGGATATTGTGTTTCAAGTGATTTTATTGACAATTACACAACCGATGAAGCCGAAAAGGAGTTTTGTTAAGAATGAAAATTGTTTACTCATATCGTGAAGTCAATAAAGAGTTTACAGAAATTGTAAATCATTATCTTAGTACGGGCTACACAATCAATACGGCAACAATGAATACAAATGGAGATGAAATTACAAAAATTGACCTTGTAGATAATATTACTCATAAACTAATTCGTGTTGCATTGTTTGGTGTTAGCGGAGAAGATTTTAACTGGATTATTATTGTATCTGAAATTAAAATTGACTTTGATTTTTTGGGTAATTCATTTGCACCATATATTCACGCAAAGGAAAATGTGCCGTTTATTACATTTACATACAAGGAGGAACATAATGAATATGGTATCAACTGAACAGTGTGAACAGTTTATTAAAAATCTATTCAAAGAAAACGATTATAAAGAAATCAATGTAACTGGATTTTGGCGGGAAGCGGAATTGTCTGGATTGTGGGTGCGTGGTACATTCGATTCACCTATGACAAGTGCGGTATTAAAACTGTTAAAAGTAAAATATTATTATGCACCAAATCCAAAAGATGATACTTGTGTGTTTTTACCGACTTTTCGTCAAATTGCATAAAAAATAGAACATAAGTTTGTGTATTTTGCGAATTGTATTTATACTTCATTTGTGGTAGAATATAAGAGTAATGAGGGGCAAGCAATAATAAATAGCCCTATACAGAAAGGTAAGAAACAATGAAAATTGAATTTGCATATTTAGATGTTTGTAAAAAACATATAAAAGAACACACTAATACACTTTTGTATCTACGAGATAATTATGATGTTATTGTAGACGAAGAAAAGGTTACAGAACTCATAGAAGCATTAGAAATGTTCAAAACTGTATTAGAAACAACGGAGATTAAATAAGAGGGCGTAAAACACGCCCTTATGTGTCAAAATGGAACACTATTGAAAGAGGTGTAAAAACTATGGGCAAAGATAAACAGATGGCATTAGAAACACTTGAAAAGGTAAAAGAGATATACGATAACGAAGGCGGCGACTTGTTATGTGGTGGCTTTTGGTGTGACTTTATGGCGGTTGTTAATTCACAGATAGCCGAGATTAGTCAAAATACACAATAATCTTTGTGCAAATTGCCTATTGAAATTCAAACACAAATATGCTATAATACAAGTACAACAAAGGCAAGAAAGCCAAATAAGAAAGGAAATCAATTATGATTATGACAAACGCAATGTGTAAACTATTCGTGGAACAAGTAAATCAAATGCTAAATAAAGGTGTAGATACCGTAGAGTTTTATTCGGCTAATAAAAACAACAGTGTTTGCAATCCATTAAAGTATGATGATTATATCGGCTATACCGACCAATTTGAATGGGACAGAAACATTGAAATTGACGAAATTAAAAAAGAATTAAGAGATTATTCTAACTTTGCCTATAAAGTAATGAGTAAAAAAGAATATGAGCATTGGTTGCTTGGAAACGACTATAAACAGTTTGACGATTTATTTACTCCGTTCATTGGGATTTTTGTCTTATATAAATAACAGGAGGTTAATTATGGAGTACACTTATTACATTAACGGAATTCAATATGATGATGAGGAAGAGTTTTTGCAAGAAATGGCAGACCAAGGGGCTACATTTAGAGATTTTGTAGATGTTAATGATGGATATATATTTGTCGGGAATAATTGCGATATGTTCTGGATTGAATTTATGGAGGACTAAACGAAGATAGAAATTATACAACAATTATTGTAAGAATTTAATCATTTATACATATTGCACAAAAATACATATAAAACTTTGTGCAATCTGTATATTGACAAGTGTTGAAATTTATGCTATTATATAACTACCAAATAACAAAGGAGTTAATTATTATGACGATTAAAGAAATCATTGCAGAGAATCAAGTTGAGAACATTGAATTTGCCGTTTGGAAAGATAATGGTTTTCACAAATATAATAGTGATTGTATTCCGCACTTTGATTATATTGACTATTGTGGAGCGACATTTTATGATCTTGCCGAAGTTACCGAAAAGGAAATAATCTTACAATGTTGTCCTCCAAGAATAAGTAATAACGATGTTAGAATTGATATTAACACTGAATATAATTTTGTCGATTTTGATTTTTATATTCTTAATCAACAAGAATACTATAATTATGAAGGTTGTGTGCCAGATATTGACGAAGAGCCAGAATCTACATTATTATTTGTTTTTGAACCTAATTTCTTGAAAAAACTAACAGGAGGATTAAACAATGACTGAATACGGATTTTGTGGTTTGGTATTTTTCGGTGCGATGGCAGTAATGTTAGTCGTTGCTATTGTCGGTCATATTGTCCAAGTTCGAAAGAATAAGCGTGATTTGGCGGCGGCTAAGAAAGAATATAGACGGGAACAGGCGATTGAATATAGTGCAGAAATTGCCGCATTGGCAAGTATTTATCAAAAATAAAAAACAAAGAAAAAGCAGTTGAATATTAAGGAGTTGAACGGTAATGAAAGATATTAAAGATATTGAATTAAAACAAATGAAAGACCTTAATAATTGGAAAGAAATTACAAGAGGAATGTATCGATTTGTAGTCGGCGCGAGTGTTTGCTATGAAATCCATATCAATATATACGAACACAATACGCCTGTTTTAATGGCAAATGCAAGTTTGTTTTTAGTTGGCGAATGGGTTGACAAAAATGGTATTAATTTCTTTGCAAGGGAATGCCTATTAGAAAAACAAAATGTTTCCAAATGTATTGAAAAAGCAATACAAGATTACAAGGAAAATATGAGTTGAGGGAGTAGGAATGACGAATTTTGAAAAAATAAAAAATATGAGCATTGATGAATTAGCGAAATTTATATTAGCGAATTTTATAAATGACGGCATATCAAGTGACCCGTGCGATTGTTGTATTTACGATGAAACCTTTTGTAGTGGTGACACTTGCATTGGAAGTGATGCTGTTGATGTAATTGCAGAATGGCTTAGAATCGAGGAGTAGGAATGACAAATTTGGGAAGCGTGATATGAACAGGTTTGAATATTGGGAACGGATTATCTTAGCACAAAACACAAACTTAGACCATATTGTAGAGTTAATGGCAAATGACGAAAATATTACAAATGAACAGTATTGTCAATTATATAGTTTAGTATTGGAGGTTTACTAATGAATAATATTGATATTGAAAAATGTGATACAGTTTTTGATGATATTACAGAGTGGGCAAAATACGACATTAACGGCACACGGTATTATAGAAGGTCAGCAAGAGAAGTTGAAGCAAGGCTATTTCTTGACTATCAATGCAAGGATGAAATTACAACCGCCGAACATTGCTATATTCTTGGTAGAATTTATGCCGATGCTCTTGCGGTTGGTGGAGAAGATTTTTTCAGAGTGTAATAAAAAGACTTGACATTATGTTATAGTTGTGGTATAATACAGATACAATAAAGACTTGGAGGTAATTACAGATGAAGGCATATAAGGGTTTTAATAAGGATATGACTTGCCGTGGTTTTCAATATGAAGAGGGCAAAACATACAAAACAGATAAAGCAGAACTGTGTAGTAAAGGTTTTCACGCTTGTGAAAATCCTCTTGACTGTTTTAATTATTATGCGCCGGGAAAGTCGGTATATCACGAAGTTGAAATTGATGATAATGGGCAAAGACAAAAAGATAACACGAAAGTTGTCGGAAAGAAAATTAAAATCGGCGCACAACTTTCAATGCCTATGATTTGTAAATTGCATTTTGAATATGTGACTTCAAAATGTGTCCCGGCAAAATCTAATGTGGCGTGCGACAAACAGGCGGCAAGTGCTGGTAATCATAGCAGTGCAAGTGCTGGCGATTATGGTAGTGCAAGTGCTGGTAATCATAGTAGTGCAAGTGCTGGTTATCATAGCAGTGCAAGTGCTGGTAATCATAGCAGTGCAAGTGCTGGTAATCATAGCAGTGCAAGTGCTGGCGATTATGGTATCGCAAGTGCTGGTAATTGTGGCAGTGCAAGTGCTGGCGATTGTGGCAGTGCAAGTGCTGGCGATTGTGGCAGTGCTGTGTCTCGTGGTTCTGTTTCGGTCGGAGAAAACGGAATTGCTTTGGTTCGTGGAAATAATGTAATGGCAAAAGGCGGGATTGGTTCGATTTTAGTTCTTTGTGAAGAAGATAATTATAATATTAAAGATTATAAGGTAATTGTTATTGATGGTAAGAACTATAAAGAAGATACATATTATACCATTAAAGATGGTGATATTGTAGAAGTGAAATAAAAAAAAGACTTGACAAACTCTAATTTTTATGGTATAATAGGTTTACCAAATCAGAAAGGAACATAAAAAATGAACGCAGAAAAGGTATTAGCAGCTTTGAATGAAATTGTTGAGCAGATTGACAAAGACCACCCGGACTATTATTTTAGTGGCTATTTTAACCGTGATATGCACTCTATTGAAAGTAGTTATTGTGGCGCACCGTCGATGATGGCAGATTTATGCAAAGCATTACAAATGGATATTCTGAAATCAAGCGACAAATGTAAGGCAAGCCGTACAAAAGCTGTGCTTAGAATTTTGAAAAATACAGAGAGAGAACAGTTTGCAAAGGCATTTATTGACGATGACGGAAAAGAAATTGTGCTTGATGGTTATAGAGCAATTTGTTTTGCAAGCCCAGTAGACGGCGTTCCTACAACTGACAACGGCGATGGCTTTATTTCAATTAAAAATTCTTATTTTAGCGAGGACATTAGTAGTTATAACAAACTTAATCTTGTAAGCCTTGCAGAATTAAAGGCAGAATTAAAAATTGATAAAGCAAATAATGTGGGAATTGATATGGGAAAGAAAAAGAAAACGCCGATTTATGCTTTTGGTATTTCCGCAGACGAATATAATAGTACAATGCCAGTTGTAAACTTGCAATATCTCATTGATATTGTAGAGGTAATGCCAAGCGCAAAAGCATTTTACAAAACAAACAGAAACGGAATTTCAACGGTTTATTTTGTTGATGATGAGGGCAATATGGCTGTGTTGTTGCCGCTTAGATATGATAAAGAATACAAAGGTATTCTAAGTAGAAAGGTTGTAAAATAATGGCTAAATATTTGATGAATTGTTACAATTATTCACCTATTGTTGCGGGTGATACACTTGTAGAAGCATTGATGAATTATTTGGAAAACTGGACTACAAATGGCTTGCCGATGGGGCAAGAAACATACGAAGCATTATCAAACGGTTTGACGGTAAAACAACTTGTTGAATTTGCAAATGTAATTATTGGTGATAATTATAGCAGTGAACGAATCAAAGACATTTATAAATTTGAAAAAACTGAAAAAATCTATTGACAAATAGCTGCCGATATGGTATAATATAGAGGAAATGTGAGGAGGTTATCAATATGACAAATACAGAATTGGTAAAGGTTTTTGAACAAACTATTAAACAAAAACCTTTTAGCTTGAGTGATAACACAACTAAATCCTATCTATATCATATCGGTAAATTGATTGATTTTGTTGATGATAAACCTATTTCAAAAATCACAACAAAAGATATTAAGAAATATTTGTTTGATATTAGTAGCAATGGCGCTTCAGATACAACATATAATCTGTCTTTGGCTGCGTTCAAGTGCTTATATAAAGCGCTCGGATATAATCCATTGACCGAAGATGAATTTACGACAAATCCAGCACTGAATATTGTTAGTGTTCGGAATGTAAAGCAAGAAAAGAAAACGCCGCTAAACGAAATGGAAAAGCAAGCACTTTTGAGAAATTGCAAAAATGAACGGCAGTTTGCAATCTTGACAACTTATTTGAATACTGGTTTGCGTGTTCACGAACTTGTCAATTTAACCTTGGAACAGTACAAAAATCGTGACGAAAACGGCAGAATTAAATTGACTGTAAACAAAGGCTCGTATGATGATGAGTATATTTATATCAATGAACAGACAGAAGCGGCTATAAATGAATATTTGTTGACTCGTAAACAATGTGATTGTCAATATCTGTTTGTATCAAATTATGGAAACAAAATGACACCATCTTGTATCAGTAAGACCTTGAAAAACATTGCAAGGTGGAGCGGACAATTTACAGAAGAACGGATTAGTCAAATTAGCAATCATTTAATGCGGCACACGATGGCAACGGATTTAGTAAATGAAAATGTGCCGATTGATGTTGTGGCAATGGTGTTGCGGCATCACGGACTTGGTACAGTAATGACTTATGCAAAAACGGACGAAAGCAGAGTGCTGGAAGCGGTTCGATGATTATGTTTTTATGTATCACTATACTATTTTTTATTGTAACTGTATGGTTGTATATTATTATACTAATTGTGGAATTATTGTGTGCGTTTTGGAAAGAATAGGGGTAAAATATGGACAGATATTATTCTGATTTTGTTAAAATTGGTGATTTTAGTTTTCATAAAGTCAAAAAATTGTATGGAATTTTGGCATCTTTTAAGAATGATGACAATTATTTCAGAATTGAAAGCAAAAACGGCAAATTCAAATTGACTTCGTGTTCATTTTTAATTTTGCTTAGTTTAATCGGACTGAAAGAACCTGTAAATATTACTTTAGTATCAAACAATCTTGATTTGTTGCGGCAGACTAAGAACAGAATTTTGCGCATTGCATAGGTGATTATATGACTATTTCTGAAATTATTGAACAATTTGGATTAAAAGACAATGATTTTCTTTGCGTTTATTCAAAGGAAAAAGACTATTTTATTTATGTTGGAATGATTGAAAATATTGAAAGTTGGATTTTAGACCAAACTGCTTTGAAAATTCATACACAAAATGGTAAATTTTGTATTGACATTTAGTGAATTTTATGGTATAATATAAGTGAGTTCTATATTTTTTTGAAAAAATAAAAAAAGACTTGACAAATGGTTTGAAATATGGTATAATATAAGAGCCTTTTGTCATTCAATTAAAGGCTACACGAAAAACCTCCTTTGTTTGTTTGTCCTAAAGATTTAATCAAAATGTGTAGCTTTTAATTGAGTGACAAAAAAGTCATTCAAATGAGGCGTGAGTAGGCATACGCCAAGAGCAGCAAGACTTCGCAAGTTAATTAGCCGCCTTGTACAATGGATGTACTACAAGTAAAATAAAGCAATAAATAAGTCGCATCCCGTGGCGTGCATACGGGGGCACGATTTGGATTGTCGGCGGTTCAGTCCTAAGAACCTATTAGTGTGATTGCTACACACAAACCGCCATTATATTCTATGATTCAGTAGTTTAATTTTGAAAGAACGAACGGTTGAGTTATCGTAGTGTGATGGTTTGAGTCCATCCTGAATCAAAACAGGTATCTGTATAAACGAAGATATGTACTTGGGTATGACAATATAGTCAAAGAGTGCACCGCATATCTTCAACAGTGACTATGGTGTTGTCTACTATACCAAGAAACGAGAGGTCGCTCCTTAAGTTGATCTTTAAGTAGACCAAAGTGTCTTCTAAACTTCCAGTAAACAGTCTGGTGCTAAAAATTTAGAAGTATGTGCCTGATAATGTGTGCATAGGAATCGAAGGATTAGCTATCCAACATTATCAATATGCGGATATGGTGTAGTGGTAACATTTAGCCCTTCCAAGGCTGCGTTGCGGGTTCAAATCCCGTTATCCGCTCCATTTGTCTATTATTTCTTAATTACATACGAAATAATAGACTGAATAGTAATTGATGACTGAAAAGTTATCATATTGTACATACTCCTTTCGAGTGAGGTGATATATATTTATACCATTCAAATCAATTTAGAAAGCGAAACATTTAATAATACTGAACATTACTTTTGGTGTATTTTAAAAAAAGAAAACAATGTTTTTCTCAATTGTGGTCACGGGTGGGCGAAAAACATTGAATCAGCAGCATCAGCAGCATATCAATACTTTTGTTCCAATATTTCCAACGAAAGCAATCACATTCCGTTGTAGTTATCCCATCTCCAACGCAGAAATTCACGATTAGTAAAGTCGGGTATTACAATTCTCGGTGGAATTGATGCACCATAGTCCATTCTTGCCCTTGAAGACAATTCAACAATACCATCTTCGGAAATTCGCAGATGACCAGTATCAAACAGAGTTTGAATATCTATTTTCATTACAAATATATGCTGATATGGCGAAATTGGCAGTACGCATCGGGTTTAAGCCCCGATGGTGGTAACACCGTGTGGGTTCGACTCCCACTATCAGCACCAAGGCTTTGGCATTTGAGCCTACAATCAAATGTTGGATAATTAAACAATAGGTGCCACGAAGCCTTTTATGTAATTGAAAGATTACAAAGTAAATTAGTGTAAAAGCCTTCCTATGAGATGGAAGTACACAAGGACAACAGTGGTAAATGGTGCGGATAACAATCCGCTCGGCACAATAATATGTCGATAAGATAGCAGCCTATTGTTTAATTTAATATGCTGGATTAGTTCAGTTGGTAGAACGCCGGATTTGTAACCCGGTGACAGCCGTTCAAGTCGGCTATCCAGCACCAAGCATTGGTCTATTGTGACCGGTGAAAAATACGCCCGAAGAGGAATGTAATTCAAATAGCCAGTTAGTAGTGAAAACAATTCACACAGAGTGCTGCTCCGCAAAAATGGAGAGAAATTGCAAAACCGTTCGACTCGGTAATCGGGCACTAAAAAATAGCCACGAGGTACATTGTTTTCCTTGTTTTTGTCTCGTGTTGTAATTACCTCCTTTCCTTTCTGATATATGTTGTATCTCGTGGCTATTTCCTCCTTTTAATGAAAAAATCTTATAGTCCACGGACTTTAAGTATATATGCCAGTATAGGTCAAGTGGTTAGACCGCACGACTTATAATCGTGTAATTTGAGTTCAAGTCTCAGGGCTGGCACCAATTAAAGCAACTTAGGGGTTCTTGTATTGCTGTGGTTAATGACCTTGGCATAGTTCTTTTAATTTTAATTCGCAAAAAACGATGGACGCATTGTTTTGAATTAAAACCGATTTTAGCAAATAGTCTGTTTTTTCTTTGTTACGATTGTTTGCGAATAACACCTATTATGTGTTATGTAGCGTTATTCAATAAATAAAACAAAGATGGGTGTGGTAGTTCATCCATAAAGTATTAGCGCTGATACGAACCGCTCTTGTCGCACGCAAGTAAAAGAGGTTGCCGCTTTTAGTTAGTATTTGTTAGCGTTACAAACAAACCGTTTGCGTTTTTGGGTGTTGTCCGCAGTATTATTACGAGAATATAATACACATAAAATGAACACCCACACATAGGAATATGGTGTAATGGTAGCACGATTGACTTTGACTCAATTAGTCTATGTTCAAATCATAGTATTCCTGCCATTTCAAATTCAAAATCAAAAATCGTTTTCAAAATTGAAAATCAAATTCAGAATTGAAAACGAAAACCGAAAATTAAAATTAAAAAAAGGAGTTATTATGACACAAGTAATTAAGAAGCCAAATAGTAGGATTACTTACTATGTCAACGAAGAAAAAGGCGTTGTTATCGCTAAATTGAAAAAGTGGGATATGGTTACAGACACAAATCTGTATTTGTTAAATCATAAGTTACCTACGATTGAACCGAGGATTACATATAGCAAATATTATGACGGATATTTTGTTGGAAAGGCAACTTGTTCTAAAGATGATAGTTTTGATTTAGAAACAGGAATGAGAATTGCAAGAAATCGAGCGCTTTGGAAATATTATTGGGAAAAACATCTTTTAATGATGGAAATGACAGAGATTTGGAAAAGAAAGACTATTTGCTTGGAAAAGTACGATTTTCATATTCAAGATAAACTTGTAAAAATTTGTAATAGTCTAAAGGAGGATAAAGCATAATGGGAATGAGAAAGTATGAGCGCAGAATCGCACATAGAAATATGGAGCGAGATGGAATTAAACATATCAACAAGCGTACAAAGGACGAAAAGGGAAATTTAATTCCGAGTTATTTTTCACGATTTTGGCGTTTTAATGTAAATAAAAAGGAGACGGTATAATGAAGTATATTTCTAATGATGGTAATTTTGTTTCTGAAAATGTAGATGAAGTTACTAAGTATGAAAATGAACTTAAAGAAAAGACAGCAGAGCAAGAAAAGAAAATTGCAGAAAAGAAAATTAGAAAGCAAGAAGTAATTGATGCCTACAAGCATTATATGGAACTTGAAAGGGCTTTCGTTAAGGATTATGGCTTTATTCATTGGAGCGACATTAGTACAAGCAATAACAATAATTTTAACAATAAATATTTTAAGCCTTTCTTTGATTTTTGGATTTAAGGTCGTTTAACCTATGCTGAGAGGCTCTGTGATAGCCTATAAGCCGTTTTTATATAAAACTAATAATTGGTTATGGATAAGTATAAAAATGCGTTCTGTTGTCCGATAGAGCGAAATAAACAAATTAAGATTAAAAATTAAAATTAGATTAGGAGAATTATATGGCAGAAAAAAGAGAAATTAGACGGACAGAGAGCACGGGGTTGATTGTCGGTACACTTTCTGAATTGGCGCTTGAAGTTGTAGACTCTACTATTAAGTTGGAGGATGGCAAAGAAAAGTCTTGTAAGCAAATTCGTGCCAAGGATGGAAAGTTTAATGAGGCAATCGCCATCGAGACTGATAATGGCGTATTTAAGTTCCCTGCGCCGTCTTTTTGTACAAATATTAAGCGTGATGGTACAGAGAGTAACGCCTATAAGGCTTGGCACACCGTTGTGACTGAATACAAGGATAAGGTTCATTATGTTGATGAGGCAGACCGTGTAAGTTTGACTGTGGGCTATGAGCCTACATTTAGTTATAGCACGCCCAAGGATGATGTTGTTGTTTATGCAAATAATTTTCGCACCAGATTTATTAGTCGAGTAGATAAAGACGCTGATAGTTCTACCGATATTCAGACAGAGTGTGTGGTTAAGGCAATTCGTCCTGAAATGCGTGGCGAGGAAGAAACAGGTCGTAAGATTGTAGATATTATGACTGCAAACTATGGAGATAGTGATACTCCGTTGGTCGGCGTTGTGTCAAGTTTGATTGTTCCTGAAGATTTGGTTGATGATTTTGAGGATATGTATTCCGCTGGACAGACTTGCAGACTGAATTTTGAGTTGAAGAATGTAAAGGTTGGTGGAAATAACGGCGGTGAAGTCCGTGGATTTGGTCGAAAAGCAAAGGTTCACGATGGTTTTATCGTTACTGAGCGTGTAGTGTTTGGTGGAGACCCTGCATATAATGATGACGAGGACACAGAAGATAAGGCATATACTAATACAGAGATTAAGTCTTTGTTAAAGGACTTTGATATTTGTAAGAAAGCAAAGTTGCAAAAGGGCAGAGCAGAAAAGGGAAATAATACTAAGTCTAAGGGGCTTGGCAATCGTGCAAGTAAGGCAAAGGTCAAAGCAGAATCGGTTGATGATGATAACCCCTTTATGGATGACGATGACGAAAATCCGTTTATGTAATTTCTAAAGGTTGGTGGTTATATAAATGGCTAAGATTGATTTATTGTCATTGACTGAAGATAATCTTATCGGTGGTATTCAGCAGAAAAAGATTATGATTTATGGGTCAAATGACTGTGGAAAAACATTTCAGGCGACAAAATTTGAAAAGCCGCTTCTTTTGATGACAGAAAGTGGTGGTGGCGCATTAAAGGTTAAAAAGTTGCCCATCAACAAATGGTCTGAATTTAAGACTGTTGTTGAAGAGTTGACTAATCCTAAGACATTCGACAAGATGTTTGATGTGTATAAAACGGTTGTTATTGATACAGCAGAAAATCTTGTAGACGAAAGTGAAAAGGCAACTTGTAATGAGTTTGGTGTGCGTGATTTAAGCGAAATTCAAGGAAGGCAGAATGGATATAAGATTGCAAGAAATGATTTTGCTGCGCAGATTAACAAACTAACATCTTCGGGTTATTGTGTTGTGTTCATTTGTCACGAGGAAACAATAGAAAAAACAGACCCTGTTACAGAAGAAACATATGCTTATACACAGCCAAAGGGTACATCTAATGAAAAGTCATCTATGCGTATGCTTAGAGATTTATGTGACTTTGCTATTTATGTTCGTCCGAATGGCATTGACCCTGAAACATATGAGACAATCCCGTCAACGGCAATTTGTAAGGAAACAAAGACAAGTTTTGCTCGGTCGAGATTTGCAATTCAAACATTTGTTGACCCGTTCACTGCAAGTGGTTTGATTGAAGCCATTGAAAAGGCTATTGAAAAGTCGGCAGAAAATGAGGGAGCAGAAGTAGAAAAGTATATTCAAAAGAAACAGTCTTATACAAAAGAAGATTATTTTGAAATGATTACGCCTTATATTAAGGTTTTATCTAAGAATTATAGCTCTGATATTTCTGCTATTATCGCAACAGAGTTGGGTGATGGGCGTAAGATTACAAGCGCAACGGACGATGAGATTATTGCACTTGACAATATTTATAATAGGCTTGTAACATTAGCTACATCGTTAGACATAACGGTGTAAAATAAAGTACATAAAATAATTGCAATTTATTTTGAGCCGTTTGGGTAACACTGAACGGCTCATTTTTAAGGTGTAAATATGCCAAAGTGTAATTTTTGTAAAAAAGAAATAAAAGAAAAAGAAAAGCATAATGCTTATATTGTCAAGAACGGCAAGAGAAACGCTTATTATTGTAATGTAGAATGTTATAATAACTATATGGAAAAAAAGCAAAATAAACCCATTACAGGCTATAATATAGCGCCCCGTAGAGTATTAACAGACTACATTTTATACATATATGAGCAAGAAGGATATAATAAAAATGAAATTCCTTGGCAGATGCTAATGGCACAATTATCCAACATACTGAAAGAGCATATGGATGAAAAATATTCATATCAATCCATTTTATATGTATTAAAATATATGAGAATGATTGGTGTAAATTTACTTAATGAGCGGTCAAACGGCTCTTGTCTTTCCCTTGTGGAATATTATTATAATGAGGCAAGAGATTATTGTAAACGGTCAGCAGAATTGAAAAAGGAATTTGAAAATTTTGAAATAGATGATAGTCCGAAAATTGTAAAGAAAAAAGTAAAACACGAAACAAATAAGTATAAAGAATTAACATTTGATTAAGGATGGCATTATGTTATATTCAAATGATATTGGTAATTTAATCTTAGGTGCAATTTGTAATAATTGTACTTTAATGTTTAATAGTAAAATGCCCTTAAATAAATCTGATTTTGAACCCAATCAATTTCATAAGATTATTTTTGTTTGTGTATATAATATAGCATTAAAGGGTGCAAAAGAGGCAAGTGAAATTGAGATTGCTGAATTTTTAGAAAATTATCCTGCTCAAAACAATATTTTTAGTGATAATGATGGTATTGAATATATTAGAACAATTAAAACACTATCCAAAGCAGAAAATTATGAATATTACTGGAATACCGTAAAGAAATACTCTTTACTTAGGGAATATAAAGCTAATGGATTTGAAATTCAAGACATTTATGATGAAAATAAGAATGAAACAGAAGAACGAAATAAATTTGATAAGTGTCAATTAAAAGATATAATTAACTATTTTGATAGTAAACAATGTAACATCAAAAAACATTTTGCCTTTAACGAAGAAACAGAAGAAATGATTTGCGGGGATGGCTTTGCAGATTTGCTTGATGAGTTAGAAAAAGAGCCTATGGTTGGCGGTCAATTAGCTTCGCCTATTTTGACAAACTTATATCGTGGCTGGTGTAAAGGACATTTAATTTTGCGTGGTGCTCCGAGTTCGTTTGGTAAAACTCTAATGAGCATTATGGATTTAATTACGGTTGGCTCATTAAAATTATATGACGAAAAAGAACACAAATTTATTGACAATCCATATTACCAAGGTAAGGCTGTTTTAATTCATTCAGAACAAAAGTCTGAAACTGAAATACAAACAAGGGTTATTTCTGTATTGTCTAAAGTAAATTATTCAACCATTCTCGATGGTAAATTTACAAAAGAGGAAAAAGAAAGATTGCTTGAGGCTGGAAACATTCTTAAAGAAAGTGAATTTAAGATTGTCAACTATCCTAATTTTACCGCTACTGGTATGAGAGAGTTGTGTCAGCGTTTGTCTATTGAAGGCTATGAATATTTTTATCAAGATTATATTTGGAACAATAGTTATATCATATCCGATATGAAAAAAACAATGGGATTAACGAATATTTCCGAGCCTAATGCACTGTTGCATTTTTCAAATCAACTTAAAATGATTGCAGAAGAATATAATATTGCAATGGCAACATCAATGCAATTAAATGATAATTATAAGACAGCAGAAATTATTGACGAAAGTTGTTTGTATGCTTCAAAAGCGGTTAAGACAAAGTTAGACAATGGTTGTATTACAACATATCCAAGAGAAAAAGACATAAAGCAAGTTGATGGTTTAATATCTAAATGGAATAGAAAAAACAATACAGATTTTGAAATTCTTAGACCCAATGTTCTTACAAGCTGCTTTAAGACAAGATATGGTAGATATGGTGATAATATAAGAATTTGGTCTTATATGGATAAATCTGTCGGTAATATTACTGATATGTTTGTAACAGACACAAATAATAATCCAATTAACATTAAACCTATGTATATTGAGAGTGTGTAATATATGAAAGATTTAGATATTTTTACTATTGATGGAAACAAAATAAATAAATTAAACTTACTTTATGAGCCGGAATTATATGATAATAAAGGTTTGAGCACTAATACAACTAACATATGTTTTAATAAACCTTTTGAATTTGAGTGTAACACAAACGCAGATATAACTAATAATAATTTTTCCAAATCTAAAAATGATATTCATATTGTTTTATATATTCAAAATAGAACGCATAGAAAAAAGAGAATAGACAAAAAATGGTTAAAAAAATTTGGTGTAACTGAAAGAAAACTAAATTGTCATATAGATTATAATATGAAAAATATATGTAATTATGAAGTCAAGGTAAATACAACAGAATTAACCGATTTTATTAAAGATATGAAACAACATAGAAATAGAATTTATTTTGAAAATCCGATTGACAATTAAGGTTAATATGATATTATGAATGTAAAATATGATTATAAAAATCGTACATATTATATTAAAGAGAAAATTCACAATCAAACAATGGTTATGAAGTTTGAAGAATGTGATAGAACTCTTGATGTGACATATTATAATGTTGTATTAGGTGTATATAATAAAAGAAAACACGCACAGAAAAATGAAGATAATGCTATTGTTACAGGAAAATATCCATTTGAAACAGTAGCAAAAGCCGTAAGAGCATTTAATCTTTTAGAACAAGAAGTCATAAAAGAAAATAAATTTTACAATAGAAAAATAATGATAATGATTAGTTGGGTTGACAATAGACGAAGGGATATATATTATAAATATTTATTAAAGCGTGGTTATAAATACGAAGTAGTAGATGGACAGAAATTTATTTGTAAAATCTATTGACATTCAAAATGAAGTGTGGTATAATTAAGGCACGATAAAAAAAACAAAAGGGGACTTCTTATGGACAATTATATGTACAATTTATGTTTTATGGCACTTGTTATTATATATTGTATTGCAGAGTCATATATTGAATATTTGGACAATAAGAACGGGAGACTGTAATGCTTAGTGGAACTAAACTTGCTGGTGGCAGTCCTGACCGTGGCAGAGTTGAAAATGACTTTTATGCCACCAACCCTAAAGCGGTCGAAATGCTACTCGCAGATGATAAATTTAGACAATGGTTTTGGAAAGATTACCATTACGGGAATGTGCAATTTTTAGAACCTTGTGTAGGTCAAGGGCATATTATTCAGGGCGTTAAAAATTATTATAATAACAAAAATCTACCTATTGATTTTACTTGTCTTGATATTGCAGACCGTGGATATAATAATGTTATCGTGCAAGATTTTATGCAATATGATACAGATAGGCGTTTTGATTGCATTATGACAAATCCACCTTATGAGATTGCAATGGAATTTGCAAAAAAAGGGATGGAATTGTTGAAGCCTAACGGCAAAATGTGTATGTTCCTTAAAATTCAATTTCTTGAAGGTAGAAAACGCCGAGAATTTTTCGATGAATACCCCCCCCGTTACATTTATGTATTTGAAAAGCGGATGGGCACTTGGAGAAACGGAGAAGAATTTGAGGAAACAGAGAACGGTAAGAAAAAACGACTTGCAACAACAATGTGTCACGCTTGGTTTTGTTGGGAAAAGGGTTTTACAGGAGAGCCGATTGTAAGATGGGTTAGATAGGAGATAAATATGAGTTTAGCTGAAATGTATAAGAGCGCAGACTATAAAGATAAAAATGGAATGTTGTTTAATGATGATTGTATGAATGTTTTGTCCACTCTGGAAAATGGGGGAGGCAGAGTAAACCTGACATTAACAGATATTCCGTATGATTTTGTAAATCGTGCAGATAACGGATTAAGAAATTTAGACAAATCTAAAGCTGATATTATGACTTTTGATTTATTAAATTTCTTAGATAATGTTTATTCTATTACTGATGGAACCATTATTATTTTTTGCGGAAAAGAGCAATTCAGCACGATTTTTTCATATTTTAACGATAAAAGAAAACAAGGCAAGGGAACAGTTCGTCAAATCATATGGCAAAAATCTAATCCGTCTCCTATGAATGGCGAACATATTTATTTAAGTGGAATTGAAAATGCAGTTTGGTTTAAGAAGCGTGGGGCAACATTTAATTCCCATTGTAAGAATACTGTTTTCAAATATCCTAACGGCAGAAGTAAAATACATCCTACTGAGAAAAATCACGACTTAATTAAAGAACTTATTTTAGATAATTCAAATGAAGGTGACATTGTATTTGACCCCTGTTGTGGAAGTGCGGCACATTGTCTTTGTGCAGAACAGCTAAATAGAAAATATATTGGTGTAGAATTAGACAAACAATATTTTGATGTTGCAGTTGAAAGAATGAAAAATAAGGAGTAAAAAAACAGATTCAAAGAACCGAAAAACTTTTTATAAAAAATTGAAAATAATTATTGACAACCTCCGTACTTTGTGCTATAATAAAAACAACAAATTGATACGGAGGTTTTAATTATGAAAAAAGTTTATTTGGTTCTTTGTAATGGTGTTGTGTCAGACGAAGCATACAGTACAGTTGACGGTGCATTAAATTTTATTGCTAATCGTTATGGTGCTCCTAAATGTTTAGACGATGCAAAAGTAAAATCTTGGACTTATTGTTTTAATGATTGCGTTTATAGAATTACAGATGTTAGTGTAAAGGAGAGTTAAGTATGTTTGCAGAACACAATAAATTTAGAGCAAAATCTAAAGAAACCAATAAATGGGTTTATGGAAAGAAATATGAAAGTATTTGTTGTGTAAATGTGGATTTGTCTAATACCAAACGCATAAATAAAGGTGTTCAGAAAACATATATTTTCAGTGGTTTTGATAGAAAAACAGAAGTCGATGCTAAAACAATCAGTCAATACACAGGATATTTAGACTGTAATAAAAACAAGATTTATACAGGTGATATTATAAGTTGGGAGCCATTGATTTGGGAACCATATAGTAATCTTGATATTAGTGATATTGTAGTTATTGGAGAAGTTAAAAACGGATGTCAAATTGAAATCAATAAAATAATACCCTTAAATAAAAATGTTTCAGATTTAGAGTTGAGAGTATTAAAAAAATTTATTGAAGATATAACTGATAACTATTTATTAGACTATGACCCAAATAGCAAGATTGAAATTATCGGCAACATCTTTGATGATAACACAGTTAAGGAGTTACAATCTGAAAAAGTTGGTCAATATGTTCCATACACACAAAGGGCACATATTTATAGTCCGTTTGATGAAAAATTTGAAGTTGACCCAAATACTATCAGTCAATATACTGGATATAAAGATATTCATAAGAATAATATTTATGAGGGTGATATTATTAAATATCCAAGATATAATGGTTCAGACTTTATTTTAATTGGATAGGTTAAATTTGGTGAATACAAACAAGACGGAAGCGAGGGAGAATATGCTCCGAGTATTTGTTGTGGATTTTATGTTGAAATAAAAAAGTGTATTTATCCAGATTGGTGTGACCACGATGATTATGGTGTTTTTATTCAAGACTATGAAAAACAAAATAGCATTGCAGAGATTATCAATGAGAGCGGAAATGTTGAAGTAATTGGGAATATTTATATATAAACGATAATAAGTTTTAATTAAAAAATACTTGACAATCCATATATGATGTGCTATAATCATATTAACAAATTAAACAGGAGGATAATTATGGCTACGAAAAGAAAGAAATTAGTACCAATTACATATAGAGAATTTTGTAAAAACCATATATGTGCGTTCTGTCCTGAATATAATAAGAAACAAAGGCGTTGTTGTATTTCAACGGATTTAAGAATTGCAGAAAATGAGGTCTATATTAACCAAAACAACCATTATGTATTTAGAGTGAAAAAAATGAAAGATAAAACATTTAACGACTTTTGGGAAGAATTAAAAGCCGAAAGTCCTGAAACAAGAAAAGAGTTAGAAGAAGCTGAAAAGAACAGTGAATTGATGATTGATATTACGGCTGCTATTAAAAATTTGCTTGACGAAAAAGATAGTGAAAAGTGGGTTAGTGTAGACTTTTATTTGCCAGACACAGATAGAGATGTGTTGGTGTGCTCCGATACAAGGGATATGTTTAGATGTTGGTACAGTTCTGCCAGAAAATGTTGGATAAGAGACGGTATTGCACTGGTTAAAAATGTTACTCATTGGCGAGAACTGCCTGACCTGCCAAGAACGGAGGAAAAAGAATGAATTGTAAAGATTGTCCACATTTTGATGTGTGCAAAATGTATGGTGCATTTCATATAAAAGGACGAATTAGTAGTAAATGGAAAAACTGTCCATTCAGAAAGGACAAAGCAAAGTATATTGAATTGCCTTGTAATGTTGGCGAAACAGTATATTGTTTTGATGACATTGTAAATAATGAATTATGTGCTGACTGTGAATACTATTATGAGGGCGGTATGGGTGATTATCCGAGTTGTCAAAAAACTCGTTATGGTTTTAGACCTGCGAAATGTATCGAAATTATCGAGATAGTCGCAGATAAAGATTTCGTATTGAAATATTACAAAGAGTTTGGTGAAAAAATATTTCTTACCAAAGAGAAAGCAGAATCAAAGTTAAAGGAATTGAACGATGAACATCAATGAGTGTTGGTTCTGCAAGTTTTGTGACACTAATAAAACAAACGATATTGCACAAGTATGGTGCAATAAATTTAAAACTTATATCAATGTGTTTGATAGTTGTGATTACTTTGCTTTTAAATGCATTATTGAAAAGGATACTGATGAATAAATTGAAAGTAGGATAGACAATGCGTACAAGAATAAGTAAGAAAAAGCGTAAATTTAGGGTTATGACTAATGTGGAGTTTTGTAATAAGCATAAATATTGCGGTAACTGCCCTGAATATAAGGGCGATATGAACCATTGCTATGTGTTTATGCACGGAATTGACAGTATAGCACCTTACAGAACCACAAATGGTAAATATATATTGGTTGAGGTAATAAAAAAATGAGAACAGGGTATAACGCTCAAATTGACAGCCAAAAAGATGAATATTCAATTCAGTTTGAAACTGGAAACTATGAGTATTTCAAAATGGTTGAAAAGGTTTGTCGAAATGCTCAGAAGCAAGAGCATTATGTCATTTATAAAGGAGTAAAAGAATGAGAGAAATACTTTTTAGAGGAAAGAGAAAAGATAACGGTAAGTGGGCGTACGGATATTTGTATATTCGTAACGATGGACAATATGAAATTTCTTTTTATGATAAGTATTTTGATTCTGAGAGATTTACTTATGATGTTATTCCTGAAACCGTAGGACAATACATTGGTTTGACCGACAAGAATGGCAAAAAGATTTTTGAGGGTGATATATTAAGACGGGCTTATCACCCATACGAAGATGTTGCTATTGAATGGTTTGACGGAAGTTTTAGATTTAGAGAAGTTAATAAACCAAAAGATTATGGATATTCCTATGTTTGTTGTGTTCAAAATGCTGTGAGTCGTTTGAAGATTATCGGCAATATATACGACAACCCCGAATTGAATTGTTGGAGGGAGGCGTAGGAATGACAAATTTTGAAAAAATTAAGAATATGAGCATTGATGAAACGGCAGTATTCTTGAATAACATTGCAACCTGTTGTAATCATAATGGATATTATAATAAGCAACTGTTTTGCAAAGACTGTCCCATAAATAGCGGCGGTTGTTCGTTCGTTGATTTTGGTTGTTGGCTTAGAAGTGAGGTAGAAAAATGAAGATTCCAAAATACATTGATGAAGCATTGCAAAAACGAGCAAATGCGGCTTTCAAGTTTCTGCAATACGATGATGTTGTTTCAATATTTATCGAGAAACACAACATTGATGTCAACTTTGACTATTATTGCGGTGATGTTGGGTCTATTACCAATCCGTATGAAAGTGAAAACGCCGTGCGAGAAGCTATTTTAGCACATAAAAAATAACAAGGAGAAAAGAATGACTAATTACGAACGAATCAAAAATATGAGTGTTGAAGAAATGGCAGAGTGGCTTGAAGATACACTGTCAAGTAATCTTTGTTATCTATGTGCTGAAAAAGATATTGATAAATGTGGTTATTTTGAGAAAAATTTGGAAAGCAGAGTAACAATGTGCGTTAAAAACAGAAAACTATGGCTTAATAGTGAGGTGCAGGAATGACAATACAAGAAATTATTGAAAGTATAGACTATTGCTTGGAATGTGATAATGATAGAATACCAACAACGCAAGAGGACTTGCAGACTATTAAAGAAGCACTTGAAAAGCAGATACCTAAAAAGCCGATTTCTTTCAAAAGAACTGCACACGACTTTCAACCCGAATATTGTAAACACAGTGGAAAATCTTGCGAATATATTAAAACCTATAATCACGAATATAAATATACAGATTACAAATGCCCTTGTTGCAAACATTTATGTTCGGACGGAACACCAAATTACTGTTGGAATTGCGGACAGTCTTTAGACTTTGGTGACTTAAATGGAATTTATTAACGAATGTAACTGCATTTTTGAAAATGAAGTCCTTGAATGTTTAATAATTGAGGAATGTAAAAGAAGAAAAATAAATCAAAACAGATTGGAGTGAAAGCAATGGCTGATTTAATTGATAGAGATAAATTGCTGCTCGATATATCGACATTAGTTATGGATGCTGAATTATACACTTATTTTAGTATAAAAAATCTTGTAATGTTTCAACCGGCAGTTGACACTGAACGACACGCTCATTGGGAACAACCATCTTATCTTGATGAAGAGAACAATGTATTCCAATGCTCAAATTGCAAAGAAGAATTTGTGCTTATTAGCGGAAGTCCTAAAGAGAATGAATATAATTATTGTCCAAGATGCGGTTGCAAAATGGACGAGGTGACAAACAATGATGATTAGAATCATTAACAATGAATAGGCTTTAGACTGGAGAGAGAAAAAGAGAAATTAAACATAGGTTTGAAAAACCACCTATTGCAAAATGTTATTGTATTGACTGTGCGCATTGTGATACAGGTTGTTATATGTGTTATCAGTTTGACCAATATGTAAAAGATAATGGTTTTTGCTATAAGGCAGAACCAAGACGGTAAAATGAGGTGTGACAATGGGTTTTTTTGATGTATAAGTAAACAAACGGGTTTTAAGTGGTGGGCAAAAATGAATTGGGAGATAAGTATATGAATTTGATTGATAGAGATAAACTTCTATATGAACTAAGTTGCGCCGTTCTGTCCGAATGTTCACAAGATGAGTATGAACACATAGAGGATATTATCAACGAACAACCTATTGTCAAATTAAATAATATATACAACGAACATACTAATAAAGGAGAATGAAATGAGTATTCCACTTTTTAATGATGCGATGGGGTATGATAAAGTATTAACAAATTTTGATAATATTAAACAAATGTCAGTAGAAAAATTTGCAGACTTTATGTTTGAATGTGGTGCAAACAGTTGTCATTATTGTAAATATAGAAAAAATTGTAGGGCTATTTGCAAATACGACAGTATGGTTACAGATACAGAAATTTTTAAGGACTGGCTGGTAGATAAATATGAATAAAAGCAAATATATTGATTTTGATTTGATTAAACGACACCCTAATAAATATAATCTTACGCCGAATGATATTAAAAGACTGAAAGTGTTGAACTGGGATAAAATTAAAAAGATTATGTGGTTTAATGAAGCAACAACTCCTAATCGTTGGTGTAAACTAATTGGGTGTCAAAAAGACGGTGAAAAATATGATGACTGGGATAAATTCTGGATTGGTGTTGCAGAAGATGGAAATATAGATTGTCATTTTACAGCCTATGAGGATATGTGTTCATATAATTTTAAGGAATTTTATAATTTGAAAGACATTGAAGATAAATATGATATGCAAGTTCAAGTCAATGTAATTAAATGGCTAAATGAAATGATTGATGAAGGAATTTTAGGACTTCCAGAATAAAAAACTCTTGACTTTTTGTTGTTCTTATGGTATAATATATCAAAACAAGAAAAGGAGCATTAAAATGATAAGAAGAATGTGGCATTGTGGTCTTATCCATTATTTGCCCAATAATGAATTGCGCCGTCTTTATTATGACTGCTGTTATTTTGGAGAAAAATATCTAAGTGGTGATTTTATTCGTGCTGACTCTTTATGTTCTCCGCTGAATAATCAGACACAGGATGACTTTAGAGCATATCTTGTAAAAGTTATTACAGAACTTGAATTGCGTGGTATTGACTACAAAAAAAGAGATGTGGATTTGTCAAAAGCGGTAGGTGGTCTTGCCGTTGGTGCAAACATAGCAGTATATAGAGATACAAGAATGTTCAAAGAATGGCACACAAAGGAATATCTTAGATTAAATATGGCGGTATTGTATGAGAAATGGAAATACACAAATTGTATAGATGATAAGCAATGGGAAAAATTGTTGCGTGGTTATAAAAAAATAACAAGAGAGGATTATGTTGTATGATAGTATCATATAGTACGAACGGAAAGAAAAAGACCATTGCCAATGTTGGTACAGCAGACGAAGCGATTAGTGTGATTAAGTTGTTTTTAGATACAAATGGATTTAAGACTCATTATATGAGATTTATTCCTAATAGTGAAAGAGATAGCGTTATTATTGATTATGGTAGTTGGTTTAATTATATGGTAGTAGATGGTAGCACAGAAGATGAAAATGTGTTAGAAAAATTTGCAGAATATACTAAAAGGATGTCGAATGAAAGCAGTAGTAAAAAGAGTAAAAGAAAATAAAACAGAAATATATAACAATGTAAAAAACATCAAACAAGAAAACGGCAGTATTGTTATTACATACGGAGATGGAACATACGGACTTAATATGCGTATTTTAGATAAAAATTATAAAATTATTCTTGGTGGTTGATTAAATTGAAATTTAATGTTAATAGAATAAATAAACAATTAACAACCAATAATATTAAAGATATTTTGTTTTCACTAAATAGCGATATATATAAAGAAAATGATGAGCAAATTATATTTTATTCTGCTTGTCATAATGCAGAACCCTGTGAGCACGGACATAAAGCTAAGTTATATTATTATAAACAATCAAAAAGTTTTACTTGCTATGTATGTGGAGAAAGTTTTGATGTTTATGATTTAGTCAAAAAAAATCGTGCTTTGTTTGGAGATAAATGGTCTTTCCATAAGTGTATTAAATATGTTTGTGAAATCGCAAATATTCCATTTGAATACAATGGAGAGATTAAAGAAAATCCCAATAAGTATAATTGGCAAAGTAGTTTATTAAAATTCTTAAATAAAGGATATGCTCCTGATGAGAAAACTTATGATAAAAGCATTTTGAAATTCTTTAATAATGGCTATCATAAGTCTTGGCTTGAGGATAATATATCAATAGAAACAATGGAAAAATATAATATAGGATATTATCCATTACAAGATTGCATTACTATACCGTGTTTCAATCAAAATGCAGAACTTATTGGTATTCGTGGCAGATACTTAAATCCTGAAAGTCAAGCAAAGTATTATCCGATTAGGCTTTTAGACGGAACAGAGTATAAATTTTCAACAAATGATTATTTATATGGCTTATGGTACACAAAACAGTCTATTAAATACCATAAAAAGTGCATTTTATTTGAAGCGGAAAAAAGTACGCTGCAATGCGATACATATTTTGGCAATGATAACTTCTCTGTATCTTTATATGGGTCTGCCATTAGTAAAAGAAAAAGAGATTTAATATTAGACCAAGGTGTAAACGAAGTTATTATTGCAATAGACTTTGATTATGATAGCGTTGTTGACGAAAACGGAAACAAAACATCAGATTTTGAAAAATTTGAAAAAAAGGTTTATAAAATTGCAAAATTATTTAAGGGATTTTGTAAAGTAACTGCTATTGTAAGCTATGGCGGTCACGGATATAAAGACAGCCCAAGTGACCTTGGAAAAGATAGATACTTAGAATTATATAAAAACCGAGAAGAAGTTTATTAAAATACTTGACTTTTTGTTCATAATGTGGTATAATTCACTTGTAGTCAAAAAGGCTAACAAAATTTTTTGGAGGATTTTAATTATGAACGATAAATTTTTTGACGAGCTATATGTTCTTGGTGTATTTGATGACGATGATGAGGATATGTGCTACTGTGAAGATAATAACAAAGGACTGAAATGTGATTGCGATGAGGGGAAAACCTGTTCTGCTTTTTGTCCTGCTTTTTATGACTGTCCATATATGGATGATTAAGGAGTTTTACATATGTTTATGAATTGTATTAACATTAAATATAAAAACGAAAGAGAAGATAAAATTAAAGCTATTGATAACGCTATTAGCTATTTTCGTAATTTAACAGAAGATATTGGTTGTAATCAATCTTATTACGAAAAAGGGGCGTATGAAAATACAACAGTGGCATTAAAAGCGCTACTGGAACAAAGACAAAATCTATTAAACAATTAAAGGAGAAAAAATTATGAAGATTGTGGATTCTAACAGAATTAACAGAGAGTATATTGACTGGGATGACATTGAGTACGGAGATGTATTCGCATATACCGACAAGGAGTCAACAGATAGGTGGATTGGTATGAAGGTATGCAATCCTGACGGCGGAGATGTGATTGTAGACTTTGAAACATCTGAGGTGTATAACGATATTTCAAATTATAATTATGTTGAAATTCTTGACGCCGAATTGAAAATTAACATTAGTGATAATGCAGATTGAGCCACTTTACGACAAAACTGATTTTGTAACAATTCAAGATTATTTATCTAAGTGTGGAGTTAAAGATGTTGATTTATGGTTAAAACATAAATATCTTGATGGCGTAAACAATTATACAAACATTGACGAGTTTTGTAAAAGGCTACATAATGCACTGACAAGTAAACAAAAGATATATTTACTTGTAGATAGTGATTTAGATGGATTTATGAGTTCGTCAATGTTTTATGTGTATTGTCACTCTATCTATAAAGACTGCCACATACATCCCATTTTTCATACTGGTAAACAACACGGTCTTGATAATATTGTAATGGAAGAAATCAAACAATATAAACCGTCATTGTTGGTTGTTTTAGATGCAGGAACAAACGATGTCAAACAAGATAAAGAATTAAAGAGCCTTGGCTGGGATATTATTTGTGCCGACCATCACGAAAGAGAAAAAATAAACCCATATTGCACCTTAGTAAACAATCAAATAAGCACAAAGGTTAAGAATAAAAGTCTTTCAGGAACAGGTGTTAGCTGGAAAGTTTGTAAGGCATATGATACAAAATATGGGTTTAATTATGCAAATGGTTTAATTTCTTATGTTGCTATCGCTAATATCGGTGATGGAATGTCCTTTCTAACGCCTGAAAATGAGACTTTTAGATACTGGGGTATAAAGGATATTCATAATAACTTAAAACCCTTTGTGGGCGATTTTAACGGCTATTTAACGGATAATAAATCGTTTTCGTTTGGTATGGTTACAAATATCAATTCTTTAATTCGGCTCGGAACACAAAATGATAAAGAAAACCTATTTTATGCTTTGTGTGGCAAAGTTGAACACAAAGAAATTATTGGTGTTTGTAAAAAGTTGCACAGTAAGCAATCAAGAGATACAAAATCTTTGCTTGAAAAAGATGTAGACATTATCTATGATGGAAAAATAATATTAGCGAGAGTATCTAAAAGCACACCTTTAACTGGACTTGTAGCAAATAAAATGATGGGAGAATATAATAAACCTATTATTTTAACGCAACAGGATGGTGAAGAATTAAAAGGTAGTGTGCGCAGTCCTATTGATTTGAAAGATATTTTGCCAAGTAATTTATTCAATTATAATCTTGGGCATCAAAGAGCATTTGGTACTTCTTATCAAACTAGTAATGAAAAAGATATTATAGACTACATAGATAGCCTTGATAGCTTACCAGAGCCAACACAAGCGGTTTTTATGTCATTAAAGACAAGTGATGTGCCTAATTACTTATTCGGCTTTGTAGACGAAAATAAGGCGTATTTTGGAGAAGGAATACCAATTCCAAAAGTGCACTTTCAAAAGTTTGGCATTTATAACAAAGAAATTCAATTACTTGGAGCAAATCAAAGAACGGTCAAATTTCATAGAGATGGTATTGACTTTATCTTTTTCAACTGCACAAACAAGATAAAAGAATTGTTACATCTAAATGATTTAAGTAAGAAAAGAGTAACACTTGAATTTATCGGTGAATTAGGATATAATGAATTTAGAGGAAATAAGACCAAACAATGTATAATTGATATGTCAACACTTGATATACACGATTATAGAATTGACTTTATTTGAGGGCGATTATGGAAATATTAAATTATAACGATTTTGAAATTAAAAAATGTAATAATTGTGAAACAACTCTATGTGTAGGAAAGAATGATTATAAAATTGGAGAACACGGGTTCTTGTATTATCAGTGTCCTGTGTGTAGTAAAAACAATTATACAAAAGAGCACATACAGCTTGATGAAACAAATATTCAATATCCTGATAATTTTGAAGCATTTGAATGTAATGAATTTGTTATATATAATAAATATTCTGAAATTCAAAATAAATGCCGAGAGTTGATTAAGAAAATTAAGCAGAGCGGTTCTCAATATATGATTGATAATATTGGTGAGCTTTTAGTTATTGTTACAAGAGTTGAGAAAGAAAATTATTCTATCATTGTGACACCAAGTTACGATGAATGTTTTGTGTATAGTAAATAATTCTAAATTATAATAGGTAGGTGCAAAATGGGAAATAAAAATTATGTTGTATATCACCTACACACGGAAGATAGCCTTTTAGATAGTTGTACTAATTATAAACTTTATGTTGATAAAGCAGTAGAACTTGGACAAAAGGCTATTGCTTTTAGTGAACACGGTAATATCTATAACTGGATAGAAAAGAAAATGTATTGCGATGAGCATAATATTAAATATATCCACGGTATTGAGTGCTATCTAACAGAAACGCTTGATGAAAAGGTTAGAGATAATTATCATACTGTTCTGTTGGCAAAGAATTATGATGGTGTAAAAGAAATTAACAACTTGATTAAATTGTCTACAAGAGCAGACCATTATTATTACAAACCAAGAATTACATTTGATGAGTTTTTTGCGCTATCTGATAATGTTATTAAAATTAGTGCTTGCCTTGCTTCGCCATTAAATAAGCTACGATATGAGTTAGATAAGCCTCTTTATAGACGAGAAACAGGCATACAATACGATAGGCTTTGTAAAAAGTATGATTATTTTGAAATTCAGCCACACATAAATAGCAAGGAACAAAAGAACTACAATAAGCATTTATTAAAGTTATCAAAAAAATATAATACACCACTTATTATGGGAACAGATACACATTCATTGAACGCATATAAGGCAGAATGTCGTTCTATTTTACAGTTGTCAAAAAGAATTGAGTTTTCTAATGAGGACACATTTGATTTAACATATAAGTCTTATGATGAACTTGTAGAAATGTGCAAGGAACAAAATTGTTTTCCTATTGATGTTTATTTAACTGCCATTGAGAACACTAATGTTATGGCAGATAGTATTGAGAACTGGACATTAGATAAAAAGGTCAAATATCCTAAGTCTTATGATAATGAAGAATATGTGCTTAAACAACGCATATTTGAAATGTACAAAGATAAAGTTCGGCGTGGCGTTATTACAAATGATAAACGATATATCGACAACATTAAAGAGGAATTACGAGTATTCAAAAAAATCAATATGATTGGTTTTATGTTGTTTATGAGTGAATTAATGTGTTGGTGTAAAGAAAATGGTATTCCAACTTCTCCTTGCCGTGGTTCTGTTGGCGGTAGTACAGTGGCTTATATTACAGATATTATTGATGTAGACCCCGTTAAATGGAACACTGTATTTTCACGATTTGCAAATGAGGATAGAGTCGAGGTCGGTGATATTGATGTAGATATTGCGCCAGACCAAAGAAAACTTGTATATCAACATATTATTGATAAGTTCGGAACAGATAAAACGGCATATATACTTGCTATGGGCACAATTTCAGACAAAGGCACAATAGATGATATTGGAAGAGCATTAGGAATTAAGTGGAGTAGAGAGCACAACGGTGGTGAAAATCCATATTCATTAGCAAATGTTGCTAAAATCAAAGAAGAATATGATATAAATGCTGAAGCAACGAAAGAAAAATATCCTGAATTATTTTATTATTTTGATGGACTTTTAGGAACTGTTGTTTCACAATCAATGCACCCTGCTGGAATTGTTGTAAGTCCTATAACACTACCCGATAATTATGGTGTGTTTTGGGGCGAAAATAAAGAAAAAGAAAAAGTCTTAATTCTTTCGGTAAATATGGAAGAAGTACACGAATGTGGACTTGTAAAATATGATATTCTTGGTCTTAAAAATATTCAAATTCTTAGAGAATGTTGTAAGTTTGCTGGAATAAAATATCCTGCCGCACACGAAATTAACTGGGAAGATGAAGAAGTATGGAAACACATTACAGATAGTCCTGTCGGCATATTTCAATTTGAGTCACCTTTTGCCTATGAATTATTAAAGCAATATCAGCCAAGAAAGATAAACGACTTATCATTAGTAAATGCAAGCCTTAGACCATCAGGAACAAGCTATCGAGATAGATTGATTGCCAGAGAAAAAAATAAAAATCCGTCTAAACAGATTGATGATTTGTTGAAAGAAAACGGTGGCTTCCTTGTATTCCAAGAGGACACAATTAAATTTTTGCAAGATATTTGTGGTCTATCTGGAAGTGAGGCGGACAATGTAAGGCGTGCCATTGGTAGATTTCTGCCGTTTGTTGCAGTGATGTAGCAAATTATTATCGAGCAAAATCGGTGAACCCTAAAATATAGTTTAACTATATCAAGGAAATACCGAGGTAAATATCAAGATTGCGAAAGGCTTGGTATCACCGTAGAGCGTAGGTGCTGAATAAATATAATGCGCCCAAGAGTGTTCGACAACTCATTGAGTTGAAAATGTACGCCGAACTCATAGGAAACTGTGAGAAGTAGAGGATAAAAAGCCTCTGCGATAACATATTGAGAAAACAAATGGATAGGCTTGAAAAAGCATTGCCACAAATTTTAGATGGATATTGCAATAAATCAGACAAACCGAGAGCAGTGGCAGAAGAGGAAGCAAAAACATTTTTACAAATTATAGAAGATAGCGCTTCTTATCAATTTGGATATAACCATAGTACAGGATATTCGATGGTAGGATATTTATGTGCATATATGAGATATTATTATCCGCTTGAATTTATCACAGCATATCTAAATTGTGCTGGTAGCAATCTAAAGGACATTGAAAGTGGCACAGAATTAGCAAAACAGTTTGGTATAGAAATTAGACTACCTAAATTTAGACACTCTAAAGGCTCATATTGGTTTGACAAAAAAGAAAATTGTCTATATAAAGGCATAGGTTCGATTAAAGACCTTAATGTAGAATGTGGTGAGTATTTGTATTCACTAAAAGATAAACATTACAAGTCTATTATAGCTCTTATGAGTGATTTGCCCAAAAAAATTGTTAGTTCTAAAAAGTTAGATATTCTTATCAAAATAGGGTTTTTTGATGAATTTGGAACAATAAATAATTTGCTTGAACAGATAAAGATTTATAATCAGTATAATGGTAAAAAGCAGATTACAAAAAATAAGCTCACCGATGAAGAAATTAAACTAATATCCACCTGTTGTGAAAAAGAGACAGATAAAATGTTTAAGGGTATTGATAATGTAAAATTGATGAACGCTATTTATAAATCTAAGAAAATACCTAAAACAACGGATTTAACAAAAGCTCATTATCAACTAAAACTAATTGGTGGTACGAATGTTATTATACCAGATAGTGAATATTACGGCATTGAGTTGACCGAAACAAATAGTTACGGAACACCATTTATTACATTATATGATTTTCAGAATGGTAAAACAAAGCAATTCAAATGTAATAAAAAATGGTATAAAGATTATCCGTGTGAACAGGGAGATATAGTTGAGGTTGGATTTACGCAAAAGAAAAAAGTTAGATTTATTGGAACTGACGAAAACGGCAAAAATATTTATCAGCCGACTGGTGAGTATGAAGATATAATTAAAATGTATGCAATTCAGAATATGGAGGTTTAATTATGAATGTGTTAAGTTTATTTGATGGTATTTCCTGCGGGCAGCTTGCATTTAAGCGTTTGGGAATAGCCTTCGGCAATGAGAGAGATAGTAACAGATACTTTGCAAGTGAAGTAAACAAATATGCAATACAAGTTACAAAAAAGAATTTTCCTAATACCATTGAAATTGGAGATGTGAGAAATGTTCATTATGAAAATGGTGCATTATATAAAGATTGTGAATATAAATCACAGAAATGGCATTTAGGTGAAAAAGTAGAAGATATAAGTTTTGATTATCTTATTGGCGGATCACCTTGTCAAAATTTTAGTTTTGCCGGTAAAATGAATGGTATGAGCACAAAAACAGACCAAAAAATCACTACATTAAAGCGCTATCTTGAATTAAAAGACCAAAATTATGAATTTGACGGATATTCTTATTTATTTTGGGAATACATTAGATTGTTAAATGAAGTTAAACCAAAGTATTTTTTACTTGAAAATGTAAGAATGAAAAAAGAATGGCGAGATGTTATTGATTGTGTTTTAGGAATAGAACCTATTGAAATAAACAGTGCTTTAGTTAGCGCACAATCCAGAAAAAGATTGTATTGGGTTGGAAAGAAAAATAACAATATATATGAAAAAATTGACATTCAACAACCACGGGATAAAGGCTTAATTATTAAAGATATTTTAGACTATGGTAATTTACAAAATGAATATGTGCCTTATGGAGTAGATAAAAGGTATAAACAATATTTTGATAAGCATAATGATATTCCACAGCATTTTTGTGCTTATAATAATTGTGCTGTAAGCACAAAAACACCAACAATGACAACAAAGAGCGGAAGTGGCTATGGTAGTGGAGCAGTAACAAACATTTTGCCTATTTGTCTAAATAGTAAAAGTGGAAGAAATGGAATTAAAAGATTGCAACCAAGTTTGCAAGATAGAATTTACTCTATTGATGGCAAACATACAGCCTGTACAACTTGTTATATGCCAAAAATTGCAAAATCAATAAATATTGGTTTGTTTCCATTAAAAGACGGCACATTGTCTAATCATATACAAAATAGAATTTATGATATTAACGGAAAGTCTGTAAGTATAAAGTCTGGTGGCGGCGGTCTTGGTGCAAATACTGGTTTGTATGCTACAAATGAAGTGCCATTATATGAAGTAAAAAACGGAATGATAAAAATAAACGACAACACATTTCCTATCAAACTTCCAGATGGATATTACATTATTAGAAAACTATCTCCGCTTGAATGTGAAAGATTGCAAACATTAGACGATAATTATACCGATTGTGTATCAAATAATCAAAGATATAAAGCTATCGGAAATGGATGGACAGTAGATGTAATTAAACATATTTTAAGTTATACATTAAATTAAAGGAGTTAAATTTATGAAAAAATTACTTGTTGCTTGCGAAGAAAGCCAAAGAGTATGTATAGAATTTAGAAAAAAAGGATGGGAAGCATACTCTTGTGACATTGTATCAAATGGGGGGGCACCCAGAGTGGCATATTAAACAAGATGTTCTTCCATTATTAAATGGAAAATGTGAATTTATCACAGAGGATGGTATAAAACACGAAATAAAAGGAAAATGGGATATGATAATCGCACATCCACCTTGCACATATCTTGCAAATACTGGAAACAGGCATTTTAATGTAGAAAAATATGGAGACAAAGCAAGACAAAGACTAAAAGATAGAGAAAAAGCGTTTGAGTTTTTTATGAAATTTGTAAATGCAGATTGTGAAAAAATTGTTATAGAAAACCCTATTGGCTATTGTAATACACATTATAAAAAACCAACGCAAATTATTCAACCTTGGTGGTTTGGGCAGCATTATACAAAAGCAACTTGTTTGTGGATAAAAGGCGTAAACCAACTTATTCAAAGCGTAAAAGACAAACCAAATGATTGTAAGTCTTATGCTTGGGAAACAATGTATGACGAAAATGGAAAAACAATTTCTTTGGGTTCTGATGAGAGTAAAAAACTAAGAAGCAAAACATTCCACGGAGTTGCAAAAGCAATGGCAGAGCAATGGGGATAAAATTTTCATAAATTAACCCTTGACAAATTCCTCTTTTTATGATATAATTGCTATATCAATAGAAAGGGGAATTTTTATTTTGTTGTATCATAAAGAAATCTACTGGAAACCAAGTTTTGATAATGTATTTAGGGCTTCTTGGTATGGTGTAAAGTATATTGACTTTACACAACATATGCAAGAACGACTTAAAGAAAAACATATAAATTATAGAACCGCAAAACTTGCCCTAAATAGAATTATATACGGTGGCAAAGGTGAAATATTTGAGGTAGAAACAGATAAAGAAGGAAATCCATTTAAGTTTTCGGTAAGAACAGAATATGATAAAAATAGAGACATTACATTTGTATTTTTAAGAAAAAACAAAAAGTTTATAATTAAAACAGTATGGCTAAATAATAAAATAGATAAGCACGATAGTTTGAATTTTAATAAATATGAAAGAGGTTATAAAAAATGCAATTAAGAGTAAAAGCAAGAGTAGTTAAAGAAATATATCACAATGACAACTTTTATATTCTTGCGCTTTCTCCTATGCAAGAAAATAAAGACCTTGTAATCAGTCAATATGGAACATTTACCTGCAAAGGCGAATTGTCTATGCTGACGGTGGGGCAAGATTATGAATTAGTCCTTGAGGAAATGAACAGCGACAAATATGGCACTTCATACAAAGTAATTGATGTTCCAAGTCTAAATGTAGATGATTTAACAGACGATGATGAAATGCAAATTTTGCGTCAAATTACAACAGACAGCCAAGCCGAATATGTACACAAAGCATATCCTAATTTTATCAGACTAATTATTAACGGCGAAGAAGATAAGATTGATATAAATAAAATATATAATGTTGGAGTAACTCGATTAAACATATATAAACGGCTTATCAACGAAAAATTTAGATATTATTATCTTATGAACCAAACGCAGCCTTATGAAATTTCAATGTCAGATTGTAAGTTATTGCTTAATAAATATAGGACAATCGAGGAATGTGTTTATAGGATTGAGAGTGAACCATATTATACTCTTATGGAGATTTTAGGGCGTACTTTTGAACATATTGATAAAATGATATTGGATGCTCAACCAGAACTAAAAGTGTCTGAAAAACGCTGTGAAGCGCTAATTATTGGTGTTCTGCGCAGAAATGAGATTGACGGCTCTACAAGGCTATATGCAAATGATTTGTTTTATTATATCAAAGAAGAATATGATGCCAAAGAGCTGTTGCCTATGCTAAAAGATGTTGCCGTAAAAAGTGATTTGATTTACTTTGACGAAGAAACAAAAGATTTGTCAATTATGTCAACATATTTAGCAGAATGTAGAATTGCGGAGTTTGTAAAAGAAAAGATTAGAAATAGTAAAAAACTTAATATTGATTATACTAAGTATAAAAATATTGATGATTTTACTATGAGCGATATGCAGTTGAACGCATTGAAGGTTTTTTGCGAGAGTAATATCAGTATTTTGGCAGGGAACTCCGGAAGTGGAAAAAGCCAACCTATTGACACTATTATTCCAACACCTATTGGCAATAGAAGATTGGGCGATATTAAAGTTGGTGATTATGTTTTTGACCGACTTGGAAATCCAACAAAAGTATTAGGTGTATTTCCCCAAGGAATGAAAGATTGTTATACTGTCACACTTCGTGATGGAAGAAAAACACAGTGTAACGATGAGCATTTATGGAGTTATTATACAAGCAAGGGTAATTTATATACTAAAACATTAAGGCAAATGATTGATGACGGTTTATATAATTATTCAAATGGGAGTAAAATGAATAAATATAAAATACCGACCAATAAAGCTGTTGAATATCCAAAAAGGGATTTTGATGTTGACCCTTATGTAATCGGTAGTTTTATTGGAAATGGTTGTTGTAGAGAGCGGGCTTTAACATTGTCGAGCGGAGACGAAGAGCAAGTAGCAGAAGTGGCAAGACTAATTAGTGCAAAATCCTATAAAAAAAGCAAATACTCTTATTCTTGGCATTTTTATACTCCAAATCCTCATAATTATACTATTTACTACCAAACAAAAGAAATTCTTGGCAAATATTCAAATGAAATCTGCCAACTTTCAGGCAATAAAAGAATACCTAATGAATATAAATATTCTTCTATTGAACAAAGATATAGTTTGTTGCAAGGGCTATTTGATACAGATGGACACATTTCAAACGAACCTCCAAGATTTAATGTAGCATATTCTACTACAAGTTATGGACTTGCTAAAGATATTCAAGAGGTATTATTTAGTCTTGGATATAGTTGTTCATTAAGCATAGATAAAAGACCAAATAGAAACGATTGTTATTCTATCAATATTCTAATTCCAAATGAAGATAAATATAAATTATTTAGATTATCAAGAAAGAAAGAAAGAGCATTAAAAGCAAAACAATATAAAAAGCATAGAATATATGATAAAATTTCCATTGTAGATGTAAAAAAAGAGTCATATCAAAAAGAAATGGTGTGTATTCTTGTTGATAACGATGAACATTTATATTTAACAAATGATTATATTGTTACGCATAACACCTCTTCTGTAAAAGGTCTAATTTCTCTTATGGAAGATAATAATTTAACTTATACTCTTTTATCTCCAACTGGTAAAGCTGCAAGAGTTCTTTCTGAAAGCACAGGACGAAAAGCATATACAATTCATAAGCGTTGTTTTTCTGGTGACATTGATACAGATGTTATTATTGTAGACGAGTGTGGTATGGTATCGCTTGATGTGTTCTGTATGTTATTGACTTCAATTTCAAATCCAAATGCAAGAATTGTTTTTGTTGGCGACCCTGCTCAGTTGTCCTCAATCGGTCTATCTAAGATTTTTGATGATTTAATCAAATCAAATATTGTGCCAATGACAATGCTAACAGAAATTTTTAGATATAAGAGCGATGGTTCTCTTTTTGTTGCAACAAACATTCGTCAAGGTAAGAACTTTTTTAACGACAAAGAATTTGTAAAATATGATGACAGTACATTAGAATATTCTGTAAATGATAATTATAGGTTTATTTTAACAGACGATATTCTAAACAGAACTGTTACAGAATATAAAAAACTGCTACAAAAAGGAATTAAAAAAGAAAATATCTTAGTGTTATCGCCGTTTAATGTTGGTCTTTTTGGCACCTATGCAATTAACAATGAAATTCAAGAAATGGTAAATCCTGCAAAGCCAAATGAAAAGGTACAGATAAGGAATATAAATAAAACAAAAATTATATTTAGAACTGGCGATTTAGTTATTAACACAAAAAATGACTATGAAGCAGTTAAAGCAGATAATTATTATCAATGTGCAGAAATTGAAGGCGCATCTGTGTCTGATTATAATGACTATGCTACTGTTGTTAATGGACAGACAGGAATAATTAGAGATGTAGTTGATGATGGACTTATTGTTCAATTTGACGAGGATTTGATTTATGTTGATAAATCAAAGTTAAATCAATTACTATTAGGTTATGCCATTAGTGTTCATAAGTCGCAAGGTTCTACAACCGATTATAGCATTAACATTGTATCTAATGCACATAAAAAAATGCTTACAAGGGGTTTACTTTATGTTGCAACTACACGGTGCAAAAAAGCACATATTGACATTGGAGACATTAACGCTTTTAAGTATGCACTAACCGTAGATGATAATGACTTAAGACAAACTTGGCTATTAGATTTATTAACAAAAAATGCTTGACATATTACAAATTATATGGTATAATTAAACTACAAAGTTACGAAAGGATGATTTTAATTAGTAGTAAGAAAAAGAATGTTCGACTTATATTCTGTTCAATAGTGTATTTTATTTGTATTGGTAGTATTTGTGCTATTGCAATTATGGTAGCACATACAAATAAGCAACTTGAAGACAATCTATACAAACAAGAGCAAATTGTAAGTGCGCAAAAAACAGAGATTAACTCTTTGCGAACAAAGAATAATGATTTGGTATATCAAAGAAATACTCTAATTGATGAAAATAAAGAGTTGAAAAAGAAAAATGATAGTCTATCCAAATCAAACAAAAGTCTGAAAAAGCAGATTAAAAAGTTGGACTCACAAAAGCAAGATAATATTACATATAGCGCAAACTCTAAGTCAAAGGGTACATCTAAGTCAAAGTGTTCATTATCTGTCCCCGCAAATATGCACTTTAAGTCTTATACAAACTATCGTTGTCTAAGTAGAAGTTCTGCTCAATGGAGACTGCAAGAAAAGGCATATACAGACAATAATGGTCTTAGAAAAGTTGGCAATGATTATCTTGTTGCTATGGGTAGTTATTATGCAAAGAGCCTTGGAGACAGATTTAGAATTACAACATCTACTGGTAATGTATTTACTGTAATGATTTGTGATTTTAAGGCAGACGGAGATACAAATTCAACACATCAATATACGAATAATGGATGTATGATTGAGTTTTATGTTGACAACAATCTAAACTCTAAAGCTAAACAAATGGGTGATATTTCATACATTAAAGGCTTTAGTGGCAATATTACAAAAGTAGAAAGACTGTAAAGGAGAAAGATATGCGTATTAACACAGATAATATCATCAACTCTAACACAAAGCAAAAGGTTAATGTATTTATTTCACAACCTATGCAAAATAAGACCGATGGCGAAATCAAGGCTGCAAGAAATGAAGCAATTAGCCTTGTAAATAGCATTTTTGACAATGCAACAATTTTAGATAGTTATTTTCCAGACTATCCGTATAGCGAGTACAATAATATCAATAAGAGCCTTTGGTACTTGTCAAAGTCTTTAGAGGTGCTCGCACAAGCAGATTATGCAGTTTTCTTGCCCGGATATGAAAATGCTCGTGGATGTGCACTTGAAAAGGAGTGCTGTGATAAATACGGAATAAATACAATTTTATTAAAGGAGTAATTTATGGCGAGTTTGTATGAAATCAATGAGAAACTTGAGTCTGCTATTGAGTTTGGCTGTGACCCCGAAACAGGAGAGTTTATTGATGAAAATGGTCTAAATGACCTTTATATGAAACTCAATGATAAGATTGAAGGTGTTGCACTTTATCAAAAAAACCTTGAGAGCGAAGCAGAGGCGATTGATAAGGAAATTCAGTCACTAAAAGAGCGTAAAGAGAGAAAGCAAAAAAGAGCAGAAAGTATGAAAAAATATCTTAGCAGTTATCTACTTGCTAAAGATATGAAAAAGTTTGAAACGCCAAAGGTAGCTATTAAGTTTAGAAAGTCTACTGTGGTTGAAATTTTAGATGAAAAAATGTTGCCCGAAAAGTTTGTTAAGACTGTCGTAAAGACTGAAAGTAAACCTGACAAAAAGGCTATTAAGGACTACTTAAAAAAGCATAGTGGTGAAATTGTAGATGGTGCTATGTTGGTCGAAAAGCAAAATATTTCAATCTCATAAGGTGATTTTATGAATAAGTATATTGAATTTTTTAATGACATTGATTTTGGTAATATTCAATATTACAAGAATGTAAAATATCGAATATCTAAAGAAAACGGCACTACTTATATATTAAATCACGGCAAAGAACCATTTTTAGTGCCTAAGAAATTTGAGAATAAAGATTATAGAATTGGAGATATTTTAGTTGATTAAGATTGAAAATGTAGATGTGTCAGGCTGGGAAGCTGCAATCAGAGGTATGCGTAATCCGCTAAACTCTTGGGATAAGAGCGACAGTCACTATGGTTGTGGATATGGTGAAGATTATACTTATCCGACTTGTGGAGATATTTGTATGGATAAATGCAAATACATTATTGGCGATAATGACTTATCACTTATGAAACGGCTTGCAAATGCTGGAACAGACCATCGTAAGTTTTTGCGTATAATAAATGTTACTATGGATATTACTGCACCTTTATATTGGTGGAAAGAGTTTGACACATATAAAGTAGGTACAGTTGCTAACTCTTGCTCAACGATGCACAAGATTGCGGAGAAAGAATTTACATTAGATGATTTTAGTTGTGAACATTTAATCACACAAGCAAAAGATAAGTTCAAAAATATCGTTGACGATTTGAATGGTTATCGTGACATATTCGTAAATTGGGAAAAGCAAGATGAACTTATCCAACGAGCGTTTGAATATAATAAAAAACAAGCTTGGTGGCAGATGATACAACTTTTGCCGAGTTCTTATAATCAGCGCCGGACTGTTCTTCTGAACTATGAGGTTTTGGCTAATATCTATAAGTCTCGTAATAATCATAAACTGAACGAGTGGTCTGTTGGGTTTATGGATTGGATTAAGAGCCTACCATATTCTGAACTGATTACTGGAGAGGAGAAAAAAAATAATGTCAAAGGCTTATAAGTGTGATATTTGTGATAGTTTTTATGATAATAACGAAATTCTTACTGCCGCACAAACAGAGAATCCTTGCAATTATATTAGACTCAATAATTGTATAGTCCAGTTAGTAGAATATAACACTAAGTATGATAGAGATATTTGTCCAAAGTGTACTGAAAGACTGCAACAAACAGTAAATGACATTATAAAAGGAGAAATTAAACAAAATAATATTGATTAAAAGGTGGTGTAAAAAAGTTGAATAAGAAAGAAGCCGCAACGCTTGCTTATAATTTGATTTGCGGGCTTGCCGATATTAACGATAGTGAGTTTGTAGATAATATTATTTCTGCCGTACAAGATGGCGCAGAATATGATATTGAAGATATGTTAATTGAACTTGAGGCTGGTGAATACGATTGATTGTACTGATTGGTGAGAGCGCCAGTGGAAAGTCTACAATAGAAAAAGAACTAATTAAAAACTTCAAATATGAAAAAGTTATAACATTTACAACACGACCAATTAGAGATGGAGAACAAAACGGAAAAGACTATTGGTTTGTGTCTGAAAATGAATTTAACTCATTAAAGAGCAAACAACATTTTTTTGAAACGGCTGAATATAACGGGTGGCAATATGGTTCTCCTATTATTAAAGACCCAAAAGACAAAGTAATTATTGTTACTCCAAAAGGGCTTAGAGCACTACAAAGAACTTATAATAAAAAAGACTTTGTTAGTATATATGTTAAAACGCCACGCAGAGAACGACTTATTAGACTACTCAAGCGTGGAGACGATATAGAGGAGGCGTATCGGCGCAGTTTGTCTGATGTCGGTATGTTTGATGGAATTGAAAAAGAAGTAGATGTTGTTGTAAATAATACAGATAATCACAATATTCACACTCTGTGTTGTAATATTGTGATTATAATAAACACATTAAGGATGGTGATGATTATTGATTGAAAAAATATATCTCGCTGGTGGTATGCAGAACTTAACATTTAAGGAGCAAACCGAATGGCGAGATTATATTAAGCGGTCACTAAAAAATGACTATCTAAAACTGGAAATTGTAGACCCAACAAATTATTATAATTTTGAAACGGTTGCATATGACAGTAATAGAGAAGTCAAAGAATGGGATTTGAACGAAGTTAGAACAAGCGATTTAATTATCGTTTATTTTAATGACCCAAATTCCATTGGAACAGCACAAGAATTACAATGTGCAAATGAACACAATATTCCTGTGATTGGAATATATGAAAATCAAGAGAATCGTGAGCTTGAAATGCTTGGTAAACCGACAATTAAACTTCACCCTTGGTTAGTAGAATCTTGTAATAAGATTTTCGACAACAGAGCAGAATGTGTTGATTATATTAAGAAATTTTACTTAGATGGGAGAAGGTTGGTTTAATGCAAGTAATTAAAAGAGATGCGACAATAGAACCTTTTGATAAATCAAAAATTGTTAAAGCAATCATATCTGCAATGGAAGAAGGTAATGGAACAAAAGAAGATATTGCCAACAAAATAGCAGATGAAATAGAGAAAAAATATAAGGCAGATGATACAGATGAGATAGATATTTCTGATATTGAGTTAGATGTATTTAATAGCCTTATTTCTCATAAACAAAGATTAACTGCAAGAGCATACGAAAGTTATCGCAGTATTAGAGAATTTCAAAGAGATATTGACAACAGTACAGACGGCGAATTGCTAACCTTGCTGTCAAATAATAATGACTATTGGAAAACAGAAAACTCTAATAAAAATGCCACCCTTGTAACCACACAAAGAGATTATATGGCTGGTATTGTTAGTAAAGATTTAACAGAAAGATTTTTGTTGCCGCCCGATGTAGTACAGGCACATAAAGAAGGAATTTTACATTTCCACGATATTGACTACTTTGCACAATCTGCTCTTCATAACTGCTTTGATAGAAACACAAAATTTATCACAGCAGATGGAGTAAAAAGTTTTTATGATTTTGAAAACGGAGATACAACAACCGTATTAACAAAAAGTGGAGAGTGGAAAAAGGCAGTTGTTCATAACTATGGAAAAGATAAACTTTATGAATATACATTTTATAATGGAAAAAAGCAACATACACAAAAGGTTTTAGCAACAGAAAATCATAGATGGTATCTAAAAGATAACTCTGTTACAACAAATCTTAAAATTGGAGATAAACTTTTTAAGGCTCCAAGTATATACAAGCAAGATATAGAGTATGAAAAACTGTCAGATAATGAGAAACTAATGTGGTGTAAGGGATTCGCTCTTGGAGATGGAACGGTTGAATTTAATGGAGCTAATAAACATTTGAATTCAACACGCATTAGACTGTGTGGAAATAAAAATGATAAATGGTTAGATAGATTCAATATAAACGATTGTAAAATTAGAAAACAAAAATTTAAGAATGGAGACCATTCTGTTGTTGTCTATAATTACCACAAAGAAATTCCGACATTTAATTCAATAAATGAAATAAAATGTTTTTTTAATGGACTTTATTGTGCAGACGGGCGTATTTCTGCGACAAAAAATGGATATATAAATTATAGAATCCAAAGTAGCGATAAAAGCGTAATTGATTTTATTAAGAAATATGCTCCTGTTGTTGGATTATATATAACAAAAGAAAATGAATTAACTGGTGAAAAAACAAATTTTACAACAGATAACGGAAGAAAATATACCATTTTGTTTTCATTAAATCCAAATTTTTCTTTTAATTATACTGTATTAGATAAAAAATTTATAAAAGAAGATGATGTATGGTGTTTAAGTGTAGAAGAAGAGCATAACTTTGTTTTATCAAATGGAATTGTAACAGGAAACTGCGACTTGATAAATCTTGATGATATGTTGCAAAATGGAACAGTCATAAACGAAGTTAAGATAGAAAAACCGCATAAATTCATAACTGCTTGTACAATCACAACACAAATTATTACAAGCGTTGCCAGTAGTCAATATGGCGGTTGTAGTATAACGCTTACTGCGCTTGCACCTTTTGTAAGAGATAGTTATAATATTTATTATAACAAATATCTCAACAGAGGAATTGAGGAAGAAAAATCAAAAAAATACGCTATGCAAGAACTAAAGAAAGAGATTGAAGATGGCGTACAAACATTTAATTATCAAATCAATTCAATGTCAACAACAAATGGGCAAGCACCTTTTATTACTGTCTTTATGTATCTTGGAGAAACAGATGAATATAAAGATGAACTTGCAATGATTATTGAGGAATTTCTTAATCAACGCATAAAGGGAATGAAAAACAGAAAAGGAATTTATATCACACAGGCATTTCCTAAACTGATTTATGCGCTTGAGGAAGATAATATTCACGAAGATAGCAAGTATTGGTATTTAACAGAGTTATCGGCTAAATGTAGTGCAAAGAGACTCGTTCCTGATTACATTAGCGAAAAAGTAATGAGAAAACTTAAAGAAGGAAATTGTTTTCCCTCGATGGGTTGCCGGAGCTTCCTTGCTCCATATAATGATACTGAAAATATTGCAAACGCAAAGAATTACAAGCCCGGATATAAGTTCTATGGAAGGCTAAATAAAGGGGTTGTAACAATCAATCTTCCTGATGTAGCATTATCTGCCGATGGTGATATTGATACATTTTGGAAAATATTTGATAAGCGACTTGAATTGTGCAGAAAAGCACTATATTGTAGATACCTTAAACTAAAAGGCACATTATCAGATGTTGCACCTATTCTATGGCAAGATGGTGCATTAGCAAGATTAAAGCCCGGAGAAACTATTGACAAATTACTTGTCGGTGGATATTCGAGTATATCTCTTGGGTATGCTGGACTTTACGAATGTGTAACTTGTTTAACTCATAAGCCTTATCTATCTGAAGAGTCCAAAAATTTGGGCTTACAGATTATGCAACATATGAATAATAAGTGCGCAGAATGGGACAAAACAGATAATTTAGGTTATTCTATTTATGGTAGCCCAATCGAATCAACTACATACAAATTTGCTAAATGCCTTAAAAAGCGTTTTGGTAACGATGTATTTATTAAGATTGACGGCAGAGATAGAAATTATATAACCAACAGTTATCATTATCCTGTATTTGAACCGATTGATGCCTTTGGTAAGTTAAAGTTTGAAAGCGAATTTCAAGCGTTGTCAACAGGTGGTTATTTCTACATACCTTGGATAGCCACCTCAAACTATGTGAACTGTTTGCTTAACAGGTGTGGAATAATCCGCTAACGGTGGACTCATAAGACAATACCGTGCCAAGCCTATATTCATAGGAAGGTGTATCGACTAATTAGTAGGGTTGAGATAAGCACAATCCGAAGCGCATAGGGTGTAAAGCAGAGTTGTCCTGCTACGCTAAGATATAGTCAGAAGGAAAATTAAATGTATAAATGTGATTTTTGTGGAAGAGAAAGTTTTAAGAAAATTAGATATGGTGGGCATACAGTTTGCTCAAAACATATGCACCAAATGAATAAGTATGGAAAAGTATTAGACAATATCCCAAGAACAAATAATGACCTAAATGATTTTGTCATAAAAGGAAATCTTGTTTATTTTAATGTTTATAATCAAAAGAATATTAAAATAGGTGAATTTTTTATTGATAAATGCGATTTAGACAAAGTGATATGGCATAAGTGGAGAATGAGCAATGGGCATATTGTCACAGGTCAACCAGCTAAGAAGCAACAAAAAGATATTGGACACATTATTTTAGATAGTATTCCAAGTACAAATTCAGTGGTAGACCATAAGGACGGAAATCCTATGAACAACACAAGAAAAAACTTGCGAATTTGTCCTCAAAATAAAAATATATTAAATAAAAAGTATATGAGTAATAATACAAGTGAATTTATTGGAATTGCTTATAGAAAAGACAGAAATGCTTATGACCCCGAAATCAGAATAGAGTATAAAAGATGTCATTTGGGATATGAAAAAGACAAAAGATATGCCGTATATAAAAGATATGTAGCAGAAGAATTATTATTTGGCGAATATGTAAACAAAGAAGAGCACAATAAAAAGAAAAAATTTACAGACGATATTCCACAAAACATTAAAGACGAATTGAAAGAAAAAACAATTCAAAAACTAAAATCAAAGAACCTTTGGCAATAAGTTATGTAGAAGTGCCAAATATGCAAAACAATATATCCGCTGTCTTATCCGTAATTAAGTATATTTACGACAATATTATGTACGCAGAACTTAATACAAAAAGTGACTATTGCCAAGTCTGCGGATTTGATGGTGAGATACAAATAGTTAAAGATGAGAGCACAGGAAAATTGATTTGGAAGTGTCCTAAGTGTGGTAATACAAATCAAGATAAAATGAATGTGGCTCGCAGGACTTGCGGTAGAAATATATTGCCGCAATATAAAGTAATTGAAATTCACGGGAAATCTAAACACTAAATGTGCAAGACAATCGTGAGCCAAGTCTATTAAACATAATCTAAAGGGTGACAAAAAATATACACAATCAATAAGGTTAAAACATATCCAAACCACGATATTAAACAAGTAAAGATTGATAATAAAATATATTATGTGTGTAATGTTTGTGGCAGATTGATGTCAAAGAAAATTTCCGCAAATAAAAAAGTATGGTGCAATAAACACTATAAGCAATTAAAGAAATATGGTAAACCAATAGATACAAACCCACGAACGATTCTTGATAGAAATGAAATAAATATTGTTGGAGATATTGCATATATCAATATTTACAACGATAAATGTGATGTAATAACCGTCACAACAATAAACGCTGATGATGTAGATAAAATTAAAAATACAAAGTGGAAATTATCAAATTCTGGCTATATTATGAACAGCCCGAAATTTGGTGGCTCTAACATACATTTATCAAGAAGAATATTGGAAACAGATAACTTTGTAGACCATATAGATGGCAATACACTAAATAATTGTAGATATAATCTAAGACAAGTGACAAAATCACAAAATCAAATGAATGTAAATTATAAAGGCGTATGTAAAACAAAATCTAATAAATTTTATGCACACATTAAAATCAATCAAAAACTATTAAATCTTGGTACTTATGCAGATGAAGAAGAAGCATTATATGCAAGATGGTATGCCGAAACCTTATTATTCAAAGAATTCCGTTATCCTAAAGAAGAACCAAATATTCTTGAAAACAGAAAAGAACAAATAAAAGATTATGTAGATAGAAAGGTGCAGAGACTATAATAATTAGCATTGCTCAACCAATCATAATGGAGAGAATGTAAGGCATAGTCCACTCCCCTAATAAATATCGGGAAACCGAGGGTATAAAGGTATATAGGAACAAACTTCTGGAACGAAGGACGAACACAAGAGATAAAAGAGCGTGTATTACACCTTTAAGAGCCAACAGAACGCTCTATAATCGTGTTTTACTGCTAACTAATGAAATTACATTAAGGAGTAACAAAATGAGATTTAACACTATTGTAAAGGGCGTAGATGAGGCTGGGTTTATTACATTTACGCAGGATGAACTTGATGAAATGCTGAAGGAGTCTTATCAGCGTGGCTACAATGATGGTATTTACCAAAATGTACCCGTTGAGACCGAACCTAATAACACTCGACCGCCTATTGTAAAATTTGTAGACGATAGTGAGTTTATTGCCTAATAAGTGAAAATTCATTAAAAACGAATGAAAAAAGCGAAAAATGGGGTAGGAATTTAATCCTACCCCATAATTTTTTATGCAACGATTATCACTTAACAAACTTTTTATTCTTATCTGCTTCCCAAATACAAAACCAGCCACTTGGGATTTCTGCCCATAGATTACCACTGGAGATTAACTTAGTGGATAATACATTTACTCTTGTGCCAGCCTTCAAGAAAGCATTATCGGTTAATTTCTTGCTTGTAGCAAACTGTCTACCATTTGTAGTCAAATCTTTAACTTTCTTTCGTCCTGTTGCCGCACCAGCACCCTTATAAATGCCTCTTTCGTTAGTCAGAGTATAAACCCCCGTTTTAATCTTAGGAGCTTTATGTTTGGGCTTAGGCTTGACATATGACACTAAATAATATGCGGGATTACGGTCAGCAGTAGCCTTACCCATTTGAGTTACATTTATAATACATCCAGTATCTGTTTTCTTTACAATACGCTTAGGACGGCTATACGCATTGTATTTTCCACTATACATCTGCGGGTCAAGAACCTGAATATTCTTTCCCTTCATCCTATAAGCAACAACAAAATGTCCAGCAGTAGAGAACACATTATAAGCATCACCTTGATTTGCGATAGCCATACCACCTTTTTTCAAGTGGGCAACTAACTTATTCTCATCCGTTGTAGTAGTGAAAGAAAAGCCCTTATTCGCCTTACAAAGCTCTGTAAGCAACTTTTTCACATTAGTACCATAGTTATCCCTACAACCGTGAGAAAGGCTAAATTTAGCCATCTTTGCGACTGTATAAAGTTCTTTTTTTGCAAGGTTATTAAACACCATACAAGACGAACATACACCACATCCGCTTGTCTTAATTGTTTCTTTCTTTTTTGTATTAGGATTATCATATCCTACCGAATTGTAATGTTCTTGATTGTAATAATACATAAATTACGCCTCTTTCCCATTAGCAATATTCTTTTTCATTTCTGTATATGCGTCCTCAATCAACGCTCTAATCTGTTCATCGGTCAAATCAATCTTATACTTTTTGCACATTTTTTTGACCTGTTCAGTAACATATTCTAATTTCTTTTCGCCGTTATTGTCACCAAACTGATTTTTAGCAGACACAACGAACTTGTAAACCCAAGTAGCAAGACCAGCAAAATTACTGCCTAAAATAGCATCTTTAACAGTCGGAAATACATACTTACCAAGTAAAAACGCAACGATTGCAATTACTAATTCGATTGCATAGAAAATAATATCATTCATTATCTACATCTCCCTCAGTTGTTTCTTCAGCGCTATCTCCATCTGAATAATTATTATCTAAATAATTATTATTGTCAGTATAATTACCATTTGGCTCACTGAAAGAAAATTTATTATATCTAAACACATTTTCAATAACAGACTTAATCAAATAAGCCCCAACAGTAACCTTAAACACATTACTAAGTTCTTGTGTTAAAGTATCACTAATGGTAATACCGAAAAACGGAACTACCATTGAATAAATCAAAAAGATTAAAAATGCGGCACTTAAAACGATAATAAGTCTTTTTGAAAATTCAACAGACCACAAAATAAAGCCTTGTGATTTGTCCTTAAAATTATTCTTAAAATTATTCATTATACACCTAATATATATCGAATACAATAAAAATCGTTAGCATATCCTATATTATTATTTCCAAAGTTATTATACCATCGAGGCGGAGGAAGTATAGTGCCTTCTCCAAGTCCATATTTAGGATATGTAAAATTTCCATTGTTGTCTACAAGTTTATCATCGTAAATATATACATATCTTAAAGCTGTCCCTTCCCACTCAAATTTATTAGAACCAAATAAATTAAAAGAATAACCGCGACCTTCTCCCATAATTGGAACAATAGTTTTTGGTATATATTCACAAGTAAACCAATAATTCTTTGGTGTATATTTCTTTGCCAAATTAGTATTGTTCGCATTATCAACAGGAGTTTTTGTCATTCTTGAAAATATAATAAGAATACCACTTTGTTGTTGTGATATTTTTTCTTTTAATTTATATTCATTTGTAACCACACCATTACTGTCATTAACTTCATTTCTTTGCCACAATATTTTAGAACCTTTGATAGTATCTCTCAAATCAAACATATCGTCCGATATACTCTTTAGTTCATTGTGCACAATATCTACCTTATTTTGAGTGTCGTGAAACGCAGTATTTATAACCCTATTTTCAACAGGATTTTTACTCGTATCGTTGAGTTTATCATCAACAGTTAAAAATCCACCATATGTACAACGAACAATATCTCCACTGCCCAATTTGTCATCATAATAAATTTTATTATCTTCACCATTATCGGTTTCTATCAATATTTGTTCGTCTTTTTTTTCGATTGCATTTATATTCTCAGCGCTATCTCTTTTTAGCGATATACTCATAATATCACCTCATTAAACGCCCAAAATGGCACGAATACAAAATTTTGAATTAGAATATTGTATGCCGTTTGTTCCAGTAACGGGTTTATTTGTCCAATATGAACTATATTGTGTCGCATTTGCACAATCAAACAAATTATATACATTGTCATTTATTTGTTCATCGTTAATATATAAATAATGTAGAGCCGTGCTACTCCAAGAAAATGTATTAGAACCAATCAATAAAAACGAATGACCTGCACCGGGGAATAATTCAACTTCTTTTTTATGCACAAATCGACTGATAAAATGATAATCTTGTGGTTTATAAAATGCAAGGCTTTGTCCCATATTTGGATTGCTCGCTTTGTGATAGTCTATATCTAAATCAGAAAACAAAATAATTATTCCTTGTTTTTGTTCACTTATTTTTTCACTTAAACTATATACTTGTGGCAAATCTTTTGTTCTGTTTCTTAATCCTGTTTCACCTGTTCCAGTGGCGTTCGGATAGACAGAATAACCATCGTCATCTGCTACTTTATCTCTTTGCCACAAAATCTTATATTCACCAAGACTATTCTTTATGTCATTTAGTGTATTAGCAACTGCTGTATTATTCTCTTGTGTTTTATTTAAGTCTATCGCCATAGACCTTACCCAAGATGACACCTCTTTATTCATCAATGGATTAGTGCTTGTTTCATCAAAACTTGTGTCAACATCGTTCGTGCCAGCAATTCTAATTCTCTCAATCGTTCCATCTGACTTTTTAACATCAGTAAACATTTTATTATTGAGACCAAGGTCAGTAGTCAATAAAATTTGTCCATCAACTTTATCTGTTGAATTTATTTCATCGAGTGTTCCTCTTTGAAAAACAACATCTGTTTTACTCATTTCACATTACCCCTTTCTTTAATACAATCTCGTAAGAGAAATGCTTTGAGTGTCATTTATTGAAATATTATTTATTAAATATCTTGCGGTAATTTCTTTACCATATTTATTTGGAAGTGTAATCTCAATAACTTCATTTACATCTAACCAATAAACAGGTACACAATTTATCTGTACGCCGTCATAAATTTTACAACGATTATATAATTCATATTTCGCACAATTATAGCAATCGGCATCGGTGTAAAGATTATCATAATCTCCGCCCTCAAGAACTATCGCTAAATCTCCGATTTCATTTATTGAAAATGAACTATTAGAACTCGTTTCGCTTACTTCACCTTGTGACTGTAAATGACCTAAATATTGAAAATATCCATTATCTTTGCCAGTTGTTTCATCTATATCAGCAACATATTTTGCTATATAATATTCACCGACAAATAAATATCCTCTGCCTTTCATTACTTTTTTATCTAACACAACATCTCCGTATTCAATACTAAAAGTATATTCAGGGAGTAGCTTACTATCAAATGTATCAATTTCTTTATCAACCGTAAATCCAATCAACATACCATCTGTATATTTATTAACACCAGCAATACCAAGTGTTACATTTCTACTTAACGGATTTATAGTAGTTTTTGCAACCCCGTCAGCATAATTAGAGCCAACATTGTGCGTTGTTCCATAAACATAAATATGATTTTTTACATTTTGAAAGTCGTTAGATATACTATAATCAATTAAAACATCTTTCCATAAGTTATCGTTTGCAATAATAGACATCTGATTAGAATCGTCATAAGGAATATATCCATATCTAAATACACCATCAACATCAAAATATATCTGCGTATGTGGGTATAATTCTACTAACTGATTTAACAACTCATAAGCCGTTGTTCCTCTTGCAACTCTTATATCATTTGGAACAGTCATATTATACATAGAAATATCATATTTTTTAATTCCTGCTTCTTTAAGTGTCGCTATCATAACATCTTTTATATTAGAACCCTGAGGAATAATATAATCGACACCACTATATACACCACCACGCATTGTAGTAAGTAATGCCATTAAGTCCGAAGCCTGAAATGATAAAGTGTTGTCATCTGCACTATATGCTCTGCTTGGGTCGTTTATAATATAAACGCCCATATTAGTCCATATAATCTCATCATTATGTATTTCTTTGATACCCATATAGATTTGAATATATTTATCAAACCATATCTTATTTCCTTTATCAATATCAAAAGAACTATCTGTGGGAATAAGACTTATACTACAAGTTCTCCGAATATCACTATCTGAACTAATTGAGAATGACGGATTTCCAATAACATTTCCTGTCAATTCTCCAATTTGCTCAAAATTCTTACTTAAAAGAACAATTTTAGAATATAAAAAACGGGAAGTTTGTTTTGCTACATTATATTCTGCTTGTGTTAAAAACATTAAAATCCTCCCATTATAAAATATCTACTAATCCATTATTATACAAATCTCTTTGATTATCCCATTCTCCTTGTTCTGCCCAAGAAAATGAAATGTCAATAATACCATTACCAGTAGACTGATTGTAAGCCATAGAAGGAGAGCTAATAACTTGAACAACCCAAATGTTCCCATTCCAATCTTTCAATATTTTTGACTTTCCATTAACTAAGAAGTTACTATATGATTGAGACAGCTTTGCAATGGTAAACCTGTCAATTTGATGATTTGTATAAAAACCATCATTAAATATAGTGCCACTTACTCCACCTGTAAGATAATTTATTGTACCATTTTGTATAACAACAGGATATTTCTTTCCTATTGGCTGCAAAGTACCAATAGATACATTTCTTGTGCCAGAATCATAACTAACATTCGCCATAAGTCTCATATGATTATTTTTATCAAAAACAAATACACCATTAAAGTCTGTATGTATGCTTTGAATTAAATAATCTCCCTCTGAGCCATCGTTATATGTTGGCACAAGAGCATATTCAAAATCCCTATTATTTGGAACTAAAAAGTCATTAAAGGAAAAATTAAAATCATCAACAGAATTAACTTCCTTCTTTGCTAAATCTATCCAGTTTATGCCACCTAATTCTCTTCGCTTAAATATAAATCCATTCATAGGAACATCTGTAATCTTACCAACAGAACCAGCGTTTATATTAGTATCAAAATTACAATCTACAATAGTATCTACTTCCCAGTCAGTTGGAACAGCACTATTTACTGTAATTGTCATATCTGAACTTATATTAAAGTGACTAAAGATAGCATTATATAAATAAACTTCATCTATCATATGATTTTGAACAGAAAGTAAATTAGAAATATCTTCTGTCTCTGTAACAAAATCATAATTAGTTATATCTTGGTCTACTGAAGTTGTTTCATAATAAATCGTTGTGGTTCTATCATATTGAACATCACTATTTGCAAAATCAAAAGTATTGTTTTTTATTTTAGTCGGCACCAACTGCAAGTCTAAATTTGAACCATCTTTTTTAATATAAACCAATACTTCTGACAAATTATTCAAATTATTAACTTTATTTGAACGCTTGTAAACAGCGGTATCTCCACCGAGATAAGACAAAGAAAACAAATCTTTAACTTCTGAATTTTCTACAACTCTCTCCCAGCGTACTAAAAAACCATTCATTTGGTCTACACCAAATGAACATAAAGCATAACTCATACCAGAATTCAAATGACATAATCTTGTGGGGTTTAACCACATTCTCATAACAAAGTTTTCATTTTTTATTGAAAATCTCTGTTGTGCTAAATCCCAAATTAAGCATTTGTCCTCAAGGTCTATCGTACTATTCTCAAATGGAATATCTACAATTTCATTGTTTTCTGAATAATTTGGAATATCAGATTGACTTGGATTTCCGTTTGTGTTATTATAAGGCTTGTTTAACGAATAAACCTTACCTTCAATAGAAATAAGTTTACTATCTACTTGTACTACACCTTGTTCGCATAAATTCGTCAAGGTCATTTCGCTATACATAGTTGGTCTTTGATAAGATGTTGTAAACGATACTTTTTCTGCCTCAACAGATAATCCATTTACAGTTACACCACTCGCACCAATAGAATAAGTTGCGCCATCTGTCAATCTTTCAATATTGTACTTTATAAGATAAGACCCATCATCTTGCCTATCACCAGCGTTTACATATATGGTTTCGCTATCTTTTACTAAATCTCCAAAGCTATCATATAAAGAAAATATTACACGATTAAGCGGTTCATCATTTTCTTGTGCATATTTTAATATTGCATTATAAGAAGATGACTTAATTATTTCATTGTTTTTAGGGTCTGTAATTTCAAATGTAGGAGTTGCAAGGCAAAGAATGGGCAAGAAGTCACTATATTCGCTTGAATCAGTACGCCCAAAAGTCATAAAACGATAATAGTATGTTTTACCGTTTTCAAGCCCACCATTCTTTACTGCCTCACTGTCAGTAGGGTCATATATGTTATTAAAATCATAATATGGTACAATACTATCTTTGAAATATTTTAAGTGCGTATTATTTTGTACAGTTTTATTGACAACATCTAAATCGTTCGTGTCCCAAATCTCAAACCAGTTTTGATAAATTTGGTCGCCTCCACTTGTATAAAATTCAAAGATAGCCTCTTTTGTTGCATCTATGGGCGTTCTTGCAATACCTATCGGCTTTGTAATCATATATTTCCCTCCTTTAATTCAAAATTACTATATTAGAAAAATTATTCATAGGTGCTAAAACTCTAACTGGTGCACCTTTGGATAATATATTTGCACTATTTATTACTGGGACTTTTGTATATTTATTACTGCTTACCACAACGCTATATAAGCCCGTGTAAGTCCCCGTATCGTCTTTTTCTCGTTCAACAATAAACCCAGTATATGTCCTATCACAATTAGCCTCTCTAATGGCTCTATCAACATATACTTTTATTCCAGCCATTAGTTGCTCTCTTGCTTGTTCAAAAAGGTTCAAATAAACACCCCTTTGTAAATATGTACTATAATTAAGACGGAATGAGCCATAAGACCCACTCCGTCACAATTATCATTTATTCTTATAAGACTCTTGCCGCATTTTCATAGCAAAGTCCTGTAAGTAATTAACGAACTGTTCACCATTCTGTGTTTCAACATTCAAATTAGATATGTTAATAATGGTAGACAAGTCACGATTATTATTGTTTAATATGCCATTTCCTGCGCCAAAATTACTCTTTGCAAAAGTATTAAGAATACCCGCCAAGGTATTTGTTGCCGCCGCATTTACAACACCAGAACCTTTAGACAACTGGGCAACAGTTCCAGTATTGTATTTACTACCAATAATCATTTCCTCATAAGGACTTTCACCTACAAGGGCAATTTCATCATTGGCTACATTTGCAACACCACTTGCGTGTTTTTTCTTCTTTTTTTTCTTCTTTGACTTTCTCTTTGGGTTTAGTTTATTGAGCCACTTGTCAATTTGTCTTTGAACCCAGCCACCACTAATAGAACCCTCTGAGTTACCAACTTGAGATGATAAATCATTAAGACCACTAATCGCTTTTTCAAAGCGCTTAACTTCTTCTTCGGCATCTTTAATATAATCTTGAATATTTATATATTCATTTTCTACTTTTTGCAGAGCAGGAATAACACTGTGTTTTAATCCTTTTGTACCGAATATTTTATCTGTGTCAAGATATTTTTTAAGAATGGCATTTTCTTCCATTCTTTCATACATTTTAGAAATATCTTCTACTTCTTTTTTCTGCTTTTCAAGTAGAGCAATTTCCTCATTGTTTTTATCAATGATAGACTGCCATTTATTGATAAGTTTATCATTTGCAACGAGCGCTTCGTACTTAGCATCCAAAGAGTCTTTTTGCGTTTCAAGTAATTCTTTTGCTCTTTCAAGTTCGGCAATAGCGTTTTCTTGTGCTTTTGCACGATTATATTCGTCTAACTCTTTTTGGGCTTCATCAACTGCCACTTGGTCTGTTCCCCAAGTCCATTGACCGTCTTTGAAAACTTTAACCTTAGTAGACTGAGCTTTTCTAAGATTTTCAAGTTTTTCTTGTAACTCAATAGCATCGTCAACTGCATCGTTAGCCTCTTGTTGAGCGGCTATTTCTTTATCAATAGCATCAATCTTTTTATCAAGAGCTTTTTCCTCTTTTTCTTTTGCTTTTTCAAACTTTTCAGTACGAGCATCTATTTTCTCTTGATACTTGTCATTCTTTTCTTGTAAAGACTCAATCTTTTCCTCAATACGGTCGATAACAATGGAAAACAATTTTTCCATTTCATCAGCTTGTTTATTCCAAGCATCAATGTTATCTTGCAGTTTATCCTTTTGCTTTTCAAGTTTCTTGGTCTGCCTGTCAATTTCATCAGAAAGTTCTTTATTCTTCTTCCTGTTTCTTTCTTTTGCATCAGTATTCTTGTTGGTAGCAGAAGTATTGCGATGAGTTGCCTTGGTGCTTGTTGTGGTAGCAATAGAAATTTTACTAAAACTTTTAGCCACACTATAATAAGAACCAACGACTGCATTTATTTCTTTTTGCTGGTCTTTTGAAAGAGAAGCAACATCGAGCTTTTTACCTTGTGATGCAGAGGCAGCTGCATATATAGATGCAGTAAAACCTGCCATATCTCCTGCGGCAACTTGAGCGTATTTACTCGTATCGCCGATTTTGCCGTTCATTCCATCTATTGCTCCTTGAGCAAGACCAGATAATTCTGTTGTCTTACCTGTTGCAATAGCAAGGACATCTTTTGCTGCGGCATCTTGTAAATCCGCAATAGCGGCGTTTTTCATCAATTTAGCCATATCTTGTAATGACTGTGAATTGATATTTATTTGTCCATTAGAATCTATTAGAGCAGATAAATATTCAGGCTCTAAAGAAAGTAATTTTTGCAATGTGTCTGCATTAACAGCACCATTTTCATTATATTCTTTATACGCCTTTGTTGCAAGGTCAAGGTCAGAGTTAAGGTCAGATAATGTATCTGACATACTTTTTGCATTTTTTGTTGACTTTTGCGCCGCACTAATCCAATTATAAGCCTCATCTGTGCTCATTTTTTGACTTTTAGCAAAAGCATTAAATTTATCTTCAGTGAGACCTAATTCTGCCGCCATTTCAGCCACTGTTTTTGTGGTTTCTTTTTGTGCTGGCTCCGATTCTTTAATAGCATCTCTTGCTTGCTCTACAATATCTTTATATTGAGAAAGTTTTTCAGGCGCAGCATCATATGCCGCAACCATTGCTTTCATAACCTCAAGGTCTTGTTCTTTTTGTTGCGTTAATTGCCCAATAATAAGACCTGTGGCATCAGCCTGGTCATTTAATTTTTGTTGTTGTAAAGAATTTTCAGTTGCAGCATTTGCATCGTCTTGTAGGGCTTGTTGATGAGCTTTTAGTTTTTCTATGGCTTCATCAATAGAATTAACATTTCCCCATTCTACGGCTTCTTTACCAAATGACGATATTCCCGCAGCCGACATAGATGTTCCTGCCTCACCAGCAGCTCCACCAAGCCAAGAACCCACTGTTTGTCCTGTCAAATTAGTAGAACGACCAAGCGAATCTTTGAAAGCCCCAATATTGCTTCTAAATGTATCTTCAGCTTTACCAGCAGCAACACTTTCAAGTATTTGTTTGTATTTAGTTAAAGATTCGCCTGTCTTTTCGACTTCGCCTCTATACTCTCCCCATATTTCAGGGTTGTTTTTAATAATAGAGTTGAACTCTTCTTGAGTTAAAGAGGTTTTATTTAATTGTTGTTCTAAGTCTTTATATTTATCGGCGGTTTCGGTATATGTTTGTAAGTTACTAATTTGTTGTTGTTGTGCTTGCTCTTGCGCCTGTTGTGCTTTATTGCTCGCCATAACAATCAAACTAATAACAGTTGTTAGAATACCTATTCCAGCCGTTAGTGTATCTAATGATAATTTTAACCCTGATGTGGCTACTGTTGCCGTCTCCTCTGCCGCAGCCACTGCTAAAACATTACCTTTATATCCCGCTAAATGAGAAACAACGGAAGGAAGTGATTTTAACAGATTTTGCGCCAAAATTGTTGCTAATTGTTTTAACGGTTGTATCATCGTTGTTATCATAGATGATACTTTTTGTGCTTTAATAGTTATTAAAACACCAACAATCGCACCTAAAACTGCCTGTAAATTATTACCATAATCTATAAACTTCAATATGGAATTAGCGCTATCAAGCATTTTCTTAGCAAAATCTGATATGCCACCATCGCCAAGAATAATATTCTCATAAGTTGCTTTCAGATTTGTAATTTTAGCCTGTAAAGACTCCATATATGCAGCGTTTTCCCGAGTGGCAGACCCAGAACTATTTAACGCCGTATTATTTGCATCAATAGCAGTGCTGAAATTTTGCATAACGGCTGATAAAATCTTGTACTGGTTGACTCCCGCCAATGTTTTACCAAGAGCAGTTTGTTCAGCAGAAGTCATTTCATCCCATTTAGGTTTAAGTTCTGCAAGAACATCATAGGTAGATTTTAATTCGCCACTACTGTCTTTTACGGTTATCCCATATTTCCCAAGTGCTTCATCTGCCGTTGAAATACGAGAAGCAATAGTATTTAAGCCACGGGCAACCTGTTGTGATTTTCCGTGGAAGATTTCTGTTCCCGCAGTTACGAGACCGATTGTCTCTTCAAAACTATTTCCATATGTATTTAATGCAGCACCAGCGGCTGTCAAACCTTGACCAATATCACCAGATGAAACAGCAAAATTATTGGAGACCTCATTGATAGCATCAATAATATGCGTACTATCTTGCGCTTGTATATTAAACGCTTTCATCTGTGAAGTTAAAACCGCAGAAGCATCAGAGGCGCTTAGCTCCTCGTCTGCAATGTTTTGGTATAACAATTTTTTATATTAAACTAAAAACAATGACTATTCTTATTGATGCTAAAATAATTGACTTAATATTATTTTTTCAAATTTTTTATCCTTCTTGAATTCTTTATATGATACTCTAATCAATTTGATATTATTTTGTAAACAATAATTTGTTTTTATTTTATCTAAAGCAACTCTTTTTGCAAAAGATTTTTCAACACCATCTTTTCCATAAAAACTATAAAAATGATTTTTATTTTCTTCAAAATGTTGTTCGCCATCAACTTCTATACAACAATTATGTTCAGGCAAATAAAAATCAAATGGCAATGGGAGAATATTTCTACAATCATTAAATCTATATTCTCTTTCAAACTTTATATGATTGTTTTTTAGAAATTCAGCAACAAGTTCCTCATATCTCGACAATGTTTTTCTACAAGTCGGACATTCACTAAGACCATAATATTTCCAAGTGTTAAATTTACACCAATATTGTTCTCCGCATTTACATTTACACAAAATATCGGGCTGATTAAAAGTGCCAATTTTCAAATCTATAATAGCACAATTATAATTATGTAATTTTGCATATAAATTTGCATTATATATAAAATTATCCATATTACAAGAAACAGAAAAAATTTGTGCATTATTTTTAGGAGCGTTAGCCAAATTCATATATACCCTATATCCATTTTTGTCATAACATAAAATATTTGTACGATTATTTTTATATGTATATTCAATAATTTTATATCCATATTTTTCAAATCGTTTTCTAACTTCTTTTTCAGTTAAAATTTTATGATTTTGACTAAAATTATCAAGAGATTTTCTTTTAGTTTCTTCTCTTGTTGTCAATACCGCATCTTCAACCGTATATCCTCTTCTAAGTCTACTGTCAAGCGTTTTATAAGATATATTGTATTTACGAGCTAAATCTGCTTTTGATTTATATTTTATCCCAAAACAAAATATTTCTGTTTTCATTCTTTATTCTTTCTGTCATTGTTTTTTTCTTATATTTTCATATAAGTTTAGACTATATCTTCACCTAAAAAGGCACAGGGCACTTCCACTATAAAAATAGTGTACTCTACTCACTTCGTCCATTTTCTATGGCTTATTCTAATTATATATTATATCATAATTAGTTACATTTGTCAAGAAAAATCTTGATTGTTTTCGATAGTCGTTGAAGGTTTCCTATTATCTCAAATAAGACTTCCCTGCTGATTGTCCAATTTGTACATTTTTCAAACATTCACACTTATAATTTCTTATTATGTTGTAGTATGTACAACTCTAAGGATTTTCCAGCAATTCACCCTGTTTTTTTGCGACCTTATACCATTAAGCCGCCGTTTTAGCAAGCGTTGCCGCATCTTCATCAGAATAACCGCCCTTCTTAAATTCAGTAGCGGCTTCTGTCATTTCAGTTCTTGTACGAGCAACAGTTGTACCCATTTCACCCAACTTTTGAGTGTATGAGTCTAAACTATCGCCACTTAAATCACTAACTTTCTTTAATTCTGTAACAGCGTCATCAAATTCTTTAACCGTTGTTACTGCACTCTGCACTCCGTTAGTAAAAAGTGAGATTGCCGATGTGCTCAAGCCAAATTCTGCAACTTTTTTCGTTGTTTCAACAAACTGTGAACCAAGGCTTTTTACATTGCTTATAAGACCGCCAACAGCCGCCGTAGACTGCTTTGTATCAATCTTTGGCATTGACTTAGAGGCTTTTGATGTAACCTTGTTTAATTGCTCTTGTACGCTTTTTGTATCAAGTTTGACTTTTGCATTTATGTAAAATTCAGCCAATTATCAACCACCTACCTTTGATTTTCTACCAAAAGTATTTTTTGGTTTTATCTGTGAATATGCAATATTTATAGCATCGGCAGTATCATCTTGATTTTTCTTACTACATTTGCTAACCCATTTTAGGTCAAGCCCAAAATGTTTATTTGCATACTCAACACTTGATTGCTTCATTTTTTCTCTTTCCATTCCATCTCTGCTCCCATCAAACAAACCCAAATCTGTTCGCCATTTAGCAACAGGGACGAAAATAACCTCCGCATTAAGAGCGGAGGTTATCCCTAAAATAATACCCTGTAAACAGGATAATATCTTTAATGTTTGTGGATTTTTCAATATCAACGGTACATCTTCAACATAAAATTTATCAATCTTATGCTTTGAAATATATTCCTTTAATCTATCTCCCATCCACAATACTTTATCACGCCAGTCAGTTTTAGTATCGGGTATTTCCCATACTCCATAATCGACCAGCTTACCATCCTTAAAAAGCCCATATCCGCTTTTCTTGGAACTCATATCTAATCCACATACTACCATACAAAATTTGCCCCTTGTATGTTCGTGATAACGCCTTTTATGCCCAACTTAGCACATTCCTCTCGAAATATCACATAGAAGTTTCTGTTCATCCACAACTTAAAATTTGTCCAGTATGGTCTTGCGGGTGCATATCCAAAATGATAACCAACACCAGTTTCAATTATTTGCGCCAGTGTTTTTCGGTCAGGATAGTGCACGCCAATGCCGCTAAGACTTTCTCCTCCATTGGCAGAAAATCTATAAATCGTCATTTTAGACAAATTTTGGTCGATTGCGCCCATTATTTCATTCTTTGATGTTTTCAGTCTGCGCTTAACAAAAGACTCCTCAAATTGATATGTTCGCAGTCCTGCTTCAGCCCATCCACCATAATAAGCATTATAGACATCTCGTTCAATAATATCTTGCAACTCAATCAAACACCTATCAAGCGTTCTGCTGAGCGCTTTTTTAAGTCGGGTCATTAAGACTTTTTCTAATTGTTCTTCTGATTTAATTTGCATTTTGCTTTAATATTGTTTCCATTTGTGCCATAAAGTCTTTAGAATTCAGCTTATTACCAAATTCATCAATCTTATCGCTAATATGATTAAAGAAATCGCTAAATGCTTTGGCAAGACTCAAATCCTGTGCAATACAGTTTTCAAGTACATCTACATTTTTAATCTGCCAATAGGTTTCAGCAGTAAAGCACTTTTCGGCTAATTCATTATAAATGTCACAATCTGCCTTATCACCAAAATCTTCATCTACACAATATTTAGCAACCAATACAACCTTAATAATTTCTCTCTCATATGAGTATAATTTAGGGTCTGCACATTGATTTGTAATATTGCCAATTTCCTCAATTTTCAAATAATCTTTCTTTAATTTAATGTTCATAATTTTCTCCTTAATGAACTATGTACTACAACCGCCCATATTTAAGAGCGGTTGTCAAATATATTATCAACTTAATTATGTTAAAATTAAATATTTTATGTTAAAATCTAAATGTTTAGATAAAATTACAACTAATTTTAAGCACTAACAGTTAAGTTCTTTGAATAGTGTAAGCACTCTCTTACATTATTCTTAAACTTCAACCGTTTGAGGAATGTCCTTAATAGTATAGTGTTTAATGACTTTAGTTTCAGTATCTTCGTAAGTCACTTCAACATACTGTACTTCTGGGTCATAATCTGGAACATTGTCATCTTCATAATCCTTAAATCCAAGATAAGTCTTTAGTAGACTCTCTTCTGGATTAGCAATTACTACTTTCTTAGGTTCCACCACTAACTGACCATCAACTAACTTTGCTAACATAATTAAACTTCAGCTCCTGTAATAAATTCTCCTGATGTAGAGGAGTTATATGATGTTGTCTTTCTAATTCTACTCACGAAATCGTCCACCCTTTATTCTCAATCGTTGACTTCTGTTCGTCTGTTAATTTAGCTTTGACTGTTTCGTGAAGAGTCAAAGTGCAAGTCGTTGTTACTGTTGCCAGACCATCTATGATGGATTGAACAGACTCGTTTGACAATAAAGATAATTGTGCAAACTTGATACTTTCACTTAATGTGTTAGGTACGAACCGTATTTCAGTCAGCTTTGGAATAAAGGCGAATGCCTCTACATATTTATACATCTTGGTTCCATCAAAAGGTGTCCCAGTGAATACTGTTAATGAATTTTCCTCGTGAAACATATCAGCCGCATATACTTTATTTGCTGGCTGTCCAATTATCTTAATTGTCTTTGCAGAAGATTGTTGAAACATCATATCACAATATGCAAGATTTTCTGCTATTGAAAAATCAAGAGTAAAGTCCGTAAGTTGATGTGCACTACGAAACATATTTGTTGTTCTTGTCGCATATCTTGGAACCTTAAAATACTGGTCTGAATCCACTTTTTCCGTAGCATATAGTATCATTCTTCTTCTGTCCATCAAAATGCACCAACTCTCGCAATAATTCTTTTATTACCTGAACTATCAATTCCTAAATACTTTATATCAACTTCGTATGAAGTATTCTTAGCTGGAACAAGCGCATTACTACTGTCACAGTCATCACCAGTAAACTTTATTGAACCAGCAGTATATGACAAAGTAGTAGCAGTATCTCCACTTTCAAATATTATTCTTGAGTTATAGTCATCAGGTATTGTCTCAGGTAATGACAGATTAAGTGAAGCCATAACTTTACATCTATACTCAGTATGAGTATTCAATACAACTGATGTGCTTTCATTCTCTTGAAATTTATCTCCAAAAAAATCTGCCAAGTCCATAGCCTTAAACACATTCTTCACACCAGTAGCAGTTTGTTCGTCTGGTGCAGAAATAACAGGAACTTTACCTCTAAGACTTTCATCTGTAATACAAGTATTCATTATTTCGCCAAGTTGATTAGCAGCAGAATAAGAATAACTTAATGCTGTGTTAATTAAATCAGCACCCATAGATACCAAAGCAGCACTTGGATTGTTTTCAGCATCTACAAAGAAAATTGAATAAGGATAACCAAGTCCTTCAGTGTTATAGATATTTACAAGTTTCTGTGTTTGATAACCTGTTTCTGGACTACCAGTCTGCTTACTTGTGACTGTAATTTGTGAACCCTTTTCAACATCAATATTCTCATCTACATTTGTCTGCGGGAACAGTGTGCTGATTTGTGATTTAATGTCTATACCCTTCAGGTTGACAGACAATTTATCTGTATTGACATAATAGACTCCAGCGTTCAACTTTGCTAACTTTTCTGTTGTTGTATAGTTAGTATAGTTGTTATCAGTAATTGATGTAGTAGTTGCACCAGCTTCTCCTAATTTGAATAGTGGCATAGAGCCACTACCTTGATAAGAATTAGCTGTTACAATAGGTTGACCTTCGCTGAATTTCTCTACATTTGAGAATATACCATAAAGAATTGCATCATAATATGTGTATGAACTTTTAATTCCGTCTTTTGCTAAACATAAAGAAGATACAGTATCTTCTCCATTCAATACACCAAATGCAAACGACATTGCACCATTGCCACCGCTACCTCCTGACGCATATTTAATTATATAATCTATACTTCTTGGACATACAATAGTAACAACATCATCTTGAACTGACAAAGTAGAACCTTTAGGTATTGTGAACTCCCATCTATTTGCCGAAGGCATTTCTTCTCTACCAGACATAGAAAGTAGTACATACTCATAAAGATTCATAGTATGTTCAGCACTAAAGTCCACATCCTCTTTTAGTAAATACAAACCATTATCTACATTTTGTTTTGGTGAAGATGATTCTGCATCATAACTAAACATAGTATCAATAGATGCAAATTTTGTATCAGCTTTACCTATTAAGGTGTATGGAGTATTTTTTAACTTTGTAAAATCATCTGTGCCCAATTCATCTTTATGCTCCAATAAATATTTTGCAATATCTTGTGGAATAATCTCATTTATTTTATTACTACTATATGTTGTTGTTGCGCTTGCAACACTATCATCAATTTGACTCGGAGTTGGAATTTTTACCCATTGTCCATTCTGTTTGAATTTAATACTCAAATCATTAAACTCCTTCCATATCACTTGGGTCTATCCATAATATTTGGTTTTTATCTGGAGGTTCTGTTCCAATATAGACCTGTTCGCTCATATCAATAGCTTCGTCCATTCTAATTTCCATTTCTTTCTTTGCGGTTTTAATATCTTTTGAAACATCTGTCTTTAATGCGTAAGCAGATAAATCAATATTAAAGCCTAATTCAACCCATTTCGACCCATTATATACATATTCTTTATCATCAACTTGGTAAACATCACCATTTTGCATACCTGTTAGTTTTTGACCGTCTATAATAATATCTGTTCCGTCAAAACTATCTGCCGTGCCCTTAAAATGAAATGCACCAGATACCAAATTGTTTATTTCATCTTTATTATAATAATTGTTGTCTAAATTATTTTTAATCTCCGCAGTCTTTGCAGCTAAATTTTCATCTACAACTTTAATGTCTGCAATATCGGAAGTATTCTTAGTGACAGATTTTTCCACATTTTCTAAGTGCTTATTTATATCACTAATATTCTCAGATAACTCTTGTTTATTATCATTAACATAATCATAAACCGCTTGTGTTGCAGCGACACCAATAGCTCCATCTATAATCCTTGGGTCTATTTTTAACTCATTATCCGCTTCGTCTGTATCAATCCATAAAATTTCCATATCTTGTGGCTCATCATCGCCAATATGGATTTCTTTATTACCGGTATCAACAATAACGCTTGAAAGCATTTTATCTCCGCTTTTTAATGATAAAATATTTTGCGAATATTGTAAATTGTCACCTTTATTACTTAACGAGTTTATGATTTGATTATAAATAGGGATAGTAGGCTCTGGCGGCGTTGTATCTCCGCTTTTGTCACTCTCCTCTATAATAATCGGCTTTTTATCTTTTGTCCAAATTTCTGTATCACCTGAAATACCTTGTACGGCAACAACAAAAAGACCTTTTCTCTTTATTACTTCCCAAGGAATTTCACAAAATGTATCTCCATCCCCAAGAATAACAGGGATTACAACATCCTCATCATCCACATTACTACTTTTATTCTTAAACCAAATTGTCTTTGAGAAGCCGTCCCAGCTTTCATCAAATTTGAATTTTGCAATGTGGTATTGAACAGAGTCGGTCAATATAATTTTTCTCGCATTATTACAAGAAATATCTAATTTATTCACGCTAAATGAATATATCAAAGAAGTTACCTCCCTGTTTAATTTATTATGTACATAGGGGCATAAAACCCCTATTAAGATAGTTTTTGAACTAACTCAACTATAATAGCGACAAGACCGCCACCACCAACAATATAACCACCATATTTTGTTAAAAAGGATTTTATAGAAGATGTTTGTGTTTCGGCAATATCAATCTTAGATTTATTATCTACTCTTTGGATTTCATTGTCAACATCATCAAACCTACTCTCTACATTATCAACCTTTGTTTCAACACTATTTACTTTTGTTTCAACACTATTGACCTTAGAGTCCACAGTATTTAATTTTTCACTTAGCTTTGAAATAACTTCCGTCTGCTTTAACGATGTTTCATTCTGCGACTTAATGCTCTGTGCTAATTCAACCATAGCGCTTTTCATTGAATCCATAGTTGATGCAAGCCTTTTGTTTGTATCGGTCGCTTGTTTTACAAGTAAATTATTAGTGTTTAATTCAATTTTAACATTATTGATTTCTTGGTTAATTTCCTTAATATCATCATATTCAATGTGGTCTATACGCTTATTTGTATCTACCATATCTTTATCAAGTCTATTTAGTTCAACTCTAATGTTGTCATCAATCATTTCCATTTGAAGTTACCCCTTATAGAAAATCATCCTTATTAAGAAAGAGTATTATATCGCAAAGGATAATACTCCACAAAATGCAAGATGTATATAAATATAATTTAAGATATAAAAATAAAAGCACAAAAAATAAGGATATGACTATCCATTTAATCATACCCTTTCTATACCATTCCTTATCATAAGGAATATCATATTTCTTTGTATTTATATTTAATCTCTTAAAAACGATTGAAAAAGGTTTATTGTTATACCATCTATCTTTTAGTGGAATATCTATAATTTGACTATCAAATGGCGCTTTTATGTACAAATCTTTTATTGCAAAAAGACACAACACTATTGAAGCCCATAACATATTCAAGCAATTTTGTGCAATATATCCACAAAGAATAATTAAAATACTTGAAATGGTTATGCACTTTCCGTTTGTTGTACAGTGAAAACCGCCACAATATTTTCTAATAATATTAAATACAAATGCGCTAATTATGACGAATGGTAAAACTCTAAAAATAAACCCCAAAACAATTATCGGTGCATAGGCACAGATAAGATAAATACAACAGGTAATATAATATGCTAAATCGTGATTCCCTGTCTTATCAATGATAAAATCTTGTATCTTTTCTAACAACATATCACGCTCCTATTATATTTATTATGTACCTTGGTTCTTTATAAGTAAAAGAGCCAATAAGAAAACCGTTTGGAAGTGCAATTACTTACGCACTACGCCAGAACCAATAATAATCTTCATTATTTATTCCCCTTAATTTTTCTATATAGAAATAGAGTTATAACCTCTATTATTCTCAACGGAATTATAATTAGAAATATTTTTAACTTTTCATCTCTATTTACGCCGATAGCATCAAAATGAAAAAATACCTCAAGCACCACATTATATGCGGTTTCCATAATTAAAAAGAATAATACGCTAAGTGCGGAATACTTAAACGAATTTTTAATACTGTTTTTATTTAATAATAAAAATATAGCATTACTTATAATTACTATGGGCTGATATACTAAAGGAGGCAAAGTACAACTTAAAGCACAGTTTATGAACGCCATAATAGGCACTTGCCACCACTTAATTCTATTTAACTTTCCAATATTTATGAAAAACAGGTTAAAAATAATTGCTTCGATTAAACTAAATAAAACATAATCCATTAGTATAGATTTCATACTATTCATCCTTTCTAAGCACTATTATACCACAAAAGGAGTCAAATGTCAAGAACTATTTTATGTACTATTGCAAATTACTGTTTTTTGCAATCCATTTGATGACTTGATACCAGCCACCACTCTTTATTGTCTTAGCAACCGACATATAATTTTTTGTATCTTTATACCCGTTACTTCTATTTCTTCTTCGCTTTATGACAAAATTTTCTTTTTCTCCATCTAATACAACCAAGTATTCATAAAAACCATTTGTAAAAGTTATATCAACCTCACCATAACAATTATATCTTGCAGTAGGTTCTTTTATATTAAATTTTTGACATAGTTTTAATATCAAGTCCTCTTGGTTATCGTAACTATAAAATGAGAGCCAAGACTGTGCCAAGTATTATCACTTCCTATCTAAATCTAATATACATTCTAAATTATTATTTATTTCAGCCATTTCGTCATAATGATGCTTTGTGCTAACATTTCTAAAATCGCTTATCATATCTGCCATTTCTGATAATTTATTTTCCATTTTATTTAACCGCATAGTGTTTACTATTGATGAAATAATAATTGAAATAAATATCACAACGGTTAATACCCACCATATAAAGTCAGTTATTGTCATTGTATGATAGAATTTTAGAGTATAATAAAACAAAGCAATCATACTAATAATACTCATAACTAAGACAAATATATTGCGCTTCAAAATTACGCCTCCTTTCTTTGGTATCAATCTTTCTATATTATACCACAAAAGGAGTTAAATGTCAAGTAGAAAATGGGCAATCATAAGGAACCTCTTTTTCTAAAGACATATTCTTTAATACCCTTAATGAGTTTGACATCTCTAAAATTTCACTCATACACATATCTTCGCATTTTCTGTTTTCTAATTCGCTGATTACGCAATCGACCAGCTTTTCAATTCGTTCAGTATAATTATCCATTCTCTATATGCCACCTTTATTATAAATTTATAAAATTGTATCTTAAAATTTTAACAATTCTGCTTAAATCATCTTGAGTTAATTCTCCAAGCAACCGTTCTATTCTTTTTTTACTAATATCTCTAATACATTCACATAAAACAGTATTCTTTTTTCTTGCAAAAAAATCATAGTTTTCTTTTTGCAACTCATAATGATTTATCATATCTTTCTTGGTTGTACTTGATGTAATAGGTATTATAATGACATTATTTCTGTTCTTATTAAGCATTTCAGCAGAAATAATTACACAAGGTCTAACACCCTTTTCTTCGCTACCAACATTGTTTTCTCCAAGATTAACCATATAAATTTCGCCCTGTTTTATGTTTCGTTTCATTTCTTTTTATTAGTATTAGTTGCTTTCTTTTTAATCTGAAAAGGCTTCAATGAAATATCATATCCATCAATGCCATCTCTAACATATACATAATCAGGAACATATGTAAATGTATTCTTTACCTTAATTGTTCCGTTACCATAATCTATATATAAAAAACCCTTGCGCTCAAACAAAACTCTGTTAGAACCGCTTGGGATATTTTTTTCTTCTTTCACGCTACATTGCTCCCATCTATCATTAAGAATGAATTTGTTTTGCAATCGGCAAAATTTACTATAATCACAAATTCTATCCGTTCTTTTGCAAAATAAATATTCTCTACCCTTAAAATCTCTCCATTCAGCAAAAGTACACATAGAACCACCTTCTAAATCTTTTAGGGGTAAGAAAAATTCCTACCTCTAAAAATATATGTAAAAGGGCAAGATACAATGCACCTTGCCCTTGATAACAAAAATGCCTTACTTAATGGAACATTTGATAAACTTCTTTAACCTTAGATTTTGCCATCGAACATTCGTCCATATTGTCACTACATATTTCTGCAAGTTCTCTATAAACATCATTCAAATTATTCAAAAAGTGCCCAAGTTCATCGTGAGCCATTTGTAAATCATCGTCTTGTTTAGTTTTCTTGTATAATTCTTTATATTCACGATAAGATGTAAATTCATCCCAAGCGTTCATTAAATAGTTATCTATTTCAGTAGAACCATCTAAATCGTCTGGAATTTTGCATTTATCTTTAGAATAATATTCCCCATCAATAACCTCTTTCAGCCGTTTTTCGGTTTTCATAAGTTCTTTTAGGTATTCCAAAAACGCACTATTTACATTGTTATCGTCCATCATTTTATATTCTTCTTGAATATTATCAAGAAATTTTTGCGCCACAGATTTATCCAACATTATCACCGCCTATTTCTTCAATAATTTTATCAATTTTCATATCTTGCTCATCTAAATGCGAATGTATATCATCGAGAATTATTTTCATATCGTCAACTAAAAAATCTTTAGTAATAACCTTATCATAAGCTAATAGATTAACAATAGTAGAAAATACCGATAATATATCAAGAGCAGATATTTCTCCATTGATATTAGAGTTATTGTTCATTTTAACTCAATTTTGTAACAGTGATATTTGCGTTAGTAAATGTTGCAGGAGTACCATCGTTTTGTATAGTAATACTCACAGGAACATTATCTGTAATAGCGCAACAATTAGGATTTACTCTAATCATAAAAGGTGTTTGAGCCAAATTCATAATTACAGTATCAGCAGTAGCACTTTGAGAAGCCTCAAAACCATTTACTTCTGTGCCATTGGCATACAAGTGCATAGTAACCGTGCCACCAGCAGTAGCAACTGTGGTTGCAGTACCAGTAAATCCAATTAAATATTTTCCAGCCCTTTTTAGCGTAATAGTAGAAGAACCATTGCTATAAGATATAACACAAGGATTTGAATTTTCCGAAGTGTTATAAACGACTGGACTGTTTGTATTAACGGTTTGAGAAACCGTAGAAACTGCCGTCAATGCCATTCAATCAAGTCCTTTCAGAAAGAGGTGAGTATTTCTACCCACCTCGTTATATTCACTTATTCAGCTAATTATTACGCAACTGTTCCACCACAACCGCAACCTACATTAACGCCATTACATCCAACGGGTGTGGTATAAGGACTACAAGTAATATAGGCGGGTTCAGGGAACGGTCTAATAGTAGAAATCAAATTAGCCGTCTGAGCCTGTTGACTTAATTGGAAGTTTGCGGTCAGCAAATCTCTATCTCTATCTTCTAATTTATCACGAAGCGCTTGCATAGTATTGGAGTTAATCAATGCACGAGTAGCTTCGCCCTCTGCGTGAATAGCAGTGGTAATATCACAGGTGTTCTTTGCATTTTCATAACGAACTGCATCAATGTTGCGGTTCGTAGTGCAACAGCAGTTTTGCATCTGGTAGCCAAGTTCTGTAATGCCACCAGAAACACCATTGAAGCCATTGAGCATCGAGGTGTTCATAGCATAAAAACCATCACATAGACCGTTATTGATGCCATCGAGTTTGTTTATAATTTGGTTGGTGTCAAACCCTCTCTGAATATCAGCCTGAGTAGCATAAGTTGCAGCAGCACCATTGCCACCCCAGAAGCCACCATTACCGAACAACAAAATAAATACAATAATCAGCGCAAGAATACCACCAGCGCCACCACTGAGAAAACCATTATCATCATTATTCTTAGTCAGAGCGAGAGCATCACCAATGCTTAAACCGTTATCCATACCCATAATAAAATCTCCTTAAATAAAATATATTATATATTAAATTTAAGAGTTGCGCACCCTCTTAAACAATATATTTATTGTAAATAGAGTGCGACTTGAGATTTTACTATGTATAAGTTACTTAAAAACATTAGTCGCACCCCCTTGTAGCACAACTAATGTTTTGATTGTTATATTAACCAAAATCATAGTATTTTGATTGATTGTTTAGGTACAACCAATGTTTCTAAAGCCACCTTTCATTATCTAAAAAGCCTATTAAATAGGCTTGAAATATCATTTCCAGCAATATTCATTATTTGTTGAGCCTGTTCTGTTGCTTGTTGAATTTGCTCATCTGAATACTTGCCACTACTTTTAATTTGTTGCAAAAGATAATCTCCGTTTAGACCTTTTCCTTTTGCAACATTAAGAAATTTTGCAAAATTATTTAGATTTAATCCATTTCCATTTTGCATTTGTGAATTGCTTGTAGAACTCCAAGGATTAAAAGTTTTCATCACTTTGCCTCCTTGTTTGAGGGCTTGGTAGATTTATTTCCACTCATATTTTTAATATAATTGTTTTGATTTGCAACTATATCTTTTAATTGAGCCACCTCGTTATTAAGTTCTGCAAACTTATCCATTGTTACAAAGTTTACACTATTCTGTTCGTTAGACTGTTCAAAATTAAATTCCTCAAGTTTATAAGCATTAAAACTCGGTTGTCCAGTCATAGATACCGCTTTTACATAAACTTCTGGTTTACTTGAATGTCTAAACCATCTAATTTGACCATTTTGAACAATAGAATTTTTAGCCTCATCTATGTTTGAAACAATAATAAAATCAGCATTTGTATCACTTTTAGGCTGCTGGTTTTGTTGTGCGTTTAACATATTCATATATCTATTATATTGGTTATCATTTATATTCATAAAACTATTAGTATTTGGTTGCCCAAAACTATAAGTAGGAAAACCATAACCACTCATTTCTATAAGCCACCTTTCACTATGTAACTTCACGCAGCCGTCTTATGACAACTGCGTGAATAATAATATATTTAATTCTTATGCAGAAACACTTACTACGCAAGAAGCGGTCAAGGAAGTTTTATCCTTAACTACAATTTCAATGGTTGTAACGCCGTCAGTAGAACTTGCAGTCACAACACCATTGGCATCTACACTTGCAGAAGTGCCAGTTTTTGTAAATGTAAGTTTAGTATTATCAACCAAAGACGGCTGAGTACCATCGGAATACATCTTATATACCTCAATGGTTTTCTTTTCTCCGTGACCTAATTCAATGTTGCTACCAGAAACAACAATAGCGGAAACATTAGCAAACTCATCTTGACCGAAAATATGCTCAGTAATTACAGCGTAATAACCGTGGTCGGAGCAACCAATGTTGCCCGTAAATGTAGCCAGTGCAGAACCAGAAATAGACACACTCGCAATACCGCTTGCAGACAAAGACAAGTCCTGAGAACCCTCAAGTTGGAAATTGGGAATGTTAACAATAATACTACCAATACGAGAAGCAGAACCCTCGATGGACTCACCAGTGGCACCACTCTTAAACAACGGAATAGTCATTACTGCGTGTACAATAGACGGTACATAATCAGCAGAAACAACAAATCTACGAGCAGTAGAGTCAGAAATAACATACTTAATACAGAGTGTCTCACCAACTCTCAGACCATCAATAGTAGCGGTCTTTGTGCTTGCATTAAAATCAAACTTCTTATAAGCGTCATCTGCTTCGGTAGATGCTTTATACCAACCAATTACACCGCTTTCTGCTGTAAACGCTTTGGGCGTTTGAGATACTTCCAGTTGATTTTCAGTCTGGACAGTAAACTGCTCGGTAGTAAATACATCAGAGCCAGCAGTAATAGCACCACCGCAGTTCAAAGCAAGGTAGTTCAAATCCCATACTTGGTCGGTCAATTCCAGACCAAAGGACGAATCGTGATAATACTTTCCGAGCAAAATGTTGCCCTGTCCACCTCTCGCTTCCTCACTATTGATAGCCATATTCAAGCCAGAATCGGTCAAAGTACGGGAGTGTGCAATAATATTATTATTAGAATCAAAGAAATCTACATCGGCAGAGCCAGCAAGTAAACCTTTTGCCATAATATTTTCTCCTTTTATCTTTATTTATATTTTATATCAAAAATGATTATCCATTAACAGCCTGAATTTTCTTTTCAAAAGTTTCAGCGTCTTTGAACATTTCTTTATACTTATCAACCTTTGGTTCAAACAGCGGAAATTTTATATCATCTTTAATTTCATATTTGAACGATGCTTGTATAATCTTTTGGCTCAAATATATTTCACTATTAACACAATGTGAAAAAACTTGAGTAAATGTTCTATAAATCATTTCATTTATATCTTTCATAGAATATCCAGTTCTACTCATTACATATGTCTTTTTTTCTTCTAAAGACGGATTGTGCACCTTTTTACTTTTTAAGGCGCACCATTTTTCATATTCTTTCTGTACATCGGGATTTACATACCTATCATCATAATCTATATCATTTTGATATAATATAATTTTTTTTATGTCATCAAATTCTTTTTCTGAAATAACACTTTCTGTATTTCCTTCATCATCGGTGGTGTATAAAAACACTTTTTCATTATTCCGTCTAAGTCCTACATTTTTCTTAAAACATAATGCAAGTAGAATACCTAATATCTCAATCGCACCATCTGTTGCAAGTGCTATATCTGTCAAAAATCTAAGATAACTCATTTGAATTACCTCTGCATTATTAACGGTCTCTTTTTTTATTTCTAAAACGCTCTTACAACTTTCATACACAGGATATTCTTTAACAGTTATAGGATAAATTTTCAACTCTTTGCCAGTCTTAACTTTATATGGGACTGGCTCTTCATTTGAAAAATAGTTTATTTTTAAGTTTTCAATATCAACCATCACAGGTGCTCCCAGCGGGAAAATTGATATATCGAAGTGCCATAGTTAGCGAACGACCAAACAATGTTTTACTATTTGTTAAGCCTATATTAGATACTGTTCCTCTATTTATATCTCTATCAAAACATAAATATCCGACACCAGCGCCAATATCACGACCATTAAAAACAGTCAAGAACAAACTTTCCATCAGGTCTGTTCTTTCGCATAAAACACCATTATAATAAACAAGACAAGTCTTTTCATTTGTAAAGAAATTAAAATCATAACATACAACTGCATTATTCCGTGTTTCTGGTATAGTATCAGAGCGGAATAATCTAAATTGTGTTTGGCTTTTACTATCAGACAAAATAGACCCAATAATAGGCTTCATAAATACTCTGAATTTTTGTTCCTCGGTGTCTCCAGTCCAAATATATGCTTTCTTTTGCTCAAATGTAAGATTTTCTTTGTCTAATGCGTCTTTCGTGTCATAGACAAGACATTTCCAAAAGTCCTCTGCGGGTTGACTTGTTTCAGTCATAAGAAATTCTAATATCTTATATAAAATTAAAGGTTGTTTTGAAAAGTCATTATAAGATACAGAATTATTACCATTGTAATTTATATTCTCGTAAATCATAACAAACTCCTCAAAATAATTTTCAATACAACATCTTCACAGCCGTCTGCGCTAAATGTCAAAACAAGCGGAACTTCACTCATTTTGTTGTTTGTCAAAGAATAGCCGTCAACCATTTCTTTTAATGTATAATTTTTAGGATTTACACCAGTAGCGGTGCAAGTAACAATATCGGATTGTTTTTCACCCTCAATATATACACCACAAATAAAATTAACGGTTTCTTTTTCATTCAAATCTTTAACATCTGCTGGACTAACAATGATTTTCTTTTCGGGTAAATAATCATCTACAATCTTAATTTCAATCGTATCATATACCTTTTCGTTATTCTCCATATAAGCCGTTATAACAGCCTTAGAACCTTTTTCACCAACAAGAGTATAAATACCATTATCGGTTATAGTAACGGCATTTTTGTCACTTGTAGACCATTTGATAGGTATGTTCGTTTGAATGTCGCCATTCTTAACAACATTCGCCGTTAATTGTCCAGAAAAACCTTTAATTTGTGAAATATCTCCACCGTTTATAGACAATTCATAATTCGTCATATAATAATCACAAACATTTAATTCTTGATTATCGGTAGGTAAAATAGGAGAATATACAAGATATAATTTCATCATTGTTACTATCCCATCTGTGCCAGACTCTTGATTATAGTTATCTATATGCTCAACTTTATAGCATTGACTATGTTCAAACATAAAGCGTTGATTTAATACAATACTTTGTGTCTTTTCGTTGGCTTGCACATAAATAATCATTCGTCTATTTTCAATCGTTGCCGTTTTTGCTACTTGTTGATTTGTGCTTGTAGCTTCATATCCTACAAAAGCCTTTTCGGTCAATATTTCACCATTTGCACGATTTATCCACGATATTTGATTATTACATCGAATTAGTTTTGTCCTTGCAACTTTTGCAAGTTTATTTATCTTATCATAACACAAATATGTGTCGCCGTCCCATTTATATTTCTGTCCACGGTAATTCCTATGTTTACAATCCTTAAATAAAACTGTAACATAGTCTCCTATGGCTCTGTCTATATTCAAAGTAATTTCGGCAACACTGTCTATGTGCACTTCAAAATCTCTATATGTTTCATCAAATGGATATTTTTCCTCTTTTATCCAATGTACCAATGTACTATCGTCAAAATAATCATTTATCCATTCTTGTGTGAATTCATCATAATATTCACCATTCGGAGTTGAAATGTTCCGAATGTAATTATCCTGCCAACTCAAAACAAATCACTCCAATATGGTAATTCATTGAGGTGTTTGATGTGATAATTGTAAATATCCTGCTGATACTCTGATACAAGATTGCTATACCAGTTATCATTTTGTTTCATTATCGGAGCAATAGCATCTTTCTTAAATTCTCTTTGAGACATATAAGGAAGCCTTGCTTTAACATCTTGTGTTAATCTCTTAAAATACTTAGATACCGCAATTTCTCCAATAATCTTTTTCTCATCCATATCCAAATCATAATCAAAGACATATTTTGTATGTTGTTCACCAGTATCTTCATCTTCAACTATTGACTTAGTATATGTTAGAGGCTTAATGCAATCAAAATCAGATAGACCATTTTTCAAAAATCCACAAAGATATTCATATGCTACATCTCTATCTGTCATATAAATTTTATCAATTTTATAATCGTTAATGATAGGCAACATAAATTCATCGTAAATTTCAGCAAAATTTGTACCCAACCGAACACCTCCATTTCTTATTATTTATTATTTATTAGAAGCCGAAAGCAATTCTGCAATCTCCTCAATTTCAAGCCCTTCATCACGAAGTTCTCTAATTCTATTAAGGTCATACGCATAACCACTATTCATTTTTTCGGCAATCAATTCTGCAATCTTTTCTTGCGTTTCTTTATCCATATCTAAGATAATATCAACGCTCTCATCATTACTCAAGCAAATCAAATTCTCGATTTGCTCTTTTGTAAGAATATTGTTATAAAAATCGCCAATACCCAAATCTTCATAGTCTTTCTTAGAGGTCAGAATAGCCCAACCCTTTTCAAACTGAGAAGTATAATTATTAACAATATCAACCATATCCGTAAAACGAATATTTTGAACATCGCCAAACTTCTCAAATACATAAGAACGACCACGCTCTCTGGGGTCTGCGTTTGTTCTCAAAACATAAGTGCTTGCAAGCATAGAAATAACCTTAACCGTTCTTGTTAAGTTAGAATCAGACTGCACAACAACATTAGGTGTAGAACTATTCATTTGGCTCTGCATTTCCAACATCTTTGCTTGCATTTCTTGCATAGCTTTGTTAGCCTCTGCTAACATTCTTTCCAGTCTTGCAGTTTCACTTTCATAATTATTTTCCGTAACTTCTGCCTTAGGCTTAGTCTCAGTCTTAGTCTTTGTTGCGGGTCTGCCTTTCTTGGCAGTAGTAGTTGTTTTTTGTTCAGCCATTATAATTTCTCCTAAATATGTACGAGGGGCATATTTCAGCCCCTCTATATGTTAAAACTCGATTAAGCGAGATTAACTCTAACAACCTTATAGTTAGTGGCGAGGTCTACGCCCAGTTCCTTACGGAGAGTGGAGAGGATAGCAAGGTTATTGTTATCAAACTCCTTATCGGTATTAGTGATAGTAGCACCGATAGCTACCTGAACCAGCTTAGTGCCATTCATAGGAATACCATAAATTCTGTCCTCAGGCAAAGCAACAATACCATCTGCACCATCAACGGCATCCAAACCAATTACGGTATAACCATTGAACTGAGTGATATAACCCTTGGTTACATACTCATCCTGAAGCAGAATACGAGCACGGGTCTCAGAGGGCAATACCTTCTTCAGAGCTACGGCATCACCAACAATCACCATCGGAGCACCATTCTTAGCGCTTGCATACTTCAGCTTGGAGATAAACTTATCCTCATCATAGTTCTGCAAGGTCAGGTTGGTATCAGTAATAGCATTTGCGCCAGTAACAAAAGCGTCAACAGTCAGCGCATACACCTTAGACACCATAGCCACAGCCATACGCATAGCATCCTCAGCAACATAGGCATCACCAACAAGAATAGCGGGCAGAGTAGTATAGGTAGTCAAACCATACATCTCAGTTGCAATAGTCTTATTAACAGTCTTGCGCTCTTGAGTCTTAGTATGCTTCTGTCTACGACCCATCTTAGATACAGCATAAACGCTATTATCGGTCAGGGTGTACTCAAACACATCGCCATAACCACCATAGTGAATTTCACTCAGCAGCTCAGTACCAGTAGCGCTCACTACGATAGGAGTAACAGTATCAACCAGCACCTTTTGAATCAAAGCACCCATTTCGGACACTGCGCTAAAGTTAGCATAGTCGGTGATATTGTCAAACTTTTCAGGAGACATACCACTTCTACGCTGCAACTCGGAGGCAAAAGCACGGTTAATCTTTTCTGCCTTTTGAGTCATAGTATATTTAGTATCGTAAGACATCTTTGCACCCATCTTTTCAGTACAATACTGTCTTGCGTAATCTTCCATACCAGTTACCAAATTCTTAGCCTCGTCATTTGCCTTAGAAAAGGTAACAACAGAATCAAATTTCTTCATTATTTATTTCTCCTTTACCTACAATTAACCATTGAAAGCGGTCTTAACAATGTACACTTTTTCAATGTCATCACTAAAGTCGCCAGTGGGGTACTTGGCATCCTTAATATCAACCACCTTAAAAGAAGCCACAGCATCGGTCTGTGCCTTTTTAATTGCAAACTTAGCAGTGGTGGTAGGCTCAAGAAAATCACCAACCACGGGAGCGGTAGAGCCATCTACACCAGCGGCAAGAATACCAAACTCAACACCCACTTCGGGGAAGAAATAATCAACAGCCTTACCAGCGGGGTTGGTATAATCTCTATCATCAGTGCTATGAGCAGGGAACGCCTTACCGTTAATCACATCATACTTAACAGAAGGATTATACGCAATAGCAACACGAGCGGTAGTAGCGGTGGGATTAGCCAGAGCATACAGCTCCTTATTCTTAGAATCAACAGCGCCCTCAACAACGGGGGAGCCACCATCAATATCAAAATCAGCAACGCCAGCTCTATTCATACAATGAGGAATAAAGTTGTCGGTTTCAAACAAAACATTATGTTTAGCCATTTTATTTTCTCCTTTAATAAGTTAAATTACATCTTATCAAAGACACTATCATATTGAACAGTGTCCTTTCTTGTATCAACAACGCCCATATCAATAATTCCATCATCTGTATTGTGGCTGGACATAGTTGCCTCATACGCTTGTGCAAGAACAGAATTCTTCCAAGCGGTTACAGTTTCATATGTACAATCCTTAGAGGACTCTACAACTTCTGCGTACTTGTCATCAGACAAGCCTCCCTTTACCTTAGAAAGAGTATCTTGAACAACGCTCTTGGTCTTTGCAGCTTCAACACCTTCCTTAAATTTCTTTAATTCGGCAATCTGCTCTTTATACTGCTCAATTTCTTGCTTGGCAGCATTTAACTCTTTCTGCAAGCAATCCATCTTTTCCTCAGTATCATCGTCTTTATCGTCCGTTTCGCTATCGCCAGTCTGCTCTTCCTTGGTATCATCAGCAGTATCTTTTTCATCTTCTGCCTTATCCTTGGTATCAGCATTATCATCTGCGTTCTCTACGGGCTTTTCGTCTTTCTCTTCAGGAGCCTTATCAGGATTTTCCTCTACGGTCTTATCGTCTTTAGTAGTATCGGGCTTTTGAGTTTCATCCTCAGCCACTCCAACTACTTTATTTTTTTCATCAGCCATAGTTTCCTCCTTGTTTAATTTATTTTCTATATTTTCAAGTTTTTCTAAAATATTATCCATCTTTTCTTCTTGGTCTAAACCAAGTTTTCTATAAATCTGTTTAATTTTAGATACTATAACTGTTTCATTTTCTTGTTTTGCATAAGATAAAGCACTTGTAAGCCCTTTTCTATTATATACCCACTCGCCATTTTTTAAGTTCATAACTGGATAGCCGAGTTTTGTAACTTGTCTATCTTCCCAGCCGTCCTCAAGTTTTAAGCAAACACTTTTGGCGATTGTTTTATATTTCTTTTCTTTTACAAGGTCTTGTTTTGCCTTATCTCCGTCCCACTCGCCATAATCAATGGCTTCCTTAGACTTATTCAACGGATGATTTTCATATTCTTCATCTTTTTGCATTTCTGCATATTTTACATATTCCATTTCAGCCTTTTTCAAGGTATCTTTACCCATTTGAGTTAAATGAATACTCGCATTGGGCACTGATGGCTGATATTGTAATCCCAAAATTGTAATACCTGTAATATTAAATCCTTCAACAATTTTAGGCAAATCTCCACCATCCTCAAAACTTTCTGTTTCGGGTGTAAATCCAACCAGTTCTTCTATACTCACTGTCCTAAAATTGTTTTCTCTAAACAGAGTATATACATCGTTAGCATAAAGTTTAGATAAAACAACATCAACGGAAGCAATTAAATCTCCGTCATCGTCATATCTAAACTTAACCTTTTGTTCTGGAACTCTACCGACAATCTTTTGATTGGCAGTATGTGTGGTAACATCACCCATAATATCATCATATTCTGCAATGACCCACTTATTGATAACGGTGTCTGCATATTTTCTAATGACATCCTCGGAATATGTGTGATTGTGAGAATTACGCTTGGTACTTAAAAAATCAACCGTTCCATATGCAAATTCAAAATCTTCATCATTTTCATATCTACGCCAATCATCTATTGACATAGTTACTTTATTCTTAAAGTTCAATGGGCATATCCCCCTCTTGTAACTTTTTACACAATTCATCTGTTTTCACAAAATAAATTCTGTCTGCGCCAAGTTCTCTATAACAGGGAATAAAGCCCATTTTATGTAATTCCTTGGCTGTATCGGAGGTTACGCAAATATAATTATTCAAATTCTTTGGCTTGCCCAGCATTATCATTTGTAAAATCCTCCGTTCCTGTAATTTCTCCAAAGTCTCCATTATTATCATCTGTTTGAATTACACTATCATTATTGATAGACTCATCTAAATTAGTCAAATCAAACAAATTATTAGTCGGAGAACTATTATACATATTATCGAACATTCTTTCTAACGCCATTTCTGCATATTCTTTTGATTTTAATGTAAAAATAACATCATCTCGAACATTCTCTGTCTTAATAATCAATTTATTATCACTTGTAATAATTTCTCTACAACTATTTACATTTACATTGATTATTGAGATTTTATCAGTTGTCAGGCTTTTGTATTTTATAAACATCCAAACACCGCCTAACTATATTCTCTGCTAATTGCTCCACCATCAGTAAGTTCATCATTTTCTTTAGTAGGAGCGCCCGGCTGTGTATCATAAGTTGCGGTATTGGCATTAAACAAAGCAAACAACAAATCAGTTGTATCTGTAAACTTCGCTTCTTTTACCATTGTTTCAAACTCATAACCATCATAACCAAGCAATGTCCCCCATCTACGAATAGGAACTTGTATGCCCTTGTCTGAAAGTTTCAAATGGTTTTCAATTTCATTCTTTCTAACAAACGGCAATGTAGAGCCACTAACTCTAAATCTAAACTTATATTTTTTAGTCTTTTTGTTTACAAAGAAATTTAAGAAATTCTCAAACTGCGGATAAACTGCATTTGCAATATCTTGATAATCTGCATTTGCAGCTAATTGCGCTTCCTCTTGCGACAACTTTTCATCTGTATAAATTAAAGAACTATTTGCGGCAGATAAACCAGCACTTGTCTTTAATTGATTTTTATACATATTGCTATTATTGTCCGCAAACTGGAACATTCTTGTGTTCTCTAAGGGCAATGCAATTTGCTTAATATTCTTATTGATACCATTTCTTGCCAAGTGCATTATTTGTCCAACCTGTGCTGGGTCAATAGTAAATGCGTTTTTATTGTTGCCTGTGTTATCCTTATCTCTTGTTTTCATCTCGCCAAGAATTAAGGCATTGGCAGAAATAATATCTTTATCTCTTTGTAGAGCGCTTATAGCATCATCGTCAAATACAGTTTTCATTAAATAAGCAAACGGTGGTACTTCATTAAAGTTAGATGTGTCATATTTGAACACCCAAGCGCCCTTATTTACCTTTGTTCGCACATAACAATCCCAAGCAAATCCATTTACTTTATTTAAGTCACGACCGTCTCCAACAATAAAACTTTTCAGATTTTTGTTTTCTGTATTTCTATCATTGTAGGCGGCAATCAAACTTGGGTCATAGTTAAGGATATTAACGCCCATTTGGTTAAAATAATTCAAATTAAAATCCCATAATAAGCCATTTACGCCTTTTCCTGTGAATTTTCCTGTAATTTGACAAAATTTTTGAGGCATAGTTTGTAACGAATATGATTGAACTTTCTTTTCAGTAATATCAATCTCATTTTCATCATAACTGCCTTCGCTATCTCTTAACCAACAATAATATGTGTCGGTCTTTAACATATTCTTTACGGCATTTCTAAATTCTTGTTTTGCCTTAAAGTTCTGGAAAAACTTATCTACTCTACGGCAGTCATCTTTATATTCTTGTGAATCAAATTCACTATTATCTTTAATATTAACAGGATAACGGTCAATATCAAATGAAAGTAGGTTTAATTTATAATTGATTGTTCTATTATAAATCCCATCCCAAACTTCCATAAATTCAGAATAATCTTGTAAATTTTCTGCCGACTGTTTATAAGAGGCGATAGCCTTCCTTAAAAGTTCCCTGTCGGGAATTTGCGGGTTATTATTCAAATCAACAAGAGTTCTATATTCTTGTTGAGTATCATAAAAATAACCCAACTGCGAAGTGTAAAGTGCATTGGCATATTCTAATACATTCCAAACTTCATCTTTTGAAATTTTATCTCTCGCCAAAGACTACCGCTCCTTTCAGTTTAATAGTTAAATATCTCATAAAAGTCTGAAATATCAATATCAGACTCTTGTTCTTCTTTTGTATATTTTACAAACAACTTATCGCAAAAATAATTAAACATAGCCAAAGCCATATATCTATCCTTTGTTGCAGAACGATTTTCTTTTACCTTTACGGAATTATCTTTAATCTCTGTGTTCAAAGACACCGCCTCGTTTATCATAGACCGTGTTTCTATAAAAGGTTCTAATACTTTTGCTTTGTTTTCTGGTGTTCTTTCAATCCATCTTGGGTCTTTAGATATAAGTTGTGTTTCCTTATCTCCATCATCCATTAAGAATTCAATTATACCATCTTTTAAGTTTTTGCGCATAGCAAGGTGCATATTTGTATTGATTTCTGCCGTACCAGCAACAGGTATAATTACTTCTTCAGCTTCATCACTTAATGTTCTTGCAATTTTATCTCTAATAACCGCATCGGAACTAATTTGTAATAATTTATCTTTACAAACAGTCCAAGCGGGATATGTAACATTTCTATCCTTATCATATGTTTCAGTTGTCAACAAATCAAAGAAAACATTTCCTACCAATTATGTTATCATATAAGTTTTTTATCTTATATTTCTTATAGTTGTGTTTCCTATAAGTTCGGCGTACCTTTTCATCTATTGTATTAGATGCCGAGAACTCTTGACAGAATTATATTCTATTATATAGTTTCATCTGTTACGCTCTGCGTGTGACTGTAATTTTACAAACAGCCTTCCACTCGGATTAGCATTTCAGCTTTCCCGTTTTCTTTCTCGGTTCAATTATATGTCACCATATAAAGGGGCGAATTTCACCTTTAGAGTCCATTACAAAATATTTACATTTATAATCATAAAACAATCTTTTAATTTCAACAATTTGTGTTTGTGAATTAAGACCATTTTCGTGCTTTATAAATTCTACTTTGCGATGATTATTTTCTTTGTTCATATTACCAAGGATAAATATTGAGTTATCGTTTTCTCGACCACCACTAACTGCAATATCGGCGGTCAATGTACGAATTTCATTATCATTAAAATTATAATCTTCGTGTTGTTCTCCATCTATATATTCCATATCGGTCAAAGGATAAAACGCATTAGATAATTTTTGATTTCTATGAAAATCATCATACAAAAATAAACTACCCTCAGACTCTCCAAGCCACAAATTCAAATATTCCATTTCAAAGTTTAAGTCATCCGATGTGGCTCTTCTTGAAATATATTGCTTTTTAGATTGTATTCTGTTGGCAACGGCTGTAAAAATATCTCCACCAAAAAATCCATATTTAATATTTTTATCTGTATAATGATTTCTAACCGTTTGCTTTAAGTGTGCCCAAAACCAATTATCTTTTGTCCTTGAAGATGTCAAGAATATCTGTTTTGTCTCCAAATATAAACCATTATAAAAATAAGGCTCAAGTGTTGGTTCAATGATTCCGTGATATTTTTTGCCATTAACTAATCTCGCCTCATCTGTTATACTTATATTCGCACGAAGTCCACGAGAACTATCTCCACAAGCCGCTGCAAATATTTTTGAACCATTCCCATATTCAACAATAAGCGCATCTGTTGTTTCTGCTTTTCCAAATTTTATATATCCATCTTTTCTAAGTTGCTTCAATACTGGACTAATTCCCTTTTGTTCGCTACTTAAAAGGTCATCAATTTTTTCTTTTATTATTATATTGCTCTGTTGTAAAACACTTGATGTAATAATAATTCTAATACCAGGCAACAACAATGCCAAATCATTAGCAAGAACAGCTATAATAAAACTTTTTGACAATCCACGACTTGCGACAATATCCATAATATCATTTTCCCAACAGTCTAATAAAATTTGCCGTTGAAAAAAATGTAATGGAATTTGTAAATAATCCTCTGTGTATATATCAAGATTATTCAAATAGAACATTTGCCATTCAGCTATCTTTCTATCATAATCTCTTTTAGACAATTTTTGTGCGCCCTTACCTTTAATTTGTTTTAATTCATCTTTACCTATGTCAATCAAGATTGTATTTCTCCAAATCATCTAATGATATGTCAAAATCTCGTTTTCCTACCAACATATTAGCAAGTGGTCTCAAAACTAAATCCTTCTCATATTGATGAACTTTATTCAAATCATAATTTCTTGATGGTTCAGAATAAATATCAGCAACATTTTTTTCATCAATCAACCTAATCTGTTCGGCAAGGGCTTTTTCGCTCATAGTCTTAGGTTTGTTGCTTTCAAACTCATCAACCTTTAAGATTGACATTTCTCTTGCAATACGATTTTGTATCTTATCAATAGTCTCATCGCCCTCGTAGCGATGGTCGTTTATTTTTCTTAATAAAAGCCTATCACGGCACAAATCCCTAAAAGTATCTTTCTGCTGGGCGTTTACAAATTCAGTAATGCCCTGCGTATATCTTGAAAATGTTTCTTCAAGGAAAGTGTAATCATCAACACTATCTTGCTTTCCCCAAGTATATTCAAGATTTTTCAAGTCTCTTTCAAGATTTTCTTTCGCCTCATATTTTGTATCTATATCAGACAAAGACACATCGGTGGCAGAAAAATCAGTCCAAATATCTTTCTTCATTTTATACTTGTGTAATTCTGCCACATAATTACCTATAACATTTCTTCGTATATTCTTAGGTGTATCTTCGTCATCGTCTTTAACCATCATTCTTGGTGTTTTATTCTTATTGTTTCTTAAAAATCTTTCTTCAATGTTTTTCCAAATTTCAAGAATAAACGGAATGTCCATTTTCTGCAAAGTAAAATAAGCAGCACTGCGAACATTACCATATCTACTTAAAAATATTTCAAACATTTTTTTACAGCAATCTTTACAAAACGGAACTCTACCGTCAGAAAACGGAGACCAACTTTCATAATAGTTACTCTCTACTCTCATTCCGATACAATTTAAGGCTGGGGTATCGTGTCCAAGACACAAAATCATTTCTTCTGGTCTTTTCGATTTTTTTTGAGCCATATTTTACCCCTATGTAACTAAAAAAGCAGAAGAAATATATTCTCCTGCAATTTTACAATATTTTAATTTAGTACAATCGTGAAGTCTGCAATCTTGCCTTTGCCGCTCTCATAGCAACAAAGTTTTGCACTCGCATCTGCTGATTTTCTAATTCTCATAGAAAAATCATCAATACCCATAATAGAACCAACGCCTACTGCGCCTTTTCGCACTCCACAGTTGCAATATTCATCAAAATGTTTATGACCGCCAATCATATAGTCAATGTTGATGCCATAAATTTCGCTATAATCCTTAATTGACTTTGCAAGATTTGGAACCTCGCCGTGAATACCAAGACAATTATATCCTGCAACATTTTCAAAAATAAATCCAGTTTTATTTTCAACAATGGTAAAATTCGGATTATCTTCGTTTTTGATTTTTATAATGTTACTGATAATTTTGTCACTACTTTCACAAAGATGTTCATTTTTCTTTCCGTCAAGTAATCTCAGTTCATCGTGATTTCCAGATGTTTGATTATAGACAACAATCGTATGCTTCGATAATTCTCTAAGCCATTCAGCCATAAAATTACCAAAATTGATTGCACTATCAATAACACCATATCTCAAAGACCATATTTGAGAATTTCTAATAAATCCCTCTGTACTATCTCCGAGATTATTCACATACAGCTTCTTGATATTAAACATTTTGATTTTTTCTACGGTCTTATTAAACAAATCTCTCATTCTTTGTTCAAAAATTTCAGGGCTATACTCATTTAAGATTTCACCCATAAGACCATAAACTTTCATATCCTTACCATAATGACAGTCAGCAATATTCAACTGCCACTCCATATCATTATGCTCAGGCTTAATATACTCAATCTTTGTATTATTATCTTTATTTTTTCTAATACAATCAATTACTTTTTCTTCAAACATCTCATCACGAGCCTGTTCTCTAAGCCATTGATTATATTCTAATTTCTCTGTTTGTAATTTCTTTCGCTCTTTTTCAAGTTCTCTTTGTTGTTCCTTTAGTTCTTGTAAAAGTGCGTCAGAGTCGGCGAATTTAGCCTGATTTGCTATCATAATCTTATTAAAAGCCTGAAATTTCTTTCTATATGCGCTTTCAGAATAATTTTGCCCTAAAAGAGAATTTAACACATACGCTACTTCTTCCCAAGTGCCAATTTGTTCCTTTTCGGAGCATATACGATAAATCAGTTCATCTTCTGTTTCGCCCTCATATCGTTTATAACCCATAAAGTTATTCCTTATTCTTTCTCAAACACAGACTTGATTTGCACATTTGTTCCGACCATATCTTTAAGCAAATCTCCAACATTGACCTCAAGAACATCATCTTTCGTGTCAATAAAAATTGTCAACTCACCATCTTTATCATAATCAAGAACACCAACCACATCTGTCAGTACAGTTTTTTCAAACTTATGTTTCATAATCAAACGCCAGCCATTTCATTAAAAAATAATGCAACATTCTTTTCAGCAGAATTTTGTCTCAATTTTTCTTTCTTTTTCTTAGCATCATTAGCCTTCTTGAGTTCCTTACGAGCAATTTCCTTTTTTCTTGCCCGTAAAATCTCAAATTCGTTTTTATTTATATCTTCCTTAAAACGCTTTAGAGGCTTAAATTCTACTGCATTATATTCATCTACCCAAAAGATAGAGCCATCTCTTTTGAAATTGTTTACTCTTGCGTGGGCATCAACTGTAACAAGTTCAAAAATACCAATATTAGGCACTTTAACTCTGCCGTTAAGCCTTAATTCATTCAAGATAACCCTATATAGGGCGTCCATATATCTTTTAGCCATAACAGAAGTTGCATTTCCATACTTTGTCTCACTCGATAAGACGGTATAAAAATCTGATTTTTTAATATCACCATTCATCGTCTACATCATCTTCATTAGCTGCTTCAAGTGCGGCTTTATATCTTGCCTCCGAACACTCTCTTAGCTTATCTTTAATTTCCTTTTTAATTTTTACAGAAAAATTATCGTGCCCAACTCTATCTTCTTCGATAACCTTTATTTGATAACCTTTTGCATTTTTGTCTTTTGTTAAAAACGCATTGGGCATCTTTATTTCTGTACCAGCCTTAACTCCCTTAATATATCTTGTTTGAACCGTAGCAAAATAAGGAATGGAAAAAGAATAGTTTACAAAATTATCATTTTCAATCAGGTTGTCTATAACAGACCTATAAGTTCTAAAGACATTTTTCACATCTTCTTCAGTTAAATATGTTGATTTTGCAACCAGTCTACACATTCTACTTCCATTTATGTACCCAGCGGACAACTTTTCTCTTACTGTTTCCACCGTAACTTCCTGTGCGGGAATATGTTGTTTGATTACCGCCATCATCTCTGCGGTATCATTGTCATCGTTGTCTAAAATATCTATAATGTCAGCCGTTTTTAGGTCTTTATTATAATATTTCTTTACAACGGTCAAAATAGAGTTCTTATTAAACAGGTTTGTGCCTTTATTTCTATATTTTGCCATATTTTTCTTTTTGATTTCTCCCTTCTTACCAATATGGTGGCACTGGACGCATTTTTATACGCCCAGCGCCGAGAAAAATAATTGCAATCCCCTATTTATATAGCGCATCGGCAATAGCGCTGGAATGTACTTTCGGACATCTCCGAGTTCCCCTTCCATATAACGGACGAATTTGAAAGTGCCATTTTTGGCTTAACCAAGCCAAATTTTAGACTTTTTCGCCTTTATTTTTCTGCAATTTTTTAATCGTTTTCCGCAAAAACAAAGCAATTTAAGAATTTTTCACGGTTTGTTTTATATAAAACATTCAACATTTTCCTTGTAAATTTAACCGCAGATTTGTCAATGGGTCTACCTTTACCATCGTTTTCAAGCCCTAATGCACTTTCAACTAAACGATTGATTGTCACAAGGTTGTTTACCTTAACCTTTGACACTTGCTCTAAAAGTTTTTGAAATTCATCTATTTGACTGCTTATATTATCGCCTTGCTCTTTGCTTGTTTTTACAAAATTGTCATATTCATCTACAAGTTTGCGTATTTTAGACATTTGCCTATGATTTGGCTTTCCGTCAATCTTAACAAAAAAGTTTTCTGTTGGAATTGTGTTTGTTGAACTGATTGGTTCTATCTCATCTAATATTTCCTCAAGCCAGTTCATAGGACATTCTAAATCATAGTTTATTCTGTCGTATATTTTCTTTTTATTTGCACGAACTATCTCAAAAGGTATTTCTACACCATCTTTAGTATATTGAATATCTTTTGTGTATTTCATAAACTTAGGATAATCACATTTGATTTCTTTTTCTTTATCGTCATTTACACAAATAGTTTTTGTCATCTTCATACAGGGCATTTTTTGTATTCTGTCAATTTCATCCATTCCATTGATTTCATATTCTCTTTTTGAATTATCAATTATTACCTGCGCTACTACCGATAGAATGACAAAATTATCATACAATTCTTGCTTTGGTTCAGTCCAATAATAAGTCATAGCAAGTTGAGCTAAATTGCTCGACCAACCAATGCCTAATCTTGACTTAGCAAACTTATTGTCCATTTGAGAATAAGCAAGTTTTGTATTTTCGTATGTAATAGAACTTTCTTTCAGTTGATTTACAATCGTAGGAAATTCATCATAACACTTTTTTGCACACCTAACCATAACTGGATTATTTGTGGCAAAAATGAAATCAGAATCGAAATCTGCAATTTGTTATCGTACAGGCTCTTTATCCCATACCTCTTATGGTTTCCCATAAGTTCAGACTATCTCTTTACCCTCGTCTTATTCGTTAGGGTATTCGGCACTCTTGCAAAGGATTATTGCTTGTCTGCTCACCTTGTAGTCGTTAAACCTTACTGCCTACTTTTATGACATTCAGCAGTCTTGGTAATTGATTGGCTTATGTGTGTTGACTTTTGCGACATAACCATAACAGCATTTATCACATTTTGCTCTTCTTGCTATAAAACTACTTATTGCCTTTATACTTCCTTTAAGATTATGTTTGTTCTTAATCCACTTTGCACAGTCTTTTATGCAAGAAAATGATTTTACTAAAATATTATCTTTATATAAATCAACGGTTTTACTTTTACCATTTTTGTTTCCGATTTTACAAACGCTATATCTACCAACATTTGAGCTATGTCTAACATTGTCTATATGAGTAATCCATTCAAGATTATTAACACAATTATTTGTTCTATCGTAATCTTTATGATTTATTTCTAAATATTTATTTGGATTTGGAATAAATGCTTCTGTCACTAATCTATGAACAGACACATATCTTTTAGTTCCGCACATCTGCAAACAAACCACTTTGTACCCATCCGAATTTGTTTTTGGCTTTTTAATCTTTTCATTTCTAACAATATATCCACATTTTGCCTGTGGATGAGGAACTTTTCTACAAAGAGATTTTACCCTACCAAGATTACTGACCTGATAATAACCAAAAAATCCATCTATATCTTTCCATTTTTCTATCAAAAAAATCACCTCCTTTTATTCTTTTACACACATTTAGCGTTCCAATTTTCACCGAATAGTTTTTGAAAAGCGTTTCCGCTTAACCGACCCATTTTATTAAGCCATTAGTCCTATCTTGTAAATCTGTTCCAATACAATTCACAGCAACAATATTTTTACTAAATGGAAAATACTCTTTCATTTCTTTTGAATAAGTATTTTTTAAGTAGCAAATATTATTTGGGGAGTTTTGTGGTGAGCGTATTCCACACAAATATTCCCCATCTCCAAATCTTGTTGTATAACATTGAATTGTTCCTTGCTCCTGTTTGAAACAAGGGTCATTCTCCCAATGCTCTCCAACGCTATATAACAACAAAGCGTATGGATTGCCACACATAGTTAGATTATCTGCGTTTACGGTTATCTTTCCTTTGCGTAGTCGTTCAACATAAGCGAAAATTATTTTCCGCTTTTCTGTTCTAAACCATTTACTATTTGCAAAGTCATTATTTTGCTTATACAAATCGGCAAGCATTTCATAATGATTAACTTCCGTTGCGTTTAATCTCAAAAACTTTTCAAACTCATCATCATCTTTTTTTATTCGTTCTACATATTCTAAACTGTGCACGGCAAGTTCTCTAATATCTTTCTTATTGCACGGCAATGAGTTTATCATTTGATAACTCATTTGTTGGACATCTCCAAGTTTACTTTTGTGGTCTGTTTTCACTACACCAAAAATCGAACCATCGGCATTTATTCTGTCACACCAATATTGATATGGATTATCTCCCATCAATTCTGTAAACTTTTTCCATTTGATTGCATTGTCCGTTGTAATAACTTTGATGTTTTTCATCAAATGTTTCACGCCAAACATATCTTCAATCTCATAGGTTTCATAATCAACACGGTTCTTTTTGCACCAGTCCTTAAAGAATTTTTGTAAGTTCGTTCTAAACCCACACATCTTAAAGAAATGATTTCGCAACAAAATCATACCATTTGCATATCTCGGCATCGTGTCCGTGTCTACAAGCCCCATACCATCCCATAATGTGTTTTTAATATTTATCTCTGTCTTATCGACAACACACTTCTTGGTCGGCACTCTTATTTTTTTATAAACCTTTGTTGAATGTTTTTTACCCTGTTCTAATGCCTTGGCAAACTTTTCTTTTGTTTTTTCTTCATCTACAACTTTTTTTTCTACAAAATATTCATCTGCTTTGACAATATTTCCGTTTGTTTTGAAATAACTGTCTTGGTCTTTAAGAATTAGCACATCTTGAATAGGAATGTGCAATTTTCCAACAATGGTACTTGTAGTCAACGGAGCATAAGCCGACATCTCAACAATTTTGGCTTTTTCTTTATTCATTTTTGTTCCAAGTCCCATTGTCAGCCAGTCATAAGCCTCATTATAATATTTTTCGTTAATAAATATAGACTGCCCAACCTTGGCTTTAGACGGTGTTCTAAATAGCATTACATAGCGTATCGTCTGCGTTTTTTTAATATCTCCGTTCTTATCCCTTGTTGTATAATCAACAGACACGCCGTTTTGATAAAATTCATCACGAATTTCCTCCATAGACTTTTTAATGAACTTATCTTTGTTCCTATGAACATTCTCCATAATTTCATTTAGTCGCTTTGAAAGATTTTCGTCAGACTTATCGGAATTATCAATTAAATTTTGTATTTGTGTGACTTTCTCCTCATATGACTTAGAGCCAAAGTCAAACTCTAAGCAAATAATATCTCTTGTGGACTCTCCACGATAAACATTTAAGCCCTTTGATATAATAAAGTCACTAAACAGAGAATTATTGAACATTGCGTCTGTATAATCAAGCCTATCTCTGACCCCTAAATTATATTCATAAAGCGTTCCAGCTTTAATGTTTTTGATTTTAATTCCAAATTCCGACAATCTATCACTCCTAATATCGTCTGTGAGCCAAAATTAGCCATTTTTATGTTTAAGTAATGTAATTTCACTATTGAGCACTAAAAACGCCTTAAATTGGCTCACACAGCCCCTCAGCGGTATTTAAGTACCATATGAAACTATTACTTTGTGAATTCATCACAATTAAATGCTCTTTCAACACCAAATGTATTGCAAATAGTCAAATTTTCATAAACTCCATAAGAATATATATATAAATCAGTGTTATCATAATTTGAACGCTCTATGATAACCTCATTATTTCTATTAAAGTTTTTGTTATATGACATTTCAGACCACACATTGTCACTTCCTTTCGTTCACGCTTGACATTATACCATAAATCAAAGCGTTTGTCAATATTTTTTTATCAGTACCAAAATGTGCTCGATTTATCTTACACTGTAATTATACCACATTTTGTTCCATTTGTCAATAGGTATTATATATATTTAATAATTTATTTACAAATAAATAATAAATATAATAAAAATATATAATATATAAATAATAATAATATATAAAATAATATATAAATAATAATATAATAATATATATAAATATAATATATATAAATAATAAAATACCTTATATATTATATAATATAGACAAAAGTGTGTACCAAATCGTAATAATACAGGGTGTTTTCCCGTTGTAGTAAACGAATAGACATTGGAAATTACAGCGTTGCTTGCAACGCCCGAAACGCAGTTTCGTAATATTCCGCTGTCGTGAAACGCTTATGCGAAGCGTTAGCAAGCATATGCGTTAGGCGTAGCCGGTCAAAGACAGCCAGCACGCTGGTGCGATAGCACCGGTGTGCGGTATAAGTAGCCATTGAGGATGTATGTCTTAGGAGATGTATATTATATTATTATATAACTAATATACGCGCGTGTGCGTGTGCGTGCGTAATATAAGTTTATTTATTAAGTTTTTTATAAAATATCAAAAAAGGTCTTGACAAATGAGCAATTTTGTGGTATAATAGAGGAGAAATTACAAAAGGGGTGATTTGTATTGACTTAAAGTTAGGAAAAAAGTATAAATATAACCAACTATGTTCAATTTTTAACATAAAGCCAGAAAGAGGCTCAAGACAAAAGAGCCAATTATCTGCTTTAAGAGAAAAATATGACATAGAAAAAAATGGCAATGTGTATATCGTTCACAAAGAATATAGCAAAGATGAGATTGTGGCAAATGTAAAATATGGAAAATATAAAAAGCTAATCGAGCCTATGCTATATACTGTACTTTCACAGCCAAATAAAAGCGTTATGAGAGTAGATATGCACGAACTAATGGAATTTCTTGGCATAGTAAATAAAGATTATCATTATGCCAAATATCACCCCAAGGAGTGTATAGAGCAGATTGACAAGGGGTCTGTCGCTGGGCTTACTATCTTTTCAAGAGAAAGTGAACCGTTATTAAAAAGAATTATTACTGATATTCTCAAAGATATGCAAGATAGGTGTCTTATTAAAGTCAATATGATACCTATGTTCGCCAAGAAGTATATAGGCGCCAAAGATAGAAAACTTTACACAAAGGTTTGGGAAGCAGACAAGAAAAAAGATATTCCAAGATTGCTTGAGGCAAAAAGAGAAGTCCTTAAAGAATTTAAGATAGATTACTGGGAAGATTTACAATATTCACAGTTTGGTAAAGCAAAAGACATTATTGCAAATAAACTGGAAATAGATTATTTCTACTATGAATATGAAATTATCTTAAACAAAGAGGGACTAAAAGAATTCATTACTGAAGATTATTCAACACTCAAAAAGGTTTTGAATAAAAAGATACAAGAAAAAACAAAAGCCTCAAAACAAGGAAACCTTAAATTTCTTACAGACGGCGAAAAAGATGTTTATGTAGAATATTTTATATCCACAGAAACAGACTATAAACTTAGAGAGAAGAAAAACGATGAACGGACACAAGACTGAGGCGCTTATTGTTGAACCAAGAGAATATCAAAAAGAAATAAAATATTCTACAATCGGACATATTTGTGATATTCAATCGGACAAAAAGGAAGGAAATTTTTATGAATGTGAAAGAACTTATTGAACAATTGCAAAAGGTTAAAAACAAATCATTGCCCGTAAAATTTTTTGGATATAGTGGATATGTTCAAACAATTAAAGAAATTGAGATAAAAAAAGATTATCTTGAGGTGAAATGATAATGACGAACTTTGAGAAAATAAAAAATATGAATATTGATGAAATGCTAAGATTTTTGGCGCACATTGATACTTCTTTTCATATTATGCTTGATGGGAATAAGGTTGTCAATAATAAAGGATATATTTACCGATGGTTACAAGATGAGGCTATAAATTATGACGAACTCGACACACAAGAAGATTATAGCAGTTGATTTTGACGGTACATTATGCGATAGTAATTATCCGCTTTGTGGAGAACCTATAATTCCAGTTATAGATGAATTACTTAAAGAGAAAGAAAATGGAGCAATTATAATTCTTTACACTATGCGTGAAGGCAAAGAATTGAAAGACGCTCTTGATTGGTGTCGCTCTTATGGAATTAAGTTCGATGCAATCAATGAAAACTGTATGTGGGCAAAAGAATACTTTGGAAAAACAAGAAAAATATTTTATACAGAATTGTGGGACGATAGAGCGCATAATGTAACCAACATAATCGAAAGAAATAAATTATGTTCAAAATAATTAACATAAATAGACATTATGTTAATAATATTAAACATAAAAATAATGGGGGATAATATGCCTTTGAAGATATTTTTCATTATGCTTTCTTTTATTTTAGGATGTTACATAGTAGAATTAAATCAAAATAATAAATTCAAACATAACATCTTAATTGGAACAATTGCATATATATTTTTACTCATTATACCTTGTTTGATTATTTTTATATAAAAAAATGGAGGAAAATAATTGATTTATTTTGATAATGCGGCAACAACGCCATTGTCTAAAGCAGTTAAAAATAACATTAAAGAAAATCTTGACTTGTTTGGAAATCCAAGTTCAATTTATTCTATTGGATATAAGTCAAAAGAGATTATTGAAAATTCAAGAAAAACTATTGCGGAATGTTTGAATTGTAAACCGAGTGAAATCTATTTTACAAGCGGCGGCTCTGAAAGCAATAGCTGGGCATTGCAAGATAAATTTTATTGTCACGATTATGAGCATCATAGCATTTTGAATAATCCTAACAGACAAAAAGAAAGAAATCATAATTATATTTATGCGCAAATGCTTGTAAATAATGAGACTGGTACTGTTTTTACTGGTGATATTAAAATGGCAACAATGATGAGAAATAATAGAGTGCATTGTGATGCTACACAAGCCATTGGAAATATTGATGTTAATGTTAAAAAACTCGGCGTAGACACTTTATCATTCAGTGGACATAAGATTCACGCACCCAAAGGCGTTGGTGTGCTTTATATTCGTGATGGAATTAAACGACCCCCCATTATCTATGGTGGAAAGCAAGAAAGAGGCATAAGGGGCGGCACAGAAAACATTTTGGGTATTTCTGCTCTTGGTGTAGCGGTAAAAGAAGCATACGATGTACTTTCATACAAGCGAAGCCACTGCTTTTTGCTTAAAGACCATTTGATTGAGCGCTTAAATGAACTTGGGATTGATTATGTTATCAATGGTGAAACTGGTATTTATTCTACAATTCCGAGTATTGTAAGTTTGAGTATTAAGGGAATTGAAAGCGAAGCTGTGCTTATGCAACTTGACCTTGATGATATTTATGTGTCTGCTGGTTCTGCTTGCACCGCTGGAGATTTAGAGCCAAGCGCAACTTTGAAATATTTTAATGTTCCAGATGATTATATTGGTGGAACTATCCGCTTGTCTTTTGATATTAGTAACACTTGCGATGAAATTGATACATTTTGCGAAAAATTAGCCAAGATTGTTAAAAAAAATGCTTGACAAATAAATAAATATGTGGTATAATGCAAGTACAATAATTCAAACGGAGGTAAAACAATGATTTTTGTAATCTATGGGCTAATGTTCATTTGGCTTGTTGTATTTGCATATAGTCCACGAAAACGGAGATAATTATGTGGATAAAGTTTGATGAAAAAATAAAAACACGCACAGAAAACCTAAAACCCGGAGATGTATGTTATTTTGAATATGGCGATTATGATAACTGGGTTACAATGGTTTTCGATTCTGTAAGTCGTGATGGAGAGTGGTATAAAATGGAATTTCATTCTGTTTTTAACAATAAGAAAGAAATCGTTTATACCGATGATAATTTTTTTGATGTTATTGGAAAGGAAAAATAATGCAAACATTTTGTGATAAAACAGATTATCCAAACATTAACGAATGGCTTAATGCTACGATTGGAACAATATGTGATAAAATTGGAGACACTTTAATTCAAATGACATATTCTGACACTAAGGTTGAAAGAGAAAAATATTATAAAATTTGTCAAGATTATATTAAAGAAATTCGTGAGGTAATCAATGGCTGATAGTTACAATAAAAAGATTGAGAAGTTTGCTGGTGCAATCATTAAACATAAAAAGTTGGAAGAGCTTTGTGCTATTTTACGAAGATATGATGTTTTGACAAAAGAAAAATATTTTAATGGTTTAGAAAACATTGACGATATTCCTTTTTGGGAAGTTAATTTTTTTTCACAGGATTGACCTATATGAAATACTCTATTAAATACAAAAATGCTTATGCAAAATTGATGTTGGACATAGAAGACGACGATGTTTATATTATCGGCTGTTCTAACTTTCAGTATAAAGGTTATTCTGTAACAGTATTATGCGAAGGTCAATCGCTATATGCTGCAATTAAAGATTTTGTTGAAATGACAGACGAAACAATCGACACCATAGACAATGAGGAGGAAAACTAATGGTAAAATTTGTAAAGTTAAACCCAAAAGCACATATTCCGACACAGGGCAGTAAAATGGCTGCTGGATATGACCTTTATGCCTGTATTCCAAGTGATGAAAAGTCCTTTGTTCATATTTCTCCGCATAGTACAGTAGAAATTGGGACAGGGCTTGCCATACAGCCCCCTAAAGGACATTTTGGAGCTATTTTTGCCAGAAGTGGTTTTGCAACAAAGCAAGGATTAAGACCCGCAAATTGTGTTGGTGTTGCGGATTATGATTATACTGGTGAATATATAGTTGCCATTCATAATGACACAGACTTTACAAGAATTGTTCGTCACGGAAACAGAATTGCTCAATTAGTATTTTTGCCCTATGCAGATGAGGAATTTGTAGAGGTTAAAAGTCTTGATGAAACAGAGCGTGGCGACGGCGGTTTTGGAAGTACGGGTGAATAATGCTTAGATTTAGATTATGGATTGCTAATAAACTGCGTACTGTTGATATGTGGTATCGTAAAGAAGCTGCGTATTATTGTTTTGTTAAAGACTATAAAAAGTATTTACAATTCATTAAAGAGTGTTTAATTAAGAGCACTAACAGAAATGGTAATGACGGATTGTATATAGACACAAAGAATAAAATGCTTATATGTTATAAAACAAGATTTTATTTCAATAAATTACCAAAAGAATGGTATAAGACAGATAATACAAATCCGTTTGTAGATGATAGCAACAATGTGTTTACAGACCAGTGTTATGATTATATAAGACGATATTTAGGTCTTGGGCGTAAAGATAGATTTGTTATTTATGATGAGTACAATCGTCAAAAACCGCTTGGTTGTTATAAAGACGGAGACATAGTAACCATTTGTGTATATTACAAGAAAGGCACTGTATGAATAAAGACAAACTTGAAATCAACAAAAATAAAATTTCATTTGAGACCAGAAAAAATATAAATCTTGCGCTTAATCGTGATGGTTGTGCACTTGTAAATACAAAATGGCTTGTTGAGGAAAACTTTGAACGGAAAGAGCCAACGATAGAAAATGTAATAAATAGTGATTATATTTATATTGTTGATAAAAGATTTTTATATCAAGAAGAACCAAGAATTATACGAAAATGCAATGTTCAGTTTCGTGATATACTGGCATATAATGAACAAAGTTTTTATATGCCTAATGTGGGTAGAAATAATATAAGAGTGTTTTCTATTGATGATTATAAAAAGACTTGGGCATTTTCGCCTTGTGACTTAGAAGGGAGTATTTGGATTCGTTGAATAAATATAGATTTGTTTTTTATAAAAACAATAATCCTTTTCTTTCATCTATTACAATAGAAGAAGATTGTGTTGTTTCTGCAATATGTAGACTTTGTAAAGATATTTTTAATATTGTGAAAGATGGAGAAGAAGATTACTTCAAAGAAAATTTTTATTATGTGAAAAAAGACGAAGATTTAACAACAAATGAATTAAATGGGTTTCTCAAACAAAATAATAAACCAGAAATCCATTTAATATTCAAAAATGAAGATTTATTTATTTTGTCATTCAAAGAAAAATCAAGGTTCCTTCTTTCTGGAGATTTTTCAAATCCATATTTAGAATAATTTATAAGATAAAATAAATACAAATATGATTGAGAGGTTTATTTATTGAATGTCACATAGTGTTCTTTGTTATATACACGAAAAAGCAATTAGGCTACCAATTATGGGAGAAATTCCTGTTGTTGATATGGAGTCCGAACTTAATATAAAAAAATCGGAGAGTCTATTGAATATAATCCAAAAATTACACCGAAAGACAATACACCATTTTGGGCAAATTTTGTGGATAGTCAAGGTAAAAAATATGTTGATTTAGTATTATCGCTTAATTATTCTATTATTCCCTGTTCTGAGTTTAATTGGGATGATGACTGCCCTTCTCGGTGTAAAACAAAAGCAGAATACCTGAGTGATAAAGAAAAAGAGTTCTTTTCTTCGAATTTTAATAAATTAGGTATTAACTATAATGTTGACAATTTGAGAAAAATAGATTGTTATTGGTGGTGTTATCGTAAGCAGCCAGATTGCTATGATGTTAAAGAACTTCAGGATTATACAACACTAATTTGATTGAGAGGTTTGATAGTTGAATGTTGCATTTCTGTTATACATACAAAAAAGCAATAAGATTACCTATTACTGATGACAACATAGAGAAAATTAAAATCACTCAAGATGATAAAACGCCGTTTTGGGCAAGTTTTGTAAATAATCGTGGTCAAAGATATATTGATTTAGTTTTAGATTTTTACTATCCTATTATAAGTGGTTATGAATTTGACGATGAAAGTTTTTCTGCTTATCAAACAAAGGCAAATTATTTAAGTGATAATGAAAAAGAATTTTTTGCTCCATATTTTGACAAGCTGGGCATTAAATATAATATTGATGATTTAAGAAAAATAAATTGTCGTTGGTATTGTATGCTTAAAGAACCTGATTGTTATGATGTTAAATAATTAGAACGGAGATATATTGATATGTATTTTGTTGAACATAAAGTTATACTTCCTGTTACAGATGATATTTTAAGACAAACAGGCGGCATTAAGGGTCTTAGGGAAAGAGTACAGAATGTATATGGTTTATATTTATCAACAGACGAAGATGAAATTGTAGTGCCATTTTTTTATAAACGCTATCATCCTGAATCTGTTATAGAAAAACCAGACGACATTCTTCATCTTCTCAACAAACTTGAGATTAAATATAATATTAAAGAATTAAGACTTATAAAAGAGACCAAAAATTAAATTTAGAAAATGTAAAATATTTGAAAGGAAAAATTTATTGAACAACATTATTTTTGAACGAGTATGGGCAATGCCAAATGGCAAAACATTTACTATAAAGCCCATTAAAGAGTTTGTAGAAACAGAAGTGAATAAGGGTGGGGTGATTGTTGACCCATTTGCCAACGGATGCAAATACGGCACAATCACAAATGACTTAAACCCTGAATTTAATATTTAGATGCGCTTGAATTTCTCAAGTCTATTCCGAATGAAAGCGCTGACCTTGTTCTCTATGACCCGCCATATTCTATTACACAAGCCTCAACTCTCTATAAAGAATACGGAAAAGATAAACTTGAAGTTAATGTGGCAAATATGAAATATTGGAAGCTCTGCAAAGACAATATTGCACGCATATTAAAACCGCACGGCAGAGTAATTTGTTGTGGCTGGAATACAAACGGCTTAGGTAAAAATAGAGGATTTGAAATGACTGCCATTCTTGATGTTGTTCACGGCGGCAGCAAAAACGACACATTAGTGACATTAGAATATAAATTATAATAACATTAGAATATAAACTATAAGGAGAAAAATAATGCAAAAACCGAAACTTTTTCACGACAACTTTCAGAACTATAAGAGATACGGTATTCCCAAAGCGCAGCTTGTAATTGCCGACATTCCTTATAACATTGGCGACAACGCTTACGGTAGCAATCCGATGTGGTATAAGGGGGGGGATAACTCTAACGGCGAAAGCAAATATGCAAAGTCAACATTCTTTAATTCAGACGGCTACTTTAAGATTGCTGAATATATGCACTTTTGTAGTCGGCTGCTAAAGCCTGAACCGAAAGAAAAAGGAAAAGCGGGGGCAATGATTGTCTTTTGCGCATTTGACCAAATTCAAACCGTAGTAGAATATGGCAAGAAATACGGCTTCAAGAATTATTATCCGATTTTCCTTTGCAAGAATTATTCGGCGCAAGTCTTAAAGGCAAATATGAGAATTGTGGGAGCAACAGAATTTGCCGTTGTATTATATAGAGATAAATTGCCCAAATTCAATAATGGACGGCAGATTGATGAAAATGGAAAGCCCATTCGTGGCACTGGAAAAATGGTATTCGACCACTTTGACTGGGAGCGTGACGGCAAAGATATTCCTAAAATTCATCCGACTCAAAAGCCCGTCAAGCTACTCAAGCGGCTCATTGAAATCTTTACCGATGAAGGCGATGTAGTTATTGACCCTGTGGCTGGAAGTGGCTCAACACTACAAGCGGCATACGAGTTAAACAGAAAAAGTTTTGGATTTGAAGTGGACACGAAAATATATAATAACGCCATTTCAAATATGCCTTGTTTTCAAAATGATAATGAATAATAATAATAAAGATTAGAACAGTTTTCGGACTGTTCTTTTTTTTATATTTTCAAAATAAAGATAAAAATACAGCACTTTTTATATGTGTCTAAAAAACTGCTAACACAGACTCTGCAATATTTGGTTGATAAAATTCATATAAAAAGTAGCATAAAACACGATGAATATGATTTTTTGGTACATACAACTGTCATACTGGAAACCAAGAGAATATATTATATATATAATATAAACAGTTGTGCGTACCAAATCGTCATATTGGTGGGGAAAAGTCTGCACTTTATATATGAATTTTGGAAAATAAAGTGAAATTAAAAAGTGATGGTAAAACACGATATGTTTGTGGAGTAAAAATTTTGTGGTATGGAAAAGAAAAGGCGGTGGTGTAAGAAATAAAGGTATTTTTTGTAGTGGGGTGGGTGGAACTGCCGCAGTCAATTTGTAAATTGTTTACGGGGTGACTATTTGATAAATACCCCCACCCCTTAGCATAGCAATAACTACTATATATAGTATGTAATATAGCTTTTTCAGTGATTATATACAAGATATAGTAGCAAAAGGTGTGCGGTTTATGTTGTGTTGTTTTTTCACTAAAAAGTGCTGTATAATAAAGTTTATGCAATACTTTTAGTAAATTTATGTATTTACTAAACGGTCGTTCGGTATTAAAAATGGATTTGCTGGCAGGGGGTTATATATCCCCCATGGGGGGATGCTGGGTAACCGTGCGGGCGGTCTTTGCTGGTGTTCTGGTCTTTGGTCACACCACATACAATATATTATATAATATTATACTATTACACTATATATTATTAACTATACACTACCCACCCACCCACACTATATATTATAACTGTTCTATTCTTAGTACAGTCTTATTATTATAATATATTCAATAATACAATATATAAATCAATTATATTATATATCACACTATATCACTATATATATTATATTATTATACTATATCATACCATACTACATAATATAACACTATATACTATACAATATAACTATATATAATATATACCGTTTACTATTATAATATATTATATCTTATTATTATATCTAATATTGTATAATATAAACTAATCTTATATATTATAAAATAGTATTATATATTATTATACTGTTTTATATTCTAATTATATAAGTATATATCATTTTATATTATACTATTCTAATAATGTATATATAGTATAATTATACAATATACTAACAGTATAATCGCTTCCCCTATATTTTAATATAACAGTAAACTATAATATATACTATGCCCTCAGAGGCTCTACAACGCCGTATAACAGGCTTTTATACTTTGCAATATAGTTATACATTTTTTTAATAAAAACGGCAAATAACTATATAATGAACACTTTATAACATAGTGTCTATTATCTGACTTTACAATGTGTAATATATTATATGTGCGCACTTATTCATATATAAAGGGGTGGGCGGCTATATATAGAATGAAAATAATATATATAATAATAGCGCTATAGTACACTTTTAATAAGTCTGTACTATAAAAGGCAATTTTTGGCTTTTGTTGATTATCTTAAAATAAGTATTGACAAGGTGCGCCCGTTGTGGTATTATGTAGACAGTCAAGGGAGAAACCCAAACGACAATAAACACGGGGCGCCGATACGCAAGGAGGCTATATATTATGTGTGATTATTATGAAGATGTTTTACAAGCAGTAAAAGAGGCAGCAGAAGATAGCTACACCCCGGAGATGCTGGAGCCGGTGGACTTGGAGGACTACGGCGAAAAGCTAAACAATGCGCTATGGGATAATGACGATGTCACCGGTAACGGTTCCGGTTCTTATTTTTGCAACGCCTACCGAGCGGAAGAGGCGTTATGTGGAAATTGGGACTTAGCCGCCGAGGCGTTGGAGGAGTTTGGCTATAGTGATGTAAACCCGTTTAAGCAAGGGGCGGAGTGGATAGATTGCGTCGTGCGTTGCTATTTGCTTAATAGTTGCATCGCCGACTATATCGAGCAGAACGAGGACGACTTAACCGAGCGCATCGAGCGTTTGAACGCCTAAAAAAATAGTTAAACATTAAACAAAAGGGCGGGGCTTTTCCGCTTTTTTGTTTACCATAAGACTTTAGCACATTAAAGCGTGATATTTATTGAACACTTGCCCATTATTTGGCACTTTTGAAAAATATGTACTAAATCAAAAAAACGCTTGACTTTTTGGTGCGGGCGTGGTATAGTGTAATCGTTCCAAGAGAGGAACGAAAAAAATAAAAAAAGGATGGTATTTTATAATGGAAACAGTTAATAGTAGAACAGTTTTTGAGAGTCTCAAAGTGGGGCAATGGCTGGACACGCCAAACGGTACTTTTGAGGTGGTCTCTCCATACAACGACACACAAAAAGCAATTTGTGCCGCCGAGGTTCTTTTTAATAACATAGACGGGGAGGCATACGGCGTTAGCGATGCCTTTTGGCGTACCTATGCAGATATGCACGGCGCTACTATTTTATAATTAAACTAAACAGGGGCAGCCGTCCCCTGTTTTTTTTGCCGTCTGAGTTAGTCACCGCTAACTTATATATAGGTTAGTCAAAATATGCCACAAAATCCATTTTAACGGCTTTTTTTTGCTTTATTCAATAACTTTAACGCCTAAAACATAAAAACGCCATTTTGACCCCTTTACGGCGATATTTTAGGCACTTCCGCAGCTTTTGCCCGCTTCAGTGTTGGATAAGATTTTAACGCTTTACCTTGCTAAATTCTTAGTGCCGTTCTTTTTTTTTTTTTTTTTTTTTTTT